ATATAGGCCGGCAATTCGAATTTGCATTCGCAATTAGTGCGCCCATAAACAATTGCATTCGCAATTGAAAAAGAATTCCGGGGGACCCATTGAATTTATCGCCGGGTCCCCTAAAAGAATTCCTCTCTAGAATGCCGAGAAAGCTTGGAACACAATTCCCAGGATGAAAAGCAATCCAGCAATGATGATAGCTATTGCCGAAATTGCAGCGATTCCCATTGTGCCAACGAAAAGCACACCCCTACCCGCAAAGGATGCAACCTCCCCATAATGCTGAATCTTTTCTGCCCGGATTTCTCGCGGGTTTTCTTCAGACTCATTACCCTTTGAATGACCTAGTCTTACTGTCATCCATAGAGGCAACAAGGGTATTGTATTGGGCTGCATTCAAGAGAACATCCGGCATGATGAATGCCGATTCCCTATATACAGCCATACCCTTTAGGTCATCCCCCTTACCTAGATATAGATAAAGCGGGCGGGTATTCCCCTTAGACCGGGTATCCACAAAGACAATGTGAGTACCGTCATTGACTACATATCCCCCATAGATAACACCCCCATTCCCCTTCCTTGATACCCACTGAATAGCACACCCCATATATCTACCCTCCTGTAATTACCGTATATGCACCCCTGATATACAGGATGCACAGAGAAACCCCGAGAATTGCGAGAAATGCAGCCGTTTTCATGCCTTTTCCCTTGCATTTGCAGGCTTTTTAGCCGAATTACCTATTAAATGCGGCCTTTTGAATTGCCGCACTATTACCCTCTCAATCTATCGATATTCGATAGGCTGTCCTTTCTCTCTAGTGTGTAGTGCTTTTCTACCACTCACATTCGGTTTCGTACCAATCCACGCAAGGAAGGTAACCGATTCGGTCCGGGTTATCGGCAAACTCAAAGGACAGATTGCAATTACCGTCCCTATCCACCTTTGCCCTTACCGAGTCTTCCCGAATACCGCTTACCTTTACTTCCTTGTTTCCCCTATAGGCGGTAATGGTAATGGGGAATTCCTTTTCCACCCGCCCGGAATCTACCGGGGGAATAGCGGCCCGGTATTCTTCCATTGTTTCGTAATATCCCGCACCGCACACCGTGCAGTCACCTTGCACGGTAGTCGCCGGATATCCGCCGCACTGACACATACTCACCCCCCGCACAGACAGCGGAGTGAAACCACACTCCCCGTTCCGGTGCGGGTAGCCGTTCGAGCACGCGTGTACGCCCGTGAGAGCCACGTTTAACCCCTTCCCTAGGCCAGACACCCGGAACGGTTTCCGGGTGCCGTAGGAAGGCACACAGGCCCTTTTTGTAGCGACCTATGTACCAACCTACTGCCTAGCGGCTGTATGCCTCTCAGACGAGAGAAATACCGCCGTCCGTCTCAGGGTGCCAATCCGTCTCCGCGAATCCCTCAGACGCGCCACCCTTGCGCTTGAAATGCACGGCGTACGTCCATGCGTAGCCGTCTTCCACGGACTCACCCTGTGAATAGAAAGAGCCGTCCCCGTTGTCATCCCACAGGGAACCATCCCCCAACACATCCCGGATTTCATCCGTGAGAGTTTCCGTGTCCGACTCGTCAACGGAAACCAGCGGAGCAACGTCGTTCCGGGATTCGTGCAGAACGGTCATGCTCCATTCCTTGTCAATCCAGCCGTGACGCTCTTCCCTCTCATCCTCCCCACCGTCAAGAGAAACGGCAGTCCCGGTCATGAAAGCGAAAATGTGTCCCATAGCTTTATCCCTCTCTAATCCACTCACTCTAAGCGGATTGGGAAAACGGTATTCCGAACACCCGCCCGGAATACCGTAACCCGAACCGTTTAGCCGACGAACTCAATTCCGCACAGCTTCCCCATGTGACGCTTTGTCGTGTTGCTGTGTCCCGCATTCGTGCGGAACCATCCGACATTGCGCACGTGCCATGCAATCGGAGTCGCATAGCTGTAAATCACGTAACTGATTTCCGGGCCGAGTGCGCGGAAGTTTTCCCGCTCATCCTGCGGCATCCGTCCCATTTCCAAATGGGACGCATCCTTGCACGGACCGCCGTAGAACGTGCCGGAAGAAATGGTGAAAGCCTCACCCGACAGAATCACATCCCGGAAGTCAATCCAGGAAGTGCGACCCTTGCCGTACATACCAAGCTTTACCGTCATTCTTCATTTCCCCTTTTCCTGCCTAACCCTTAGGCATTTAGCGAAAGGCAGCTAAACAAGCCTGCCAATCACTAGACGTCTAAGCGCCAATGTCGATAACGACGAAACGCTCTTGTTCCGGAATGAACATGATGTTTCCGGAATGCATGTCGAAAAGGCCGAATTCCTTTTCGATTTCCGCGTAAATCTGATTAATGCACTTGCCCCGAACCTTAGTGGTGCAGTGGCGGTAACCACTTCCGCACCCGTGGCAGTATCCGGGCTCTTCCCCGTTCACGTACTCCATTGCGATAACCCCCCGCCCGTCAAGGGCGTAATAGGTCACTCGCGGAATGGACACGTAAGGGTGTGACTTGTTCCCCGTGAGGATTCGGACGACGTTTTCGTATTCCTCCGAATTCGACTGCCCGTAACCACCGTAAGCGTGTTCCACCTTGTAAATCACGCCGTCCGGGGAAAGCCACGCAGAACGGAAACACCCGCCGCCTACGCGCTTCCATCCTTCCGGGCGGGAAGGACGCTTGCGAACGGGGCCGATGAAATAGCCACATTCGTAATTCGAGCGCTCTTCCCGCACAATCCGCGAGTTAACAACGTAGTTGCGAATCATTTCCGCGTCACGTGCGTTGCCAATCACAGTAATTCCCTTTCGTGGAATTCTCGGCTTTGCTTTCAGCCGATTTAGCCAAACTCGGGAATCCCGAGAATGACTAGAGCGGCTAAACGCTCAATCCAAACCCTTACCGGAGCATTCGCCCCAAATAGCAATCCATTCGAGCTTGGACAGTTCGTCATGCGGTCGATTCATAACCGCAAGGTCGAAACCGTGGAAACGCAGATTTTCCACGGTCATTGAAACCGGATTGTTCATGAGCTTTCGGTAAAGCTTTTCGAATACTTCCGGCCGGAACTTAGTCACTCCGAATCCCGGAATCTCGAAACGGACAACGTGACCGTTGGGAGTGCTGGACACCCTGAAACCTCCTGTGCGCCCCTGTGAGCGCCTAACGTGGGTTGGTTGGACCGATGGACCGGGGGACCGTTCCGAGTCGCTTAGAACGGTCCCCACGGGCCTAGAACGATGCCGGAAGGGTTCCGGTCACCATGACCGACTCAACAGACACCCAACGGGCCGACGATTCGGCCGTGTCGTCCCCATCGAACAGAACGAACACCTTGCCATCGTTCGGACCCATGCCGCGCCCCGTGATGATGCCGGACCGACCGTCAACCGTAACCGTACGCATGTCATACCCCTTTCAATGCCCTAACCCTTAGGACATTCGGACACTCACAACGACAGTTGCGAATGCCCGGACGCCCTAGCGTCAGTAATCGTGCCCGGTAATGTCGTATCCACCTTCCGTCACTTGAATGTGGATTCCGTGCGGAGAAAGCACCCCGCACGCGAAATTACCGTTTCCGTTTTCGTCCATTCCGTCAGTGCCGCATTCCGCCGCACATTCCGCAATGAACTTAGCTTCCATCCTTTCCGCCGTTTCTCGCTTCCGGTGTGGTCCCGAAAGCAAGTCGCCGGATTCATTCCAGACGAGATATTCCCGCATTCCTTTTCCTTTCAGTCGTTGGGTAATTTGCGCTTGCGCCTACGTCGCAAGGTAACCACCCCCTTTCCCTATCGAGACTGAAAGGCTCTTACATGATGATGCAATCCGCGCTTTCCGGCACGTGCCACATTGCGCCGGACAACTCACCGTTGAACATCACGGCGTAAACGTGTCCGTCCGGCACTGCCCACCGACGAACGGTGAAACCGTTCTTTCGGTGGAACATCCGAAACAGACGATTGAATTCGTCCGCCCCGATTGCACGGCCCGAATCGGTTTCGTCGTTCACGTCGTATTCCGTGATGAATTCCGGAATTGCTCGCACGTCGTCACCCTTTCGGTAACTCTGGATTGCTTCCAGCGTTGCGGAATCTCCCGACCACCCGAAAACGTCACCGTTCGAGTAGTCGAAACCGTCAAGGAATGCAGCCGCATCCTTTGCCGTACCGAAGAAAGCCGAACGGATGAGAGGGTTAGTCCCTTCCGAATACTCGATTTCCACGGCGTAATTCCACAGACTGACTTTCTCAGCCGGATTGAAACTCACTGTCATTCATCCTTTCTGTGAGTCCATAGGGTGTGCTCACCCTTTCGAGTGAGCACCCCTAAAGCCACAGAATGGCTTAGTTGGCCAATCCCAAATCGACTACCGCCCAAACGCGCTGAGAGGGAACCCACAGAACGTTTTCTGAGTGCAAGTCGGAAAGTCCCAACTTGTTTCGCAACTCAGACTTGATACGGGCCGAACAACGGACCGCACCGGGGAACATGCAAGTGCACTTCCGTCCGGTGTCCTCCCCGTAATAGGAAGTGCTACGGCAGGAATCCCAGTGGTGGTCACCGCGAATACCCGGCATGTATTCCAGGGCGATAACCCATGACCCCGGAACCTTGTAAAGCGACGTGCGGGGAATGTAAGCCCCCCGGACGCTGCCAGACTTCCGCACGCGCTCCGCCGTTTCGTGCTCACCCTTGTTCCCCTGATAGTCGCTCCCAGGGTCCTTCTGAACCTTGTAAACAACTCCCGTGGGGGAAAGGTAGGCACGACGCGAGACGCCCGCCGCAAGGTACTTCCACCCTTCCGGCATTTGCGGCTCTTCCACATTCGGACCGTAGGGGTAGCTCACCACCAAACGGTGCGGCTTTTCCATCGGCCAGTAAACATATTCACCGGCCGCAATGCGCTTTTGCTCATCCTCCCATGCCGCCATTTCTTCCGCGTGCCACTCGAACGCGCGCCGGGCATAGTAGTTGTTGTTTTCCATTTCCTTCCAGGAAAGCCACTTGACCACGAAACCGAAAATCTCGTCTGCCTCACTCTGAGAACCGAGCTTTTCCGACATTCGTTTTACCCTTTCAGGACACCGCTTTTCGTCTAGCGGATTGGGGTGGAATGCCTTTCCCCCTTCCGGAGAAAAGGCAGACCCCCAAACCGTTAGTTCCGAACGGTCACATTCGCCCGACAGAAAGGCAGAAACAAAAGCGTTCCCACCACAAAGCACAGGGCGAAACTCACCGGATGACCCATCATGCCGAGTGCCAGCATTGCAAGCCACGCCGGAATAACGGCAACCGCCATTGCAGCCCCTACCCAAAGCGCAATTGCTCCGAGCAATGCAACAACAATCATGATTGCCTTTCTAACCAACTGTATTTCAGTTGATTGGGAGAGTGGCGGGAAGGGTTTCCCCTTCCCGCCCCAATCCGACCGACTGAACTACTGAATAGGTGCGACCACCCAATCAATCAAATCCCGGTACATGTCCGAGTGTCGGAAAGCGTCCGGAGCGGAAAGCAACCAATCCGCGCGCTTGTTGTATTCCGACACCTTTTCCTGTGCCGACCAAAGGGCGAGTTGATAAACGGAATATCCGTCCTCACACCCGCCGCAAATGTTGTCATAGTCCGTCCACAGGGAAGAACCATGCTCGCAGTAGGGAAAGGCGTAACCCTTCCCACCGACGTTGACGCGTCGCCCGTTCGGGCGGGTAATCCAGCGCGGGGAACGTCCGTCCCCCGCCCGGTACCATTCGTCAACTTCCGCGCGGTATTCCGCTTCCCGCGCTTTCAGCTTCCGCAACTCGGCAAGAGCAATCTTGCGGGTAATTGCGTCCATTTCCTTTTTCCTTTCTAGTGTCCGCAAGCGATTAGGGGAGTTTAGTTGGTTGACTTTCCTTTGCCTCAATCCGGCATTGTGCGCCTACCTACGGGAGATAAGCGCCAAAACCGGAAGAGACGGTTTAGCTACTTGGAAAGGAAGGATTCCAGACGCGAGACAATCGCGTCACGGCGACGGGCGTAATACGCATTCCCGCCCGTTGCGGTTTCGGCCGCCTCACCCATGTTCCACAGGGCACGGCACACCTTGTGCCACCCGCCGGACGGCTCATCCGGCGTCTGACGGGCCAGAGAGACGGTACCGGCACTCTTCCACCCGCGCGGCTTGCGCGGAGCCTTGAACGTCCATCCTGCGACGTTCTGAGGGTCACTGTCGGCAGTCTCGGCAGGCTTGCGCGCCGGACGCTTGGCAGTGCTCTTGGCAGTGGTCATGATTCCTCAGCTTTCTTCCCCTAATCACATGTGGACACTAGACGCTCGAAAGGGTAAGCGTCTAAAGCCACAGTCCCTAGATAATCGGGACACGGCACACCATTGACCAATAAACAAAACACCCGCTGAATTTCGCTACTCGGATTGGATATTCACACCCGGTCTACCGCCCGGATATCCGCCACATTCGATATGCGCTCACACTGCGCAGGGAGAGAATGTCTTTTCGCTAATTCTGGCAAAGTGCCGAGAATACCGATTCGCGCTAACAATGTATTGGCGTATTCCCCGCAGAATTCACGGACTAGGGACGCTTTAGCGCTCTATGGTGCGTAATGTGTTTCTGTATCCACTATTGAGTTCTCAAGCAACCGCGCATTCCTTTGTACTCGGCCCTTTCGGGCCTTTCCTCCGGTGCGTCTCCGACTCTATCAGAGTCGGTCCCGCTTTGTCTTCCCTTCCCGACTTCCCGGTTTCCCGTTCCGCCGTTCCGTTCTGACAAGGAAGACTCTCCAGGAAACCGGCCCGGATTGCAAGTCCATTGTTCGTGTGACGTGCGTCACACAGTTAGTTAACCGGCGAGTAACCTAGCCGCTCCCATCACACCCGGAGCGTGCACGCTGCGCGTAAATAGCTTCCGGTCGGCTCATTGTCAAGCGTTTCTGAGATTCGTTACCAAAATTTTACCTAAGTGGCCGGCCACCCTGGGTAGGCAAATTTTTGTCACTTTGTCAAGCCCTTTTCGGTAAAGACTTGGTAAAGAAAAGTTATCCACAGTCAGCAGAGAGTGACAGTGCGGAGTTATTCAACAACCCTTCATAAATGCCGAAACGCTGTCTGACCTGCGGTTTTCTATGGTTTCCCAACGGTCCGTCAGATACTACACAGCGTGAAATTCGCGTCTAACGGCCTTTCGCGGGTGTCCTAGGGTGGTTGGACGTGCCACCCGCTGAAAGGCTCTTAGAAAGGCGTACAGAGCTTTTCTCACATACTGTGAAGTAACATTGCACAGAGTAACGAACTTATCCACAGATTTATCCACAGCCTGTGGAAGTACAGATTTCAACTAATCCCGCCGACTGACGTTGTAGCACGCTATGTATTGCTACAATCCACAACACAAATTTTCGTTGAACGTTCAACCTCTTAGATTCTGACTATTGAACGTTCAACAATCCCAGATTGTAGCAACATTTGTATTGCTACATTGATTGCTACAATCTTCCGGCCGGACTGTAACAGCTTAGGCAGGCTAACTATTTAGTTAGCTAATGAAATGATTTGCCGGCCTAATAGTTTAGGGTTAAACTATCCGGTCGCTCGTCGGCTCGGGACGTGTCGGCACGGCACGGCCGGACGCTCGAAACCAGGCAGGCCCGGAATTCATGCGCGTACTCTATGCCCTGGCAATTAGTCAACCCTCTTGAGGGTAAAATCTTCCGTGCCGACTGGAGATTCGGGAAAATCGGACATTCGGGTACATACCAGGACAAACACTACCAAATTGGTACAATTTGGTATAAAGGAGGGCGAAGCCCCGCGAAGCGGGGCGAGCCCGACATGTCCGATTCCGGCAGAAGCCCCTTTACGATGGTCGAAAAAAATGCCACAAAAATTTCAGAATTCCCCTTTACGATGGTTCAAAATTTTGCCACAAATTTTGAAAATTGAAAATGAAAACACAAAAATCCCCCTGGCCGAAGCCAGGGGGATGATTGCTCAATGAATTATTCTTTTACGATAAGGAACTTTTTTGCCGGATTACCGCTTCTTGCTGGAAGAAAATCCGCCACTCTTGAATCCACCAAATCCGTTGCTCTTCTTGGTGGTGTCCTTCTTGGGGGAAGTCTTGTTGTTCTTGGGAGTCGTGTTCTTACCCCCGCCATTCTTGGTAGGAGTAGAAACCGGCTTAGGCGACTTTACGCACGTGGGGTAGTAGCTGAACATTCCACAGTCGAAGTAGACCGAAGAGAAGACCTCAAACGTCTTCTTCTTACCGCCGCTCTTGGTGGTCAGCTTGTACGTTCCACCCTTGGTAGACTTCCCAACAACAGTCCCAGCCTTGCCACTCTTGTAGTGAACGGTTCCCGAACCACCCTCACAGGCAGTCAGAGCAACCACACCAGCAACAGCGAGACCAGCGACCTTGAGACCCTTGTTCATCATTCATCCTTAGTGTTGGTTTACGATGGGGTGTTGCAAGCTTGGGCTACGCTTCTACTGTAGCCCATGACTACCTCAGTAGTCAACCTCAATGCCGAACTTACGAAGGGCACCAAGGTCAAGAAGGAAATTGCTGTCGTTGAGAACAGAGCCACCAGAGCCGACATAAGGAATCACACCAGAGTCAGCAAGAAAAGTGGGGCGGACACTCCCGTACTTGTTGATAAAGTAGACCCACTGCATTTCCGTTCGCTCGGAATCTCCACCAGTAATCATCTTGTGAATCACATGGGTCGGAAGCTCATAAGCCTGAGTAAGACTGTCCATTCGAGTAGCGAAGGAACCGAAAGAATTGTAACCAGTCTTGATGTGCACATGAAGCAGCTCCATACCGCCGCGAATTGCATTCGTGCCGCGAAGAGCAAAGTTCTTAAGCTCAGGGTCAGTGAAGTGCAGCTTACGCATATCTTTTCTCCCTAGAATATTTCGGAGGACCCGTTGGTGCCTCCTAGCTTGGCGGGTTTGGTTTTCCTCCCCCGCCCTTGTGACTACAACCCTACCCTACCAGACTCCAGGCTGTCAACCCTCAGTGCTTGAGGCAGGGATACTCAGCACCACACCAGCAATGACCGTTCATTACGATTCCTTTCGAATGTACTTGACCTTACGAGAGTAGCGAGGCTTACTCATTGTCGGAAAATCACCAGAGCCCTTACGATATTCCATCGTCTTGTTCATACGAGGGTTACGAGGCTTGGGCATCTGACGCTTAGGCATTCTTTCTCCTTTGTTCCGAAGCTTGCTCAGCCTAGCATGACTGAGCAGTTGGAGTCAAGCGCCTAGGTCGATAAGCACTCTGATTCCATTGTCATCAATTACGATATTGCCTACATGCAAATCTGAAACCCGCCACTTTCCTTGAGGCTGCTCCCACGCTTCAGCACTGCACGTTCCCAGAGGCTTTCCGCAATTACACGGCTTGTTCCAGAATGAGTAGGAACGCTGACAGTGAACATCCATTCCACCCTCAACATATTCCATTGCTATGATTTGCTGCTCTTCAACCACATACAGAGTAGCATCTGGAACTCTCCAGCCCTTGAGAGGGATTTGCTTAATCCTCTCAATCGCCTTGTATTCGAATTCGTTGGTGTCATCATCTGAGTAGTAATGTCGCTTGTACACCACTCCAGTAGCAAAACTACGGAATGCAATCCTGCTGGCTCCCTCACCGATGTACTCAAACCCATCGGGAGGCTGATACTCATATTCATCCACCTCATCGAATTCCCAGAGGGCAATGATACGAGCTTCCTCTTCATTTCCAACCATGATTTTTCCTTTGATTAGACAGTTGGGAAGCTTGCCGGGTTATTGCGAGCCCGGCCGGATTTCAGCAGTCCATATATCCACTGAAATACCTATCCTTGACATAATCAGTCAGGTAGACATCAAGGACCTTGTTGGCAATTTGCTTAGTGGGAATGTCCTCGTAAAGAACAGTTTCAGAATCACCATCACCCTCAAAGATGGAATCTCCACTATTGGTGATTCCAACTACACGAAATGGACCATACTCGCCACCCATAGGATGCCGACGTGCACAGCGAACCTCAATGCGCTCAAATTGCGTAGGGTCAATCATTCCTAATCTCCTTAGTTAGGGAAGCTTGCCCAGCATAGCCGGGCGGTTTCTTACTTGTTGTGGTAACAATATCCATCTGTGTTCCGATTGTCAATCCACAGTCCACCAGTCTTAAGACAAGCATCCTGCTTCTTTTGCTCCAGTTCCCACTGATTTTCTGTATCGATAATCAGCCAAACCGTGAACCAGATTACAGCCACAGAGGCAATAAGCAAACCCAGTCCAATGAGAAAGGTAATGATACGATTCTCTGAAGGCTCAGTCATTACAACTCCATCCTTAGGGAAGCTTGCAAGGGGCCGACCGCAGCCCCTTGCGTTGGAACAACCTTAGCACTCTTCCAGGACAGGCACAAGAGCACCGACCGGAAGGTCTACGTCGTCCACAGAGAGGCTAGAAACGTGTCCGTCGTAGCAAACCATCAGACCATCGCTGTAAGGCACGTAGAAGCCATCACAGCCCGTCTCACGGCACGGGAACGACTCGACACGGGGAGCGGGAATCATCATCATGGTTGGTAGTCCTTTCAGAGAATGGTTACGGAAACAAGCGTCGTCTGCTCATACGCAGTCTTCTTAATTGAATCTACTACCTTGGCTTCAGCCTTTTCAAGGGTTCGTGAATTATACGTGCAGTAGCTCAGAAGGCCGAAGTGACTTCCGTACTGATTTCCTTCCGGGTCGGTAATCCAAACCCGCCAGGAATTCTTACTATCACCAGGCTTGATGGAATATCTCCATCCAGTAATGTCAGTGTCTTGCCAAGGCTTCTTTCTGAACATTTCAACCCCTGTAGTTTGATTGATATTGTATATAGGTTAGCCGCAGTAGGTTGCCATTCGTTCCGCTCGCAACGGACTCTTACCCACGGACTCATTACCAAGAGGCAATTCGACCTATATTTTATTGATTATTGGGATTTTATGGTATCCCACACCAGTACGCTATCCGGATTCGAACCGGAACCCCTCTTCCGAGTGTGTTTGCCATTTTCACTATAGCGCACCCCTCACCCCTTTATCGTTTGCAACCGATGTTACGGTCATCTAAGCTCTAGAAACAAAGAGCCGTAATCCGGGGGTCATCAGGCGTCTTGGGAGGAACTTTCGTTCCAAGCTTGGTGAGGGTCGGGAGACTTAGTGCGCCTTCCCTCACCGTCTTGCGTTGGTATTACCTTACAGCTAGGAGGTTTTTCTGTCAACCCCCGATTTTCTAGAAGCTACGCCACGCGCGGGAACCGCGCTCCCTGCGCTTCATGCGGCGGGTATGAGCCTTCTTTGCCCGCTTCTCACCACAGCACTTGCTACCACAGAACGGCTGACCACGCTTACCGAGCATCCTCATATTGCCATCCCTTCGTTGTGTTACAAGCTTGGCAGACTCTCGCCTGCCTGTCAAATCACTGTCCAGCGTTCTTAGCATCAATCGCCAGAAGACCAAACAGAACAAGGAAGAACAGACCGACACCAGCAAAAGCGGTACTGCTTGCATCAACAACATCCCTTTCAACCATGTATCGAACAGACACAATGGCATTGGGGAAGAACATAAAGAATGACAGTACAGCTTCGGTCGTAAAGAGCGTTGACTTCTTCATCTCTCTCCTTTGGTTGCCTACTACCTTACAAGCTTGGGGAAGGTCTGTCAACCTTCCCCACACGTTCACTTCTTGCGCTGCCACCACTTAGGCTTACGCCTTCTAGCTCTCTGTTCTGCCTTCTTCCTTTCCTTTTCAATCCGCGCCCAAATCTTGCGCTTCTTTTGAATAGGAAGGTCTTCATGAATCCTTATTGAATTGTCGAACCACTGCATCTTTTCAGATGGAGTTAGGTCCGTCCACTTTCTAATTCCCATTACACCTCACTCGTAGGAATTGTAAAGGCTGTGAATAGTGTCAGCCAAGTCCTCTCGCTTAACACAAGAATACAGGTCAACATCCTTCATCAACCCGCCCGTTTCGTCAGCAATGTTAAGGGTGATGACAAAGCCATACACATTCGTCAGAGCAACCTCAAGCCAATGGCGAGTTGCCGGAAGCTCAATCTCAACAACATTTCGCCCGGCATTTGCAGCAATATCGTACTGCTCATCAAGCTCGTCCTCAAGAGCCTTGGCCCAATTGTGGTCACACTTGTCAGTCACGCGAATCTCCTTCGGTCCTGGACACCTACATTGCTTGAGTATCGTACCACACTTACACAGTTCCTTGTAGTGACTCACTGTACATCCTCAATCTTGTTAGTCAGTGCTGCCAGAAAGTGCTTCACAGCACTATCATTGTAGAACGGGTCAAGCTCTGTCGCAACCATCTCGCCAACTTCGTTGGGAAAGAGTCCATAGGCAGAGTTAAATACAGCCTGCCCATACCTCTCTCCATTAGCCTGCCGAGTTGCTACAGACTTCCAGAAGATTGGAGCGAACAAGTCATTCACCTTAACGTTTCTCATGGTGTTACCCTATCCCTCCTGGCCCCATCTGTCAACCCTCTTGGGGCAAGCTTGGCGGGGAGATTTTCTCTCCCCGCCCGAATTAATTCACAGTATTTAGGTCAGCCTTGGCAAACCAGCCTAGCCAACCACAAGAGCAAATGTAAAGCCTCTTGTTAACTGTGTCAATATTACGCCTTTCATTGTCATCAGTCTTATCTCTCCACTGATGCCCCATCTTGGCGTGTTCCTTGTAAATGTTGAAAGGGACAGTATCCCTCATTAAATAGCCACCACCCTAATTGCGTACTTGGCATTGTAAACCGGACTGCAAGTACCACAAGAACGGGGCCTAGCAGAAGCACGAGGCTTTCGAAGGTACTTCTTAGAGACATGCCCGTTAGGGCACTTGGCCACGTACTTGTAATCAACCTCAACCTTGTCATCCGAACAACGCTTTCCATCACAACCAATGGAAATAGCCTTTGCCCGCCACACCGCATTATGCCCACTACCAGGAGTAAGAGCATGAGCAATCTCGTGCAGCATCGTATTGCGAACAGCGTCAGCACTACGCTGAACGGTCAACTGACGAGACATCGAAATAGTCTTAGTGCTATAACGGCACTGACCGAATCGCCGGGCGGCATTGTCCCACTCGAAACGCCAACCCTTGTCAATCAGCCCATGAGCAGCCATGAGCAGCTTTGCTTGACGTTCTGCGTTAAACAGGTCCATCATTCTCCTTAAGGTCTAGGGAGGAAGCTTGCGGGGACTCTCGCCCCCGCTTGTGGTACTACCTTACAGCATGAGCAGGCTTCATGACAAGGCTCTGAAGGAAGTTCTTCACACCCTCATCACCACCAGAATTCCACCAGCGGTAGAAATCATAAGCTGCAAATCCAGCATCAAGAACAGCGTTTGCATACCGTCCCTCAGCAATTCGAACCACGCCAAGGAAAACCCATGCCCAAGCGCAGTACCAGTAGAGAATCCTGCTGGAATTCATTCCCACTGGACAACGATAGAAAGCCTTCCAGAAACCGTATATCATGATGCCCACACCGATTACATCAAACGGACTGAAATGAAACCATTCCATTTTTATTCTCCTATATCAGGGAAGCTTGGGAACCGCCCCTTTCGAACGGTTCCCACCTTACTACAGACTCTTCAGCCAGTCAACCACAACATCCTCATGAACCGGTCGGAAATCTCGCACGTCAACACCTGCATTGAACATCCGGCCGTTTTCTGCCCACTCGTCATGCACGTGACCGTGAATGATAGGCAGACCCTCATCCTTAGGACGCTTGTCAGCGTGCCTGTCTGCCCCGTGAGAGTCCCCGACGTAGGGGAAGTGGCTCAGCATCACGTCAAAGCCTCCCAGGGACGTACGGAAGCTCTCAGGGAGCGTGTACTGAAAGACCTTATCGTACTCCGGACCAAACCTGAGACGCTGCTTTTCCTTCTCGCCAGAAAAGATGCGGTCATGGTTTCCCGGAACGAGAATCTTGTAGCCGTTGAGCCGACCAACAAGGGGAAGAGACTCGGCAATCTTACCGAGTGCCACGTCACCAAGATGGTAAACGGTGTCACTCTGCTTTACGGTCTCATTCCAACGCTCAATCATCGTCTCATTCATTTCATCAACAGAATCGAAAGGTCGCTCGCAGAGAGAAATGATGCGCTCATGTCCGAAATGGGTATCTGAAGTAAAAAACGTTGCCATTATCTTTTCCTATTCGTGAAAGTTGGCGTTTGGCTATGACAGTTTGGACATAGCCACCGGAGGTTTTCAATCCTGTTATCCCCCGGATTTCCGTTGATGTGGTCCAACTGTAGCACAAGCTTCTTGCCTTGCCAAGTGCCATCGTTGCCACACATAATGCAAACCTCTTCGATTAGCTTATGCTTGCGAATGTAGGTTTTGATATTGCCATCTCGACCGTCTTTGATTACGAGAACCTTATCATGGTCTGGAATCCTTCGCTTGTCACTCTCAATTCCATTTGAATGGGCAACCCTTTGAACCGTCTTCCGATTGATGCCTAGAAGTATGGCAGCCTGAGTAAAGTTTGGCGTTGACCTAATAGCCTCTAGAATTTCCTCATCGGAGTATTTTGAATATCTTCTTTTCTCCATGTGTCCATTCTAGAGGTTTTGTAGGCCAAAGTCAAACAAGACCCGCACGGGAAAGAGAACGATTAACAGTGGCTACTGTAACCTCATAACCCTTCAGGGAACTAATGGAAGCAGCCAACTTGTTACGGTCCTTTACCCCGTTATTCCAAAACGTCACAACCAGCTTTTGAATGCTGTGTTCGTCACGCGATGGGCGGAACCTCTTAATTGTGTCAGCAGGCTTATCCTCTGACTTTTCAACCACAGAGAACGTCTTACCAGAAAGGTAATTCAAATTGATGACGTCCTGCTTTGACTCGACATTGAGGAAGATTACAGAGCCATCTTCCTCAATAATCTTTACTCGCATTTTAATCCTCTTCGTCTACGATAAACCAGTCAATTTCTACGTACTTGCTATCAGTTTCGTAAGCGTTTGCCTTTTCCTCTGTTGAATACACACCAGAGACGTACATACAGCAATCACAATTGCCTTCGCTTACAATCCAGACCTTCATTATATCCTCCTAGTTTCTATACCCTTATAGTCTAGAAGGAAAGCTTGCCCGGAAATCCGGGCGGGATTGGATTACGAACAGTCGTATTCCTCACCAGTGTAAAGCTCCCAGGAAATCTCACCATCCTGAGAATCGAGAGTGGAACTCTCAAGAACCGGATAAACCTTGCCGTTTTCAGTCACCAGCATACCAGTTCGCATATCCTGAAGGAAAGCCTTAGAGAGAGTCAGTTCATGAAAGCTCCCTTCACCATCAAGACAGCGCTCAATCATATCGATGATTTCCATGCTTCTCCTTAGTTGAAAAAGGCCCAGATTCCTACTGCCACCAACATAATGATAGTGACAATCCACAAACAACCCGACCAGAAATCGCTATCTTCACCCATTACTTCAGCAACCTTTCGCTTGCATCTCCGAATGTGCGCTTTTCCATTGTTTCGTAGTTCCGGTTAGCACTGAGCCAGTATCCAAATCCACAGATACCATACTTCAGACTGAAGTGCTTACGATTCGGAATTCGCTCGATTGTGATATCCCACCAAGCAGTTGTGATGGTAAGATGCCATGTCTCGTCAAGCGTTCCGTCGTATTCGTCAATGTTCTTCTTCCATCTAAATGAAAGAAGAGTCATCTCTCTTTCAATCCCGCCATGAATACTCATGAAATCCTCTCAGAATTCATTGAAGTGAGCCTGTGAATTGTAAATCTGCCGGGCCAATGATTTGCATATTCTTCAGCTTCTTCCACCGTACTAAAGAAATGAACTTCCTTCAATGTGGTGGCCCTGTAAGGATATCCACCAGAATACGAATCAAGACCGACATACGTTTCGTCTTCAGCATCCTTCAGGAAGATGCTAGGGTCATCAATAAACATTTTATCTCCTTAGATAGGAAGCTTGCCCACTTTCGTGGGCAGTGGGATTATTCCCACTCAGCAAAGATTGCCTTCTTGAAACAAGTTCCATCAATGTACTGATATCCTGCCTTCAGACACCGCTTTTCCTGCTTGGCGTCATAAGCAATTCCCATTCCCGCAAAAATTACGATTGCCACAAGAAAGGTGCCCATGACATATCCTGGCCACCAATCGCTGAAGTGTCGCTTCATTATTTCTCCTTATATTGGGAAGCTTGGCGGACCTAAGTCCGCCCGGTATTACTTGTTGCCAATGCAGTTCTGGTCAACCCACTGCATATCCCGCTTGAGACACAGCTCGAAACGCTTCTGTTCATTCTTGGAATCATTCTTGATATCCTCAGACACTCCGAGGAAAATCAGGGTCGAGATAAAGACGCCAATCATGGCACCAAGAAACATTCCCAGTCCGAAGTCTTCCATTTCCTTCTCCTTTGTTGAGGAAGCTTGCCCCCTTTCGGGGGCGGTACATCACTTACAGTCGTCGCACTCGCCAAGATGCGAGAAAATCAGTTCCTTGGTGTACCGAATGTTATCCTTGGCAGCCTTCAGCTTTTCAATGTTCTCCTGAGTCTGCTTCTTAAGCACAGCCTTTCCGGCAACCTTAAGGTTAGATTCACTGTTCTTCAAGCTAAGCTGAAGCCTGTGGTACGCCGGGCAGAAGTCTTCAGTGCTGGTGCGGGGGTTGGGAAAGCGCGGAGCCTTGTAAAGGTGATGAGCACCAAGGCTGACAATCCCACTACGCTCGTTCTTCGCACGAACCTTCGGCATGTTCTCTCCTTTTGTAGGAAGCTAGCGGGTGGTTGGCCCGCCCTCACAACAACTAACTTACCTGACTGGCTGGTCTGTGTCAACCTCTTCGGGAACCTTTCCCATGATGATGCACGCTGCGGCACATCCCCAGAAGAACACACAGGGTCCAGACAACCAATCATGCCACATAGACAGAATGGTGAACAATACTGCAATTGCCAGGAATACTACACCGAACTTGATTGTCATGCCACTCCTTTGTTACAAGCTTGCAGGGTGCCTTAAAGCAAAATTGGCACCCTGCCACCATCAACCGAGCCTACGATAATCTGCGTTATAGTTCTTTCCCCAGTAAGAAGAAATCTTTTCCTTGATTACCTTCTTGCCGTAGTAGGACCCTGCATTCGCATGAATCATATACCCGCTGCCAGCATAGATGCCGACATGAAAGTGGTCACGAGTGCCCTTGTGACTGAAGTAAATCACATCACCGAGTTGGCGCTGATTTACCGTGATATCCTTTGAAGCCTTGAACTGGCTTTGAGTTGTGCGTGGAACGTACTTTCCAGCCTTCTTGTATGAATACTGGACAAGACCAGAACAATCAAAACTATTCGGTCCAACACTTCCACCACAGGACTTCTTATTGCCTCCACAATATCGGTCCCCAAGCTGAGCCTTGGCTACGCTATACGCCTTACTCCTGATAGTTGCAGCCTCAGCATTTGTCGAAATGCCTACTACCATAGTCATCGAAGCAAGAAGCGTTCCGATAGCCGCAGTCTTCTTATGCATAAAATCAAATCTCCTAAGTTTAGTACGCGCCGCCCCCGGAATTGAGGGCGGCGGATTTCACTAGGTTATCACATATTTATTTATCGAACGTAAGTGTGAGGAACGTCACGTGCCTGAGCACGCTTCTTAGCGCGAGGGTAATACTCGTTGTTCCGAGCAACCCGACCCTTATTCCGCTGAGCCTTTTCGTAAAGCTCAGCGTAAGCCCTACCCTCTTCCGTCTCAAGCTGGTCCGGACGGGGCGGAGTCATAACGCCATCCTCATACACAGTGAAAACCTTGAAGGTATTTCCCATCGGACGACCGATGAGGCAAATACCGTTTCCGACAACCCGGAACTGACCCGCATACTTCTTATTGGGGTAAACCTTGTCCGGATTCTCGAAAGCCTCACGGGCTCGCAGAAAACCAACCCTCTTCTTTTCAAGCTGGTCCTCAGCGTGCTTCGTGAAAGCGAGCTTGTAACCTTCCGTGGACTCCATGTCCGTCTCCCTTCGTTGTAGGAAAACCTTACCAAGCTTGGGGGGTTGGTGTCAACCCCCCTCTGGCTAGCCGAACAACTCAAAGGCTAGCCACGTCAGACCTACAATCACAGCGCCACAGACCATCCCAACAATCATGATGAACCCGACGCAGCCATAAACAAATTCCTCTAACGAATCCTGATGTTGCTTCTTAGCCATTACCCAAACCATCCATTGACTGCCATTTGGAAACCTAGATACAACCCTAGCATGGCACCAGTACAACACGCAACGGCCATGACCAGGCACTTTACCAGCCACTCAATCAGAACCAACCTTGAGCCTTTCATTTAGGTACATTGCTGTACTCTTGTATTCTGGGTACTTCATGATAATACCCGCCAAAAAATTATCAAATGAGGCGGGACAATATGCTGCCAATACAGCGGCACTTGACTTTACGTGGTCAGTGCTTTGAAACTTGATTGCTGGCATTTCTCCTGTTGCGAGCTTGTCACAATTGGCCTCAGCAAAACTCTTAGCAGTATCCTCGCTAATTGACCAATCAACGATGTTTACTTGCTTAGCGTAACTTTCATACTTCTCGAACTTACTCTGTGTAGTGTCCATGTTGGAAACCACCACAATAACCAGAGTTGCAATGGCAATCGCAAACGCGATGATGCCAATATACCACTTCTTTTCCATAGTCTTCTCCTAGTTTTCTCCCTTCAATCGGGTTACCTAAAAGAAGACTAACAAGCTTGGGTGGGTTTTGTCAACCCACCCATTTCATTAGACCGAAACAGCCTCATGAACAAGAAGGGAATATACCGTTTCAGGACCAGCACTGTATTCCTGAATATCCCCCTCAACATCATCCTCAAGGGTGATGGTGAAGAATTCGTCGTTGTCCGTAACATCCCGGACAATTCCGAATCGGAGAGCGCCTTCAGCGTAGAACCTTACATAATCCCCATCCTGAAGCTGGTCAGCGTAAAGGGAATCAGCAACAATCATTTCCATTGGAATCCTATTCTTCCTAGATTCAATCCTCTTATTGATGCGCTTCTCGCTCTTCCTCTTTTGGAAAGGAATGAGCAGCTTCTTTTCGCATCCTGACTTACAGATAGCCACCCTGATTTCACGAAGAGACCCGCGCGGGCAATCCATAGAAATCATTGCGTCATCACTGTGCAACGGAGAGACACACCTAAAGCACAGATGGCTCTGGCACTTCAGGAGAATCTTAAGACTTTCTGCCTTAGAAATCAAATTCTTGTTTTCTCGCTTTTCGTTGCACGCACGATGAGCAAGCTTAAGGTTCGCCTCATGGTTTGGTCCACCATGAGAGTAAGGGATAACGTGGTCACGCGTTGCGTGTTCCCTTGAAACAAGCTTACGGCACAGCCAGCAAACACCCCTGTCTCGGGTCATCAGACGCTTAATCGGATACGTTGCCTTGGACACCCTGTCTCCCTTCGTTCTGGTAAGACTGTACATCAAGCTTGGTAGGTCTGTCAACCTACCAATGAGACGAGAAAGCCCCGCCAAAATGGCGGGGCAGACTCACTTACCTACAGGCTCAGCAATACTTAGAATGCGAGAGCCAGTGCGACCAACAACGTTGGCAATCTTCTCACGGCTTCCCATTAGTTCAAAAACAATTCCAGCCGGGTCCTTAGACTCAATGGTTTCACACTCAACGCCATAGACGCAAGCCTGAATGCCAACGGATGGAGCATTCTTAAGTACAGTGCTGATACGAACAATTGCCAATGTCTTTACCTATTCCTTATTGTCGGGCTTCAAGCCAGCGGTCCTCAATCTCTCGAATGTTTGGACCAATGGAATCAAAGTCGATTCCACGCCTGAGACATTCGGCCTCAAAGGCTTGAAGAATCATCATATTAGTTTCAAATGCTGCTGCGGGCGGGCACTCCTTTGGATTGTCGGAAACCAAAGCAGCCGGACCCATATCAATAACCTTAAGCACACCGGACTTAAGGTTAGTAATCAAGATTTCAAGTGTCTCTTGCTTAGTGTTCTCAAGTCCAGTGTGCATAAGTCAACTCCTAAAAATCGGTCAGTCCATCCGGAATATAAATGCTGTCAACAGGAGAATCCGACTCAACGAAAACATCCTGCGACTCGTCATCGTAATCGTAAACTTCGGGCATCTTAATTCTCCTTCTGTTAATTGGACATTTGTAAACAACTATCTAATTGTGAAGGGATTCCGGCATAACTGCCGACTAGTTACTTAGCCTCTCGCCTGACCTGACTGATAGAGGTACCGGAATCCTAAGAGAAAAGGTGTCCTATCACCTAACGAACATGTAATTAGTGTATCAGATTCGGTCCTACTCGGCAACCCCGCCAGAATCGCTCTGTGAGCCGCTGTCAGTAGCTCTGCGACCAGTCAGACCATGAGCAGCCTTCTGGACCGTTAGAACGTCATCCAGAGCCTTGCACATGTTCGCTACGCCTAGCGTCATGGTGGCTAGAGCCGGGTCTCTCAGCTCAGTAGCCAGAACTGATGTCTTATTGCATACATCATACATAATTTCTAGCAGTTGCTCAAGGTCGAAATACACTCGACCATCAACAACCTTTGTTCTCAGGGCTTTAGGCAAAGCCATGTTTTCCATTTTACCTCCTTGCAAGCTTGGGGCATTGCGCCCCATATTTTAATCAGCAATCCAAAGACCAAGAAAGCACAGACAGAACGCAACAATCCAAACAACAAAGAAGTTCAGGTGCTGGTCAAATCCATAATTGGCAATTGGAGTTATCAGTGCAGCAGCCACCAGCGACAGAATCACACAACCAATGAACTCTTCCATTATATTCCCTTTCTAGGAAAAAGCTTGCGGCCCCCGAAGGGGCCGCCAAGCGTTACGCCATTGCGAATTCCTTCATTCGCTCAAAAACCTCGGTACGGAACTCGGTGGTCTTCAGGTCGAAACCTGCACCAGCCGCAAGGAAGTTTTCGGTGTTCGGCTCACCAGTCTTGGAACTCTTACGAATTCCACGGAACCACTGATTGTGCTCAGTGAGAACCTGAAGACCCTTGTAAGCGTTGTTCGGAAGATTCTCAACAGAGCCAGTGGAATTCTGCCAGATATTCAGAATGGTATCCATCTTGTCATCCCACTTCTTCTGACTTCCACGAACGTCCTCTTCCGGCTCAGGGAAAACGTCCATGACAATCTTCTCGAATTCGGTCAAGGTCATCTCCTTCTCAAAGAGAGCCTGCATTTCATTCTCGAAAACCTCATCGTAAATGGTAGCCAGACCAAGAGCCTTCTTAGCATCCTGAATCTTGGTTTCCATTCCCTGAGTGTGTCGAATCTTGAACTCAGCACCCTTTTCACCAAGAGCAATGTTAAGGGTGTTCTGGCAAACCACTCGCGTATTCACCATCTTGACAATCATGGTGGTGGAACCGTCGTGAGAGGAAACCAGCATGATGTATCGACGGATAGTGTCGGCAGAACCATTCGGGTCAAGAACAAGGTCATCCGTTGCCACGAGAGTAGCAAAAACCTTCTGACCGTTCTTAATGCTACCAGCCGTTTCCCAACGCCTACGGCCATCCGTAAGGGTGTCAGCAAAGTCGAAAATCTGCTCATTCGAGAAGATGTTATACCGACCGCCAACAGTTCCCAGAACATCCTTCTGACCGGGAATGAAGGGGTTGTCACGGACCACGTGGAAAGTCTCATCCACGAAGTTGAATCCGGGCATCCAGTCGGACGCATCCTCAAATCGCAGGTTCCAACCAGCCATGTGCGCAAGCTCCAGCATCTCAGCCGTGGAAACCGGCTTGTCGAAAACCGTCCCCAGGTCATGCCAGGCAGGCTGACGAAGCGAGGCGAAAGCGGCCATGTCCTTGTAAACCTCAATACCAGCAGGCATATTTTCTAAGTCTCCTTAGTTCGTTTGGCTTGATGTATAAAGACTAGCAGGATGGGGAAGCTTCTGTCAACCCCTCGGGATGTTGTAGACCTGAACTGCTTCCTGGACCCGCATCCCGTTGATAGGTCCGTCAGTCATGTTACCACCCTTGTACTCATCGGCGCAAGCGTCTGCAATGGCAAGTGCAAGCTGCATGAGTCGGGACTTGATAACATCGGGAGAAGTCTTCACGATGAAATTCGCAAAGGTCTGAACATTGAATGTGTAGTTTTCCAGACCATTCAGAAGGTGCTTGGAAACGAGTCGATAAAGCCGGTCCTCTCGATGATTGGCGTCACTCAGACGCACTCCAGTAGGGTCAACGGCACGTCGGGGGCCATCAAACATATACACTCCTTGGTTAGGGGGGAGAGCCTTTCTCTCCCCCACTGATGACTACTCTACCTCAGTCCTGGGGACGAGTCAAGAGCAGAACTTCACCACCAAGGTACTTCGGAGCAACCGGACCGGAAGAGCACTTGCAGTAAGACACTCCCTTGGAGCAGCTTCCGCAGCTCTGAACAGCCACCAGAGGCTCAGAGATAAAGGAAGGGTCCTTCGGGCCACGACGAGCGTAGGTGAAGCCTACGGCCACGTCACGGACCTTCTCGGCCTTGCCCACGGACCTACGAACGGTCACCTTCTTTGCAGTCTTATTGGCCGCAAGGTACGCGTTGATGAGAGCCGTAGGGAGCTTACCACGCTTCCCCTTCTCAATAGCACCAGTCTGCTCACCCCAGGAACGAACAGCCTTTGCGTCGTATGCATCCTGGGAGGGACGAGCCTCCTTCACAGCCTTGGGAGCTGTAGAACGAACCCTCTTGGGCTTGTTCTGACGCTCTTCCTTGGCAATCTCAGCGGCAGTCTTGTCGAACACCATACCATCCGCCTTTGCCTTGTCAAGAGCAGCACGGGCCTCACGAGAGTAGCGTCCACGGCCGGGCTTGGCAAGCTTAAGGGAAATCAGGTACTCACGCTCGGTCATTTTCTTCTCCTTCGTTGTTGGTAGTTATACCTTACAGGACCTTCGGGCGAGTTGTCAATCAGTCGGTGTAGTAAATCGTGGAACCGACGATGTACACGTACTCAGCGGACTCAACGCGCTCACCGTTCTTGATGTTGTAGTAACCGCCGAGAGACTTGATGTAGCGAGCCTGACCCCAGTCCTGAATTCCACGAGTGACAATCAGGTCACCATCGGACGAGAAGGCCACGGAGGACTTGACACGCGGCACGTAACGGTTCTTGGACTCCTCAACGAGGTCACCGAGAACGGAACCGTTGAAACGAACCTTGCGCATAACCACCGTGCCAGCCTTGTGGCTCTGGGACTGACGCCCCAGCTTCTTGATGGAGATACCGCCGTTGCGAGAAACACGAGCCGAAACCTTCATTGTTAGCCTCCCTGGCTTGTCGTTGTGGTTACTACCTTACACTACCGAGTGGTCTACGTCAACAGGTTCCCAGTTGCTCATTGCGTAGCTCTTCAGAACCTCACGAACGGGACCACAAACCTGACCATTGTGCAGAGTCTCAAACTTCACGTACTTGCGGAACAACCCTGCACGCTCAAAGCCTACCACACGAACAGTGGTGGTAGAACCCTGGAAACGATAAATTCCTCCGACCTGCATATCAACCACCTTAGACGAGAGGGGACCTTGTGTCAACCCTCTGGAAGCTTGCCCCCGAAGGGGCAAGGGCTCTTTACGAACCCCTCAGAAATTTCGCCGGAAATCTGACTTACGAATATTAATGATTCGGCGCTTCTGGGTTACCTTGAATTCCTCTTCCTCCCAATCATCGAAATCATCTTCATCCCACTGTGGTGGGAGAATGCCTAGCCAAACTTCTAGACCTGGGTTCATGCTGAAATTCAAATCCATTCTTGCCTCCTGAGTCCATTGTACCCCCAAGAGCTTATTAAACCAAACCGTCAAGCCATTCGCTCAGCTCATCATCACTGAGGTTTAGCGAGTCATCAGGAACTTCACTGTAGATATCGTTTACGAATTCCTTAATAACACCCCGCTGAAAAATCGCAAGGCCAGTTCCTTCAGGAGAGCGCAAGAGCATACTGATTGCATCTCCGTGGTCATAAAATGCAACATCTCCATGACCAGAAACGCCATCAGCATTCATGGCATCCTTGAGAAGTTCACGAGAAAAAATCCATTCAGGGGACTTATCCTCTTCCACATGGAATGTAAAGCTCACTTCTGCTGGAACCTTCTTATCAAACTTAAGGTCACAAAGAATATTGGTACCACCAACAATACATGTAGTATTGTACTCAACCATGTATTACTCTCCCTTTGCTTCTGCTGCTAGTTGTGCAGCATGATACTTGTCAACGATAGCCTGAGGTTCATCTGGATTACTATACCGGGCAAAAACGCGCTCTTCTACAGTATCCCAGATAACCCACTGTGTGTCGTCATTTGGGTCTTTCCTAACGTCGTATCTCATGGTCAGATACTACCAACCTTTCTCGTTGGTTGTCAAGTTAGCATGTCTTGTCATACGGTGCTGGCAGCGGTTCGCCACTGAGTGTAACACATCCGCACCTATTACACTTATAGATAAATGCCGACTTGTTTTTGTCTGAGCCTTCTACCTTCCACTTATGTCCTGGTAGTTTTCCAGCCATTACGCCTCCTTACGAACCGCCCGGATTTCTGCATATGCTTGCATGTAATAATCGGGAGCAGGACCAGGCTTATTCCTTCCATTGATTTCATCAATGCGTTCCTGAGCCTTCTCTGGAGTGTCAAACTCTTCAGTCCAAGAGTCTCTGCCCCAACCACGCTCTGACTCTACCACAGTAATCTCATACTTGTAAATAGCCATGTTTCCTCCAAAGCTTGGCGGGTCAACGAACAACCCGCCCAATTTCACTTAGGGTCCATAAAACCCTTGCCAAACAGAGCCTCAAGGGCCTCTGCTGACTTCTCAACCTCATCCTGGAAAGGCTTTACGAAAGCCTTAACCTCAGGAGTGGCCTTTTCCGCAGCATCACAGAGGTTACCGAAAACCTCAATAATCTTGGAAACTGCGATAAGGGCACCAAGGTTCTTCATCTCTTCGGGCATCTCAGCCATTGTAATTTTCACTCACCTTTGCGATTCCATTGGCATACTTACGGTCAAGAATTTTGACGTAAGCAGTTGTTTGCCTACAATGATTACACATGCTTCAGGTCCTTTGTCTTCAACTTGAACTTAACACGCTCTCCGCGCTGGTCATACAGATTTACCGCAGGCTGAGCAATAACACCCTCAGCATCGAAATCCCTGTTACGAGCAAAGGTGGACTTAAACCCACCAGCAACCATAAAGAAAATCTGTGCAGTGGTCATCATGCCAAGATAAGGAACCATCTCGACACCAAGACGCTCAGCGTTCTTGTTCACTGCATCAGGTGCCAACCATACCTTGTCGTTGACCATCATGTCAAACGCCCGGAATTCCAGACGCTCAGAATAGTTACCACCAGAAAGAATCTTCGGGCCGTAAAGCTCACCAAAGATAAGCAGCTCATCAATTCCAAACTCATGAATGAGAGCGACAGCCTTGTCCTTCAGGGAATCCCGCAGATTCTCCATGAATTCCTGCTGAACAGGGCTGAAGTGTGCATTGTCAGTGCGCCCACCGTAATTACTGTTCTCGTCCTTATCAAACCAAAGACGGACGTTAGTGCCATCAACCTTCTCGGTAACCCACCAAGAAACAATGTGATTGAATTCCGGCCGGGTGTATTCTCCGACAAGAAGCTGAGACTTGTTCTTAGGATTACGCTTGTAAAGGTTCTCGGTCTTCGAATACTCTCGCATTTTCCTCTCCTTTATCGTGGAAGCTTGAAAGGGTCCTTTACGAACCCCTTCGAAAATTTGCCAGAAAATCAGAACTGAATCTGACTAATCCAGCCCAAAAAGTTCTCCGTGCCTTCCTTCAGGGAAGGACCGACACCAGTAGAACCAAGGTATAGTCCAAACATAACCGCAATGAATGCATGGAACTTGCCCAAACCATCCTTTGCAAGACAGACAACCAAAGCAATACCGAAGAGAACCACCATTGAGATAGTCATAATATATTACCTATTCTATATATTCTTCTCTTTGCTATAACTTGTTTTATTCTTTTTCTAGTCTAACGAGCTTGAGGGTAGCTTGTCAAGAGCTACCCTCAAAGTTTTTAGCAATCGCAAGTCTCATAATACTCAGAGTCTTGCTTCTCCATGTATTCTGACAGGTCGTTGTAGATTTCCTCTTGAGTGCCTGAATAGATTGTTACCCCACCCGCACCCCAATCGTTCAGGATTCGAAATACAATATAGTCGGGACCAATATATTCTACCTTTTTGCAAGAATAGGAATCCCGACCGAAATGACCACCACAGAATCCGTGAATGACATCTCCGACAGAAAAGGTATTTTTATTCCGCTTGCAGCATTCACAACAACACATATCAAGCCTTTCGGATTTGATTTTCCCTCAGTACATGGGTGTGAAAGATGAAATCAACAGTGTACTTTGGCATATTTGGGTCTGTAGTCCAGACCTTCTTAATGGTACCAGTGTCTCCATTGAATCTTACTCTTTGCCCCACCTTGAACTTAGGCTCTTTTTCGCCCATTATTTATTTGTTTCCTCTCATGTTGTGCTCTCCGCACGAACATCCATATTTGCGCCACCGATTACGAACCCGCCGAGAATATCGACGGGCCGCAATAAGGCGCTGAGCCTTACGATATCTTTGACTCATGACCCCATCTCCGGGCTATTACGACGTGACTGCCAATACCAGTAGCCACGCACTTCCATCAAAATGACACCGAGCTTATTATAGCCCTTGCCATCTACGCGTCCCCAGAATTTATCACCCCAGGTATTTCCTTCCACAAGCATAGCATCACCCGTCTTCAAGAGCTGCACTCTTAGCTCAGGGTTCTGCAAGAACTTCTGAAAGACAATCTCGCGCATACAATCTACCTTGATGCGCTCCCACCAGTCAAGGTCTATCTTGACTGAACGACCAAGATGCTTAGCCTTGGCAGGCGTCGGAGCGTCAGCAACAGAAAGAACGTATCGCATTTTCTTCTGCCTGTCAAGGATGGCGTTCCCCTTGGCTGCCTGGAAGGCATGTTCGCCTGTCTCCATGACAACCATCTCGTCACCCATCACAAAACGTATGGGAGCCTGGTAAAAGTTGCTGAGGAAGAAGTGGTCTCCCTCAAATTTTGGAATCACATGCATTTTCTAGATACCCTCCTGCATCCACGGGTCAGTGCCGTACGGTCCAGAGCCATCTGGCCAAGGGTCAATGCTGGGAATCCGGCGAAAATACGCACGTTCCTTACGACATTGCTTGGTTGGACAGTCTGTCTGACTACCTTCATGCGTCTCTTCAAAACCCATTCGGTCATAATAGGAATGAGTCATTTGAACATATCCTCCTTCATTCTCCCATGATTCAATGGACATGTAAGCTTCCTCCAATACAAAAAGGCTAGGGGATTTCTCCCCTAGCCCAATTGTACTGCAACATCAGAGATTCAGTGCGGAACCAAGCAGTTCAAGAAGAACCTCCATGCGAACATCCTCAGGAATCTGAGAAAGAATCGTCTCGGAAATCTTCTCACCAAACTCAAGACTTCCCTGAAGAAGGTCCATGTCACCGAGCTTAACAGCCTCGTTGACGGCGTTGATGTGAACAGCGGCAAGCGCAGCAGTCTTAACAAACTCGCGGCTCTGGGCTTCCTGCTCAGCGGTGAACTCAGTCATTTTCCTAATCCTTTTCTGTATGTTTATAGGAAGCTTGCGGGCGTCTTACGACACCCGCTGAGATTATGCAATCTCCTTAAGAAGCGCCACTGAAGTGCGTCCCTTAAGCGTAACAGTTGGTTCACCACTCTGCAAGAGCAAAACAGTAGGAACTGACTGTGTTGGGTAGGTGTCAAGAATTGCCTGTTCGGCATCCTCAATATCTACCTCAACGAATGCTGCATCTGACTTTTCAGCAGCCTTAGCGAAATGCGGTGCAAGTCGCTGACATGGAACACACCAAGATGGTGCGGCCAAGTCGAGAACGACCTTATCATTGTCGTTCATGATTTCGTGAAGTTCCGTTAGTGTACGGACCTTACGAACCTCACCCAACTTCCTTAACCTCCGTAATTGATACACTACCATAGTTTGGAGCCATGTACTTCTCCATTTGCCTGGCAGCGTCCGCAGCAGATTCAGCATCGAACCACTGCTGAAATTCTACCACAGCCTTTACGTTGAACCTCTTGGTTACACCAACCTCGTGCTCAACAAACTGTACCTCATGGACCGGGCCACCCGCAATGTTTGTGTACTGGTCCTTAACCTCTCGGTTATAGGCAGCACCAGCGGAAGGGCCGTCAACCATGTCGTAAAAAACGCGAGCGGGGACATCAGCGTAAAAGTGAGTGTCGCCATTAAGCATTGAAACCGCCAGTTCACTGGTCCCGGTGTTGTAGTAAACAGCATCAATAAAGCTGCTGTCAACTACGGCCATCTCAGTGTAGTCAAACGTCGCTGTCCTCATTTAGTGAATTCTCCTCAATAGTACCAGCATGAACATAAATGTCTACCAGACCAAGCTCAGCATTCTTCATGAAGATTAGCCTACCAACTTCAAGTCTGGTGTCTGTTTCTTCAACACTGAGCAATTGCATTGCCCTATTGATTACTGCCTCAATGTCATCCGCATCTGGATTTCCGTGGCCATAATCAAACTTCCATTTGTAATCATGCACCAAAAACCAGTGCGCTAGTTCTTCGCAAATATCTCTCATAGGTCTAGTATACAGCTTGAAAGGGCTCTTTACGAACCCTTTCAGAAATTTGCCAGAAAATTATCCTTCAGCAAACTTCTTTAGAGAAGTTGGACGACCCTTTTCCTTAATCAGATTTTCGAGTCCCTGTCTACCACGGTACTGAAAGGCTTCAGCATCCTTGGCTGTCCATTTGCCTTCTACAATACCAACCGAGAAGCGTGCTGGCAAGTACCTTCCGCCCCCGTCTCGTTCATGCTTCCAGTAGCGTCTGTGCTCAGCCACAGCGAGGCACTGAACGGCGTACAAAAATGTTTGAGGATGTAGGCTTTTTGCCCACGGGTCTTCAACTTCGCCATCAAATCCGCCGCGCTGAAAATCCCATCCACGTGCATTAGGGTCTTCTCCTCTAACAACCTTGGCATAGTCTACCATGAGAAACTTAGCTCCGGTAGGGTCTGTTTCAAACTTGTATTCAAGGTCGTGCCATAGGTCACCATGAGTAAATTGATGCTTTACCCACCCCTTTGACTTACTGTCTACCATAACAACAAAATCCCCGCCAACCGGGTCAGTATCATTCTGATGTCTTCCCGGCATGGCGAGGGTAATGTTAGGATATGGCTTCATTTCCATCACATGAAGTTTATCTCCGGTAGCCCGAGGAATCATTTCATGCAGTGTTACGAAGTCCATTCTTTTCCTTTCCAAGCATTCGCTTAATGGCCATCCAGCCACCAGCCATAATTGAAATTACAAGAAGCACAGGCCACAGAAAGGAACCGAGCATTACGAATGTTACTGCCTCAGAACCAAGTCCGCTGCCAAGGCCAGGGCTATTACCAATCCCCGCCATCATCAGCAGAAACAGGAAACAGAGACCGAAACCAACGAAATAGATTCCCATAATCCAAGCGGTCATACTTCCTCCTTACGATAAAGCTTGCCCTTTCGGGCAGAATTCTTAGTCAAGAAACTTGAGGTCACTCTTGTTCCATAGAAAGAATTGAGTCCATCCGTCAGGATTGGACCCTTCGACACACCACAACTCTGCCATATCCGGCCCGGCTTCGTCAACATTCCAGCGCCGAATCCTTGCCTCATACTTCCTACCATTGTGAGTAAATCCCACAAGCCTGCGGTAATTCTCTCCCTGAGCGAGCCGGTTGAGCATCTTTTCATGCTCATACATTTTCATCGCGCCCTTGTAGTTGCTACGGTACCATAGTGCAGCAACGATAGCAACGGCCAACACCCATCCCATAACATCTCCTTTCAGGAAGCTTGGGACCGAAGTCCCATTCTATCAGACTTCCTCCATCATGGAGTGTCGCCAATAGAATCGACCAGGACGAATGCTCTGGTCAACAAACTCAACATAAGCATTGTGCCTTCCAGGCTCATGCCATTGAACAATCTTTACGATAGCGCCAAGGTACTCATCGGGAAGATGAGGATGGCTCTCGGTAATCCTCATCAACTTACCGTAATTCTTTCCCTTGGCAAGTCTCTTCTCATACTCCTGATTGCGCTTTTCGGTTCGCTTTTCATCCAACTTGCCAAGAAGGGAAAAGAGAGGCCAAGTAACCGGCCAAAGAACACCTAGAGCAACAGCAACAGGCGGACCAAAAATTCCAATAGCAAGCCCGCCGAAAACAGCACCTGTCTGAATGTTAATCAGTGATGCGAATAGTACAATCAGCAGGAAAAGTGTAGTGAAGAATCCGGCCGGTACTACCCAAATCCAGAACAGAATATCCATTATCTTCTCCTTTTGTAATGGAAGCTTGGGGGCGAACCCCCCATTTCATTAGCGTCCCTTCCGCTTATCTATAATCTCGAAAGGAAGGCAAATAATATAGAGAAACACTAGAAGCGGCCACCAAACAGCATACAGGATGATAGAACCCCATGCACTCTTGGAAACATTGTTCTCATCAAACTTGCGCTTCTCGTACAGTGCTGTAACCGTACCACCCAAGAGACAGACAATCAACCCAATGAGATAAATCCACAGGAAAATCATTCTACCATCCCTTGATAAGAGCGACAATCCAAAGAGAGACCAGGGCGATAGGCCAAATGACGGCCAGAATGAGAAGGGCAATAAACCACAGGGTGTAGAATCGCGTTCCGCCCCATGACTTGTAATACTTCTCAAACTCTTCCGTGTCGTGAGGCTCCGTTTCAAGCGTAAAGCCGAAGCCAGCAACAAGGGCCATGAGCAGCCCAATAACCCAAATAACAATTGCTGCGATAACCATTACATTCTCCTTTTGTTATGGTTGCTCCCCCGGCGAGACTCGAACTCGAACTAACGGAACCAAAATCCGTTGTGCTGCCAATTACACTAAGGGGGATTGGGTCCTTTACGAACCCCCGACAAAATTTGCCGGAAAATTTCAGACTGCGAAAAGAGTCTTGATACTACGTCCTGCAATCTCTGCTGCTTCGGCTAGTGTATCAGCCTCGCCAGTCTCAAGCAACTGTAGCTCATCCTCTTCGTCTGACTCCAACTCTTGGAAAACACCATAAGTGAATGTTCCAGAGTCGTTCTTGTAAATGTCTACAGCAAAGCTGTAGGATACGATTTCTTCCATGACTCCATCTTACCATAGAAATAACGAAACCCCGCCAGTTTTTACTAGCGGGGTATTCGTTCCGAGCGGGTGACCGGGGTCGAACCGGCAACATCTAGCTTGGAAGGCTAGCACTCTGCCAATTGAGTTACACCCGCATTACATCGGATATGGTGTGGAAGACGGAAAGCGGGCATTCCCGCGATTTTCGCCAAATGAAAGATAACCGTCTTTCCTCCGACCCGATGTATCTATACTAACACATGTTGCGCTGTCTCGTCAACCTCAGAAGGCGACAGGAACAGAGCGAAGTTCAAAAACGTCCCGGTTAATGGGATTCTTCTCAAGAATAACACACCGACCGGGATGTGCATACCATCGATAAGTGGTCACGTTGGCCCCATCGATGGTCCTGTCTCCGCCATCAGAGAAAAACTCACGACTCTTGGTTTCAAGACGGAACTTCACCGCACGATTCCAGCCGTCTCCACGCTCGTCAATATCTACGACCGTACCAATCGTCACACCACCACCAAGAGGACCGTAAGCAATCTTATCACCAAGCTCAATCTTGCGCCCCTGAGAATCCTTGATTTCAAAATCAACAGCCTCAACCTCGTGCTCTTCAACGATAACCTCACGCTCATACGTGTAGTCACCCCAAGAAGCCTTACGCTTCCCCTTGATGTCAAGAAGGTAGAGACCATCAGCAGTTCCACGAAGAACCTTACCAGTGCGACCCACCACGTTGTCAAGTCCACCAGCGTAATTGTCCTTGACGCGAACTCGAACACCCATCTGAATCATTCTTAATCCTAACTATGTTAAATGGATAAAAAAGAAGCAGTCAGTGCGGCTTTACCCGGTGTGACTGCTTGTGGTCCCGGCGACGAGAATCGAACTCGCGCTACAACTTTGGCAAAGTTGCGTGATACCATTTCACTACGCCGGAATAGGGCCGAAGCCCAGATTTTACTTTGGATTTCTTAGCTGACGTTCGTAAACGTTATAGCTATCCTTCGTGGCACCATCAACCCTGATGATATAAATAGGAACTGCATTGTCAGTGTCAACAGCAACAACAGTAGCGTTTGCTCCATGAATCTGAGAGTAAACTCTACTTCCTCTGTTCCATTTTGCTCTTGGAGTTAAATTCATGTACCCCATGTCGGATTCGAACCGACGTTCTCGCGGAGTGAAAATCCGGAATCCTAGGCCGCTAGACTAATGGGGCGTGTCTCTATCTTACAGCATTTTGGATATTCACCCTCATGCTGTAAGTCTAGAGTCGGCTATTGAGGGTTCGTAATGTTACCTACTGAGCCTAGACCAGTTCTGGATTGGTTGCAACCGTTTTACCCTATACAACCAGAACCGATTTGTACTCCGAACGGGATTCGAACCCGTGTCCTCTTGATTGAGAGTCAAGTATCCTAGACCAGACTAGACCACCGGAGCATGTTGGCAACTCTTGGGCGGTTGCCTTACCTTGTACTTAATACCTTACCAGAACCTCAACGGGTCTGTCAAGCGTCACTCTGGAGCATCTTCCAGTGGGTTAACCGTGTCGTCGCTAGGGCTAGCTGTACGACCGTACATACCTCCTGGAATTGTACCATCCTCAGATGGTGGACGGTTCTTTCCAATGAGCTGAATACCGCCATCAAGGAAAATCTGAGCTTCAAAAATATCCTCGGCTGCGTACTCAGGTGAGTGTTCGTAAGAAACGTCCGCAGGCTTTGTCAGATAAAGGAACATGTTGCCAGTTTCCTCATTGTAATAGAATGAGTTTACGACGTAAAAGGCCAAAATTGTGCACCTCCTTTCGTAACTATTCTACTATATAATCGTTTAGAAATAAAATGCGGAGATATAGCGCTCCGCTCGCTTTTAAGGTCAGGAATCACCATTAGACTTTTCTTGAGCTTTGCGCAGAGCTTCAGCAAGGTCACCCTTGGCCTTCATGAACTCATCCATTAGTTCGTAATACTTGCCACGCCACTTGTCTAGTTCGTCTTCTACCGTACGCAATTCTTCACGAAGAATCTTAATTTCATCACGAAGCTCTGTTCTCATTTGCGCAGCAGCATCTTCCTTAACCTTCGAGCGATTTAGCCAATGTTCAATGAATTTAAGTCCCGAACCACCCAGCAAAGCTCCCAGTAGGGCTAGCCAAGCCTGATTAATTTCTGGCATTAGCTTCACCCTCCTCCCACTTCAACCTCAGATGTGCCACACCCGAAATTAGTGCAAGTGCAAATGTGGCAATCCATGACACCCTCCCCATTCCTAGAATGATTGTGGAAGAGAAGCCGTAAAATAGGTAAAGAACAAAAATGGCAAACGTTGCCTGACGACGAACCGTTTGCCTCCTTGTCCACTTTTTCCTGACCAGAGCAAACAACAATGTTGCTGCCACCAAAGCCTGAACAGCACCAGTGTAGCGGGGGATATGTGCATTCTCCCAAATCTGAGACTGAATAGACGTAGATGGCTCATAAAAAGGGCTAACAAACCAAAGTCCCACAAAAAGAACGGCTACACCAATGATGTATTCGACAGCTTCAGTAGGCTTTTCGGCAGCAGCCCTCGCTAGATTTACTAGTCTGGACATGATTAAAGTATAACTGTGACATGCTTAAATGTCCAATCATTGTCCCTGGTGTGGGATTCGAACCCACATTCGTTCGGCTATAAACCGCTTGCTTTACCAATTAGCTAACCAGGGGTAGCGGGATAAACCCGCCGATTTTTAGTTGTTAGACCATAAGTTCCTTTGCGAGGATATCTGCCCCACAATATCGCCTATTCTTTACATACTCGGAAACGACATCTACACCCTGTGACCTGCCAGCAAGAATGATGGCAAATCTCGGCTCCATCTTTCCTGCCCGGCAGGTTGGGCACATAAGAAACGTTGTTCCGATGAGCAACTTTGACCTATGTGCTCTCAGGTCATTATGCTGTCTTCCGCATGAACTGCATTCTGCCTGGCTCATTAACCCTTCTCATATCCAATCTGGTCTGGAACAAAGATTTCATCATTTTCCAGACAAGTGTTGTATTCAATTCCACCTACGCTGTACCTCACCTCAGAAAAGAAAGCGTTCTCTTGAATCAGAAAACCCCACACCCTTTCTTCGATAATGTAAATCAGAGGATAGTTATTTCGTACTTCCTCTAGACGGTGGTGCATTTTCGACTCCTTCAATGTGGCATTTACATTCGGACCTAATTGCATCTCTTAGTTGATAGAGATATTCAGCGAGCGCAACCTTCTGATTGTCGCTGAACGATTCGATATTATCCTTGTAAACTCTCAAAGCAAGGTAGTCTTGGTACTCTACCATGTCTACGATAAAGTTTGGATACGGAGGCTTAATGGTCTTAAATACTTTTTGTACTTCTTGAGTATAAAGACTCATGTTACCTTCCTCTGTATTTCGTTCCAAACCTCTTCGGTTTTGTGTGCGTTTCTATTCTTGTCGGGCTTTCCAGCACCGTTCCAATAGACCCCGCCCCATACTCCATGCTCTCCACCCGCACCGGCAAAAAAGCACTGCTTTTGTACTGGACAACGAAGGCAAACTTGGTCTGTGGCCTTTGCCGTTTCTTGGTCTGACTCATAATTGTCATAGAAGAAAGAAGTCGGCATATTAGAACACAGAGCCAAGTCTTGCCATTCGAAATCCTCAGGGTCGAGACCTAGTTCATCGAGTAGTCTTGACATTCTTCTTAGGGACCATCCACACACCGTCTTCATTAACGGAAATCCGGGATTCTACACCCCAACGTCCATTCTTGAAAGCACCATTCACGCTAGTGAATCCGTGTCGAGTAGGCTTCCAGAATACCATATCCCAGCCTTCCCAACGCACATCATTTCCACTGCGACGCTGCTCACGAACAAATCGGTGTGCCGCCTTGTAATCGAGATTAGGCATTAGTCCTTACCTTTCGCTTAAGTTGCATTGTACAAACATCTTAACATGATTGACAACTGAGTGTCAATAGTGATTCGTCTCGGACTCGAACCGAGGACCGTGGAATTAAAAGTTCCCCGCTCTACCAACTGAGCTAACGAATCAGGGGCCGAAGCCCTTACTCGGTAATAGTACCATTTGCAGCCTTTACGATTTCACCAAGAATCTCAGCAAAATCGAAATCTTCTACGTCAATGGTATCCCTTACCCTACCCGCCGAAATAACCACCTTAGCAGATGGAGACTCGGCGTACGAACAATAACAGTCAGGGTCAGTGCCACCACAACAAGCATACCCCTCATTGAACTCCATCTCAACCTTAACGATGTCAGGGTTGACAGTCCTGTGGGAGTTTGAAAGTCGCTGTGCACCCCAAACCTTCAGAGCCTTTTCGAATTGCATGTTCCCTCCTTGGCTTATCATTATATGCAAAAACCCGGTGCTTTGTCAACACCGGGTTTTCACTAAAAGCATGAACCTTACTTAGCTGAAGGCTTACGGGCACCAACAGTCTTGTTGTTGTCCTTGTTATCCTCAGCCGCTCCAGTAGAAACGTCCTCAGAAGTGGTAACTCCAGAATTGTCAGTACCACCGATTTCACGACGGAAAGACGCAGCCTGGAAATCACGCCCACCCTCACGAGCGCGACGCTCATCAAGTGGCTCAACGTCTGGACGGGCCTGGTAATTCTCTAGAGCCTCAGCGTAATTAACGAACGCAGGGTCAGTGACTCCAGCATCCTTAGCGCGCTTAGCAGCAGCCTCCTCAACTCCATGTGGACCATGTGGGGCTACAGCATCCTGAGCTGTAGTAGGATTGTAGTCCTTCTTTGCAGCACGAGCATCAGCTTCCTTTAGGGCAGCCGCACGCTCCTTGTCAGAAAGGATACGAGACTCGTTCTCATTCTCATTTGCCATTTGGTATGTACACCTCCTCAAAATCTGTCGGAGGTATAAAACCTCCATACATTTCATTGTATTGGAAATGTTTTCAAATGGCAAATGCTCATCCGTGCTGGATAATCTTACCAGTAGCAGTCTCAATATCGTCAGTCTCAGTGTCGAGAATGACGTAACTGTAGAACTGGTAATCCCGGTCAAGACCATACACAAAGGCGTAGTCTGTGTGCTGAGTGTGGTTAAAGGTATACTCCATCCACTTGTGGTAATGACCGTGGAACCACAGATTGGGTCGAGTAGCCTGGCCAATCCGGTCCATCTTCTGACGATGAATCTGAGAATCAACATCAGGCTTCAGATTAGCGTAAGGAAGGCAGGTAGGGCCATCATGCGTGAATAGATAGTCACACTTCCTGTTTGCCTTCTCCAGACCATAAACAACACGGTCCGGAATCTCCTCATCAAGCCAGAGAGTCTTTCCAACAACCCGCCGACGACGGTCAATTGAATAAGCCCCACCAACGGCCTGAAAAACCTTCTCAGAACCCTTCTCGCCCCAAGTCCACCGATTCACCCGGCCCGTGTAAAGAATGTGAGACCGAATAAAGGTGTGACCATTCCAATCCTTGGCACCATTCTTCTCGTGCCAATTCAGGTGGTCCCAGTTCTCGTGATTACCGCCAACGAAATAGAGCTTAATGCCATTCTTACGAAGCTCCTCATTGGCACGGTCGAGAAACCGGTGACCCTCAGCCTCATGGGTCCAGATTCCGAAATCTCCAACCTGGAGAATCTTCTTCACGCCCATTCGACTCGCCTTGTTAATCATATTGACCAGCCACTTTGTCTCTCCATGAACATCACCGAGGACCATAATCTTGGACATTATTTCTCCTTTCGTTAGGAAGCTTGCCTCCGTAGAGGCTAGTGTATCATGAAATCCGGATTTCTCCATCAACTACATCAACATCAATGTCCTCGTAGGTTCCCCCACTTGAACAACAACCACATCCGTCATCAACAAGAACCTTAACCTTAGCATCCTGGTTGTGATACGTCTGCAACTTCGCAATCAATTCTGCAACCGTCATTGTTCCTCCTTAATAAGCTTGGCCCCGAAGGGCCGAACCGATTAGACTCGGTTCCAAGGTGCATCCGGGTCCTCTGGAGCCCAGTGGGACTCTACAGGACGCCAAGTAATTGCACTAGAGACATCAGCAGTCACCACGCCCGTAGACTCGGTGGCCTCCTTCTCTTCCTCAGACTCTACATGAGTAGGGGTGTCGGTGTCAACATCCTCATCATCATCGTAGTCGTCATAACCAAGGTCATCGTACTCGTCAACACTGTAGTCATCGTACTTAGGGTAGACAGGGGTGTCAAGCTCAACCTCCGTCACATCCTTAACCACGTATCGACAGACACGCAACTTCTGAGCATCACAGTCCGTAGGAACGGAAACCACGTCACGCGGATTAATCTCAACAGTCAGAACCGCACCCCGCGCAAAATCACGAGCGTAATTCCACGTACCAGCGTGCAGACCAGTGTGACAGCCAACACTAGGGTCATGCTGAACCTCAGAACGAGGCATCTCAACCACAGCACCGAGAGGGTTAGGAATAGCACCATCATACTCGACGCCATTCGAAATAGCCTTTCCAGTGGAAATGCTGAAATACTCGTCATTCTCAACACGAACACCCTTGTAGGCAATGAAATTGCCATCCTCAGTCAGGGTGATGTTACGGTCACGAAGCCAAGAATAGAGCTGAACTCGACTGTGAGGGTTAGGGTTAGTCTCAACCTTCTCAAAGAAGTTGATGAGGGGCTTGAAGTCCTCAACACCAGCATTGATAAAGTTGATAACCTGCTGAGTGAGAGCGTTATCCACCTCTTCACCATCGAGATAGACCTTGCCGTTTGAAACAGTAACCCGCTCAGAAAGGCGCTCGAAACGCTTCTGTGCAGTCTTCTGAACATCAAACAGTTCAACTACACTCTCATCACCCGTAGCAAGACCGGCGACAATTCGCGCGAAATTCGGGTGAGTATCCGTTGCAACGTACATCTCTCCATCATGAACGACGGTAAGGTTAGCCTCTCCGCCATCTTCCATCTGGACAAGATTATACTTCATTTATTTTCTCCTAATATTAGATTAGTTTTCCGGAGCTTGCTCCCTTTCGGGAGCGTATCAATTACTTTACGAACTTCTCGTAAGCCGCATTGATGTAAACCGTTGCGTGCTCAATGTCCATGTCGTAGTAATGATACTTGAGAAGAACATACTTCTCAAGAGGATTGACCCTCTCGACTTCCCTCTGGCCATAGCGGGCAAAGTGGAAGTTGCCATACAGCTCCTTCATTTGCTCATATCGCTTGAGAGTATCGCTAGGCTTGACCTCCTTTGCAGCGATGATTGCCGTTACCAGCTCCGGGTCTGCAATTTCCTTCTCATTAAGAGACTGTAGCAGACTTCGCACCCGGTAGTCAAGGCCAAGGTTGAACTTGTCATCCTCAGTCAGACCATTAACGGCAGACTCATACATTTCCTTGAAGAAGGAAGTAAGGTCCTTTGCATCAGGGTAACTCCTGCGGAACTTTTCCCAACGGTACTGCTGAAGTCGAACAATCATAACATTGTCCTTCTCCTCAAGGAAAGCCTTAACGGTACGGAAGTTAGGCAGGTCCCTCGGAGCCACCAGAGCAATTTCCACATCCTCAGGAAATTCGTCAGCCTTGATTTGCTTGATGCGAGTGGCACCCGGCAGATAAACGTCATACAGAGCAGCGGGCCGACCAGACTTCTGGCCTGGAGCCTTAGCAGTCTTTACGTCATCCCAAGAGTAGACCTTGCTCTCAGGAATCCAATCCTCTTCAAGAACATCCGGCAGTTCATCACAGATAAGAATGTTGTTGGAAGTGAATCCATTGAGAGTGCGCCATGTACGCATCTTCTCTCGCTGATGGCCGCTAATCTTTTCACCAGCGAACCCATAAATGATAGGGGTATCGCGCGCAGTCTTGATGTCAATGAAGTTGTGAGAATCAACTGCATATCGCGTGTGATTCACCTTATACACAAGGAAGGGGTGCTCAATTCGCAGAGGAACCTTCTTGCCCTGGTATTCAACATCAGCAAACGGGTATCGATTGTATCCGCCGCCAAGAAGATTGTACCACTCAAGATAAGTGTTAAGAGCCTCTTCCTGAGTTGCACAGGCAGTAACATCACGCTCAACAATTCCATCGAGCCCCGTCTTGAATTCCTCACGGATTCGATTGATAGTAGCCTCAGTCTTCTTCGTGTAGTGCAGAGACTCACGAGAAGGCGTAAAGTTGACATCACCAATCTCAACACGAGCAACAACACCATATCGAGAGTAATAGGTGCGATTACCAATCTGGTGTCGGTCATCGAGAGGATATCCAACGTTACCCATAATCAGGTAATCCTTGGACAGCTCGGGAACCATAAGAAGTCCATCCTTCACCTCCCGGCCGGAAATGTAATCAGGCTCTTCACCATTAACAAGAACACTTCCGCGCTCCCAGAACTGGTAAAACTCCTTAGCCTTCTGCTCAAACATGTTTCCACGCTTAGCAGGGACAATGATTTCCACGCCATTAGGCTCATCGGTCTCAGTGTCAAGAACAATCTCCATAACACCAGAACCATTCTCAGTCCTACTCACAGCAACATTGTACTTGTGACCATTCTTCACGGCCACAACGTTAAATTGCTGGGTATAAGAGAGTGCAGACTTACATCCCAGACCAAGCATACCAACTTGGTCATCAGTGTCACGCTTGGTAGAAGCACCATACTGAGAATAGATGTTCTCAATATCGTCAATATCCATTCCCAGACCATAATCCTTCACCTTGAAGTAAGGTGAAAGTCCATTAGGAAGCGTAACCTCAATAGGCTTATTAATGCCCGCCGCCTTGTGCGAATCCCATGCATTAGTGCTGTACTCACGAATTACCGCAAGCTCGGCATCGGCATAAAGGTCGGTCATGACATTCATAAGATGAGCTAGACTGTTCTGGTCAAACGTCATTGCAATCTTCTGGCCACCAAGGTCACCCTTGCGCTCAGCCACATTTGCATTAGGTCGCATTGGTTATTTCTCCTTTGTTTACGAACCAATGAAGCTTGGGGTTCTTTACGAACCCCGGCCGAATTACGGCAGGTCATACACAGTCACGTCAACATCCCTCAGCGTTAGCGTTCGGTTGATGATTGACTCTACCACGTTCCAGTCGCCACCCGCAAGTCCGCAACCGATACGAGGCATATGAACCGTAGCATTCTTTTCAATAGCCTCCTCAGCAAGTCGGGTGAGAGCAACCTCAAGAGACTTGTAACAAATAGGCTTTGGAACATTTCGAATTGTTCGGTGCTGAGCAATCATGTTGCAAACCTCAACATCAGGATTTGCATGTCCAGCGCTAACAACCTGAATCAGGCCAAGAGGGATGAAAGTCAGACCCTCATTCTTGGTCCAATACTTGTATTCCTGGAGATAAGAAATGCGCGGCAACGGTGACATCCTATCAAGAGCGAGAACAAATCCTGCTCCCCATCCGCCCTCATCATTACAAACATGGGCGATAATCTTCTTACCATCACCCTGAGGCTTAGTAGCGTCACCCTTGACATACATTACCATAGTGGTTCCTGCCCTTCGATTGGGTCGTTTACATTAGACTCTAGCATGCTCCAGCTAACTTCAGTAGTGTAAAGCTCAACCTTGCATCCCTGAGACTTCAGATGCTCATACTGCCCACGTGCGTTCTTCTCGATGGTGTATGTTCCACCACCCTTTTTACCATACCCGAGAGGCTTACCGCCAGGCTTGATAAGCACGTAATACATCTTCTTAGGAAGTCCAGCCATCATCATCCCCTAGAAACTCTGCGTCTTCAACACCATACCAGAAGCGCTCTGCCTCTTCAACCCCTACGTTCACAGCAAGCCAGTCACGATACTCTTCGTCACTCACTGCTTCCGGACTCACATTGTGGTCCCTGTACCAATCCGCCATTTCTTATCTCTCCAATGATATCGAGTGCCTTGCATTCACCGCAAATTGTCGTCTCTAGAAACGGAGATATCCGCCTGACGCCGCAGCGCTGACACTTCCGCATTCTTTCTTGACGGGCCACCGTAAACTCCAATCGACTCTGTATGTGCTGCATCATAAACGGGAAGCCCCCGCAAATTGTCTGCAAACCAGTAACCCTGGTCACTGGAAGCAACCATCTCAGGAATGTCGAGATAGTCAGAGCCTACACTATCCCAGCTCTCTCCGCAACCCGGCTTTCCGTTGTCCTTGTAACCAGCAATTGTGTAATGCCCATTCTCTTCCATAAAGGCTGGCTTACCACAATTACCACATCTAGAATCTGAACGGTTGATAATGATTTGTGCCATGATTATCTCCTTAAACGGGAAACCCCCGTCAGGCTGCCTTAGGCTTCCTACGGGGGTTCTTCCTCTTTCGATTTACATTCGGGTCATCAAGCATCTTAGCTACCTGCTCAAGCTCTCCTGAGCCTCGCTTGGTTCGACCCTTGGTGTGTAGCAGCAATGCTAGCACAAGTTGTTCGCCAGTGTATGTCACTCGGCCGTGGCGCAAATACGCCTTGTCCATAATCCGGTGTCCCGGCTGAATCCACTTGGACATTTTTCCACCCTCTCTCAAAAAGCTAGCGGCCCCGAAGGGCCGCAGGGTCACTCAAGACCGGAATCAGCCTCTTCAACCTCTTCAGCGTCAGACTGAGTCAACTTGGCATAAGCGCCATTGAAAGACCTACGAAGAACTTCATCGCGCTCGTCTGCGTTTCCAGAACCGACAAGAGCATCAAAAGCCTCACCAATTCGTGAAATCGTGTTGAGATTCACACGAACATCAAAAGCATCTTCGTCAACCTGAGTAAACTGCATCATTGTTCTCCTTTTTGTTTCGGGAAGTAGCCGCAGAGGGACTTGAACCCTCAATTCCTTTCGGACAATAGTTTTTGAGACTATCGCGTATGCCAAATTCCGCCATGCGGCCATGTTGGGAGATAGCCCTAGGCTCAACCCCTCCCAAGTGGTTACTACCCACAGGGTACCATTCGAGCGCTGCCAGACGCCAATGGCCTTCTCTCTGCTAATGCTGGCACTTCAAGAGAATAGTGTACCGGGTGAGGGATTCGAACCCCCGGCCCTCTGCTTGTAAGGCAGACGCTCTCCCACTGAGCTAACCCGGCGTGACCCCGAAGGGCCTTGGTATTACTTTAGCGTAAAACCGCACTCTGTGCAAGCCTTCCACTTGATAGGCTTTCCATCAAACTTACCTTCGTAAGTCTGTGGCTTATGCTTACCAGTGTTTGACTTATCACACTTAACGGCGTACTTAGCTGATGGTGGAACTGGACTCATTCCGCCTCTGCCCATTTTAATCTCCTACTTCTCTGGGTCTAGTGCACCTTTGTGAAACTGTCTTGGTCTCTCTTCACCATCAAGAAGCACCAAGTAGTTGTGCTTCGTGGCGAATAGCTTCACCGTACCATGTTTGCCCTTGTACTGTCCAACTGCGACAACCACTCGGTCACCCTGTGACCATGACTTTCTACTGATATAATGTGGTAGTTTCATAGCACCGTAATCTCGCTCTTATCAACTGAGATTTCGTGACCTCCATTTAGACGAACCATATAATAAGTATTTCGTCCTTCTGTCTTGATATCAAAAATGATACCAAGTTCGTTCTTGTATCTCCTGTTGATTGCGTTATTTGGTTTTGTGATTCTAACAGGAGAATTCATTCTTGGTCTCTTAGCCATTATGACCTCCTAAGCTTGGCGGGGCGAACCCCGCCATTTTTTACATCCCAGTGCCGGAAACCATGTCCTGGTGATACCACTCACCATTCGACAACTTGATGTAATCCCGGTTCATACCCTTGCCCTCTTCCGTGACCTTCAACTTCTTGCCCTTGTCCGGACCCTTCTGGACAAAAACATTGTCACCCTTGCGGACTCGCGTGTAACCCATTACATTCCCCTTTGTAATTAACGATAAAGTACGCCCGACAGGACTCGAACCTGCACCCCGAAAGACTGGTTCCTAAGACCAGCGCGTCTGCCTAATTCCGCCACGGGCGCTTGCATTATGTATTCTATACTAACAGACAACCAATGTGGTTGTCAAGCTTGCGGCCGAAGCCGCAGTTGCTCAACAATCTTGTGCACCATCGAGCATGTCCGACCAATACTTATCAGTGTACCATCTTACGAACGCTTCCGCAAGAGGCTTGTTGGCAATGTACTCCTTAAGTGTGGTCATCTTAACATGGTCAATATCAACTCTGACGCCAACCACCTTCCACATTGTGAAATCCTCTTCGTGTGGCATTACTTCAATGTTGTCAAAGTAATCCGCCTCAGGAATGTTCACTTAATCAAACCTCCCCAGTTAATATGGGTCCCTACAATCCAGTACCAAAGACCGAGGCAACCAGAGCTAACCAGCCATCCAGTCAGTCTATCATACCACATTGATGATGCCATTCCCGCCCAAATACCTGCAAGGAAGAACCCGGCAAGGAACCATGTTACAAGCAGCGCGCCAAGAATGCCCAGAAACATCACAGAGACTCCTGAAGTTGCTTGTACATCCGCTTAATCACATGGACAGGAACAAAACGCTCACGGCCCTGATTCCTGTTGATTGCTGTCTGAAGGTCAACATTGATGAGGTTTACACTCACCTCTGCACCATACTGCTCAGCAATTTTGGTGAATCTGTTGATGTACTTCTGTGAAATATTGCAGTCGTCAACGATAACCGAGACTCCCTCTGCAAGGAGAGTGTGAATCATCTGGTCTTCAATTGCCGTAACTACAGTCTCTTCAATCGGAACCCCGAAATCAACTCCATAAAGCTGCTTCCGAATGTCATCACGATTAACCCTAGCACGTCGTGTACCAGGCGTCAAGACCCACTTTCGAGCATACGTGGACTTACCGCTTCCGGGAATCCCCCGATTAATCACCATCTCTAGCATTTGCCTCAAACTCCTCTAGATACTCGAACGGAATCATGAAACTGAAGTGTTCGTTGTCCATCGTCTGTGTCGTGTAAGCACTACCATAGCACACAACGCCTCGCTCTGTAAACATCAACGTGATGTCTGAGTCTTGGATGGCAAACTTCAACCATCTGTCTGGACCCATCAACTCATCGTTAAGCTTAGCGATGACAAGACATGTCTCACGAAGGTCATTATATCCATCAATAATCTTTTCGTAATCCATCATACCTCCAAGCTTGCGGGACTAGCCCGCAGTGGTTAGCTTGACTTAACCCAACCTACCACACATAGTGTCAGTAGACCAGACCAAAATGACAAGTTAACCCAAGAACCCCCAGCAATTCCAAGTAACAGATATGCTGGGGGAATCAGGAACCACATTTAATTACTCACCCTTCGGACGAATCATCTTCCAAATCGACTCAGCAACCGGTCGGTTGTCCAAGTAGTTGAAGATAAGGTCATAGTTGGGCATCTTTGTCGCATACGAAGCGAATAGCTTTCGCCATTCACTCTGAGCCATAGAAGACTTGCCAGGCATCTTGTTCAGAATCTTACAATAGTCCACGTGTGAACTGTGGTAAATCTCCTTGAACTGAGCCTCTAGGTCATCTGCAACCCTGTCAACAAAGTCGTGGAACTCATCCGGTAGTGCTGAACAGATACTAGCACGGCTCTCACCATCCTTCAAGCGCTCCCAGACTGCTCGCTCATTAAGACCCGTAACCAGCTTGTGCAAAGCTACGTAGTCCTCCTGCTTCATCTTGACCATCTCGCTGCCCGCCCGAATTACCAGACCCTCAGCATTTGAGCGATGCACCTTGAAGCAGTCGTTCGTGGTGCGGTACTCAAAGACCTCCGTGACTGGACCAGTCCAGTTGAGCATCCCGGCAGTCTCGTTCGGACCGTAATACCAACCGTACTGATTGTGAACCGCACCGAGAAGGATAAGGTCATCCATCTCACCATAGTTCAAAACAATTCGGTTCTCGGGATACACAATCTCGAACAAGAAAGTCACTCCATCCCACGGCTGAGCAATATGGGAATACTTGTCATTCCAGACATCCGTTGCGTGAAGAGCCTGCTCCGAAAGGAAAGACCCTCGCGTAGCGATTCGATAATCGCCAGTCATCGGGTGTCGATAAAGAATGCCAAGACTGCCATCCTTCTTGTCCGTCACCTCAACCGGAGTGTCAGTGCTGAAAAGAAGAGGCCGCTCACCGAAATTGAAAAACTTCTTCCAAGGACGGGCAACGACGTGCATGTAGTTGTCGAGAATCAAGCCACGGCAATTCAGCGTTACCTCATTCCAGTAACGCTTATACTGAGCCTCCTCAGTGTAATTGTAAATAGACAGGGTGTTGTCCTCATTGGTCTGAACTCGCACCCAACCATCAGCAATTGCCTTCTCCAGGTCATCCACAGAGAAGATTGACGAAACGTGTACCATTTCTTTTACCTTCCGTTTAGGTTATTGAAGAACTTACCACAATCCATGCACTGACTTCTCTTCCAACCCGCTGCGATAATTTCATCACCGTGGATATTTCGAATGTGCATGTGAGGACAATCCTTTTTCTTAAACTTCCATTTCCTTCTAAGAATTCCCATTGTCTTCCGATTCTGGGCTACCCTTTTCATAGAACCATTTAGCAAAAAGTACCAGAAGGAGAGCCCCATACGTATCAGCTACGATGCTGACTGACATCTGATAGAGATAGTAAATCACGAACCCCGGCCAGATTGCAACATCCTGCTTGTGTGTAATTTGGTCCTGCTTCCAATCTGCGTAGCCACTGTACCATACGATGATTGATTGAAGCAAGAAAACAAAAAGGAGAGCTAGCGAAAGACTGTGACGTCTTACGAAACTCCCCTCGTAACGATGTCGATTCATCTTCATGACACCATTATAGCTTGAACCGTTCGGGATACCAACCCCGTGGTACATTGCATAGCCCCTACACGGTTCTACATAGGGTAGCAGCGGAAGTGACAGGATTCGAACCTGCGGGCCTCTTTACGAAACCACTTCATTAGCAGTGAAGCGCCTTAAACCGGACTCAGCCACACTTCCATGCCCCGAAGGGCTTTTGTTAGTCTCCTGCCTCAATGTCTGAGGCACGAACCCACATCTCGCCAGTCTTAAAGCCACGAACCTTAATCAGTCCGTCCTTGAACTGCTCAATGCGACCAAACTCGGCCTTACGAACCACATAAACCTTCTGGCCCTTGCTAAAGCCATTTCGCTTAAAGATTCCCATTGAGGTCAATTTCTCCATTCTTAATCATGTGAATAAGGATGAGCAAAGTATTGTAGCTGCTAGGCTCTGGAAAGAAGGCAGGATAGCCCTTTTCCTTCATGTATTCCTCAGCCTGTTCAATTGTCCAACCCTGCCCAAATTCATCTTCTACCCAACCTTGCTGATACTTCTGAACGATAATATCATCCAGTCCATTGACCCGCTCGAAAATCGGGTCATCCTCGTCCATATCAAGAAGGTCACGCCAAACGATATAACTCATGCTGGAACCACCTTATCCTTTGGAATAAAAAGCGTTGTTCGTCCAACTTCAAGGGTCACAAGCTTGCGAGTAATCATCAGTACGCGACCGGTTACATTCTTGTAATTGACGCCATTGATGATATGGTTTTCACAAATTGTGGCCCGGCCACCTACTCTCAAATATACCATGTGTCCCCGGTGAGATTCGAACTCACACCAATGTAGGTAGACGTGGAATATACGCGCTTCCCTGCCGGGGGTTAAGGTTCCCCAACCATGTACCTTTTAAGTACCACGGCCCGGTCCCGGTGCATCCGCAAACCATCCTACCATGACCCGTCTCCGTTTTTACGGCGCTCTTCCTTTTAAGCTACAAGGACGTGCACACGAGAGGACTCGAACCTCCAACAACAGCGACCTCAACGCTGCGCCTCTACCAAATTGGGCTACGTGTGCCGGACCCTTTCGGGTCTTTTTAGTTTACCATGTTCTAGCAGTATTCGCAATCATCGCTGTGACTACAAACTTCATTGTTCTTGTACTCATCAAGTTCTGTGATGAAATTTGGCAAATCGTACATGTAACCGTAACGCCAACGCATTTCTACGCCGCAATCACAACCTACATGCGCAGACATATCAAAACTGTCATCACGAGTGTAACATGAATAACATCCACAAGACCATTCACATTCAGCACTTCGAATGGAAGTTGTCTCACAATTTGCTAGATGCTTTTCCTTATCGTATCCAGGAAGCTCATCTTCTCTCGCAAATCCAATTCGATACCTCTGCTTCGCCTCCCTCTTAAACTTGTCAAGAAGGAACTCATTCACCAGCTCGTTGGTTTCCATTTAGCATCATCCTATCCGATAGTCTCTGGCTTACAATACCAGTTCTTGCTCGATTCAAATACGAGTTGTTAAAATCAGATGGAACGAGCTTCCTTCCAATCCGGCTCTCTACGTGCTCAATACAGAGCATTCCATACTTACGAAGCCCTGTCAAGTGCCATGTTTCATCAATGAGCATGTAGTGTTCGCCAATCCGCCCGGTATCAATTCCGCAATCCAGGCAAAGAAACTTCTTCCGGCTCTTTGACATGTCATCCACCAACCTTAATTACGAAGATTCTCAATTGAAGTTCTGGATTCTCTTCTTGCGCTCTCTTTAGATATGGTACCAAAGTTTTATGCTCAGGCCAATATGGCTGATTCGTATACTTGCCTGAAGCACAATTCTTAATTGCTTCTGCTTGGTCACATGCAATTGCATAGAACTTTATCATACATCCTCCAAAAACAGAAACCCCGCCGAAGCGGGGTTCTGAAGTATTCAGTTGTTATTAGGCTGTTGGCTCTTCTGGCTGCTCTGGATTTGCAGGCTGTGCGATTGAATTAAGACGTGATGTCTCAGCTCCAATCTCATCTGCTGCTGCCTGAGCATTTGCGAGAGCGGCGTCTGTTGCTGCCTTAGCCTCGTCTAGCTGACGGTTCTGCTCAACGTCCTCAGCATCTTCTGCTGCTGCTAGATTTGCGGCTGCTTCACGCTCTGCTGCAAGAGCATCCTGTGCCTCCCTTACGGCATCCGTAAGAGGACCAACGAGAGCGTCAACACGCTGTGAAACACCGGTTACCGCGTCACGAAGGTTTGCAACTTCTGTCTGTAGGTCTGCCATTGTAACCTCCAATCTCATCTGGCCTTCTCGGATTTCCGTCAATAGGTCGGCAATGAACTTAAATCCCATTTGTTCTAGGAAAGTATCGCTCATAATTTCCTCCCAACTTGATGGATTCATTATCCATTATACCAGTCTGAGGTTGTCTGTCCAATCAGTCAACCGGATTGTTTCGGAAGATGCTTTCGGTCTTAGTGGCACCACAGTCAGTGCACTTATAGCTAGTACGCCATTCGTCACGAGTCTGCCAGGGAAAATAACCCGCCCAAAAGAAAGTCATTCCGGTCTTCTCGAACTTGTGCTCACGACCGACCTTCTTCTTACACCACTTCTTAGCGTTCTTGGGGCGGACCTTACGAGCGGGCATAACATCGGACTCAGTATAGTTTCGAGCGCTGCGCTTAAATTCCTTGGAGAGCTTCCAATCCTTGTAGCCGCGCTCCTTGCCGGTAGCCATTTCAACTCCTTAGGTAATTTGTCAGGTAAGCTTGGTGGCCCGAAGGCCACCCTGTTGTTACTTGTTGGTAACAGTGAAAGGAACGCTGCTGTTGCAGTTAAAGCCTGCGGGCAGAGAACCATTCTTCTTGACATCCCAGTTGTTCACAACGTCAAGGCAGTAACGCTGAAGAGCCTCAGGCTTGAGAGCACCAGTCTTCTCACGAATCTTGGCAGTCTCGGCATCAATCTTAGCCCGCTCCTGCTCAGCCTTAGCACGCTCAATGTCGTTGTTAGCCTGAACAATCTTGTCAAGGGACTGCTGACTACGACCATCAAGGCGAATCGTTCGGATACTGATGGAATCAATCTTAACACCATCGTCGGCAAGAGAAGCCTCAAGGTTAGCCTTCACCTCATTGGCAATCTTGCCAGTCTGAACAAGAGCCTCATTCGGAGCGTAATCCTTTACAACATCACGGAAGGAAGCCTTAGCAGAAGACTGAACAAGCTGGTCCCGAACATTGTCGAAATTCTTGTACTTCTTCCAGAGCTGACCAGCATCCTTCTCGTTAATGTACCAACGCGGAGTAGCCATCACAACACCGCGACCACCACCAGCGAAAGTCACTTCAGCGCCATCCGAATCCTTATCACCATCAAGGTCAAGGTACTGAATCTGAGTAGAGAAGTCCTCGTGCTCAGACCACGGAGCGATAATCTGAAGACCATTGTCAAGCGTTCCCTGGTATCGACCGAAAGCAGTCTGAATACCAACATTACGAGCGCCAACACTAGTCACAGAATTAAACGCAGTGACGACAAGAAGTAGTACAAACATTCCCGCAGTTACACCAAACGCTCCCCTTCGGACTCCCGGCTCATTTCGTGCGGCAAAGCCGACTCCAAGAGCAATCAGTCCAATAAGAACGAAGATGCTAGCGAAAACAATGTAACCCATTTTAATACCCTTCGTGTTTTGTTTACTACATTACAGCTTTTACGAAGGAAGCTTATGGAGAAGTTTCCGGTCATCTCCATAGTTGCAGCATGGATATCATCAGGTGGTAACTTCCTACCCTGCCAAATGGGCGTTACCTTTTCAGAACCTTGTATCCCTGTCTATAGCGTTTGGCCTGCTTGCTGCAAAGCTTGGTTGCGATACACAGCACCCATTTACTTGGTGCCCCTATCTCCTTTGCGCTTCGGTGTTGTACACCACCTTAGCATACCCGTTGGCCCTCTCGCAACCATGTTTTCAATCTGCTCACCCTCAATGAACTTTACTCTTGGGTGACTAGCCCCGCTAGAGGCTTATTGTATCATGCCAGGCTACCCGACTGCCAGTTCACAGAACGCCGGACCCCTTTCGTTATCCACAGATTGAAGCTTGAGACCCTACACGTCGCTAACCCCGCCGCATACGCAACGGCTCCGACTGCCTACCCACATCCTACTCCTCGGGCCTCTGCAAGGCAACCTACGCTATCCTACGTTGGCGATTAATCTGCTCTGAACCTTGCAAGCTTAAAAGGTCAGGACTAGTCCACTCGCATCCCACCGGCTTGTTGAGCATCATTAAGTGGGCATTTAAGTTACCACCGCTTGAACTACTCTCATCCGCCTAAGCCTTGTCCGACTGCCTGACCTCTTAGTCATACTCTAGCAGGTTCCAACCCTGCCTGTCAACGCCTACGACGCTGCTTGCTGGGAGACTTCTTCCGCCTCTTCTTTGGGAGAGCGAATACGATAAGCCTATCATCTTCTAGCCTCACCTGTCTACCCATGAACACGTAATCTTCTTCCAGTCTACGTAGGTAATCGCTGTTACCGTAGATATATAGATTAGTTACTTTCATTACCGTATCTTTCTGTGTGGACCTGAGGGGAGTCGAACCCCTGTCCTTCACTATCTAGCATATATCCGTTCTACAACCATTGTCAATCACACTGAAGGGTCTTACACATTATCTACACATTTTGTCTAGTCGGGATTCTGTTCCAAGGTTCCCGACAAATCCGGCTACTTACGCAGCGAGAGCAAAGTTAGAATTTGCATCTATTGTTTTGGCCCGTTTTACTTCTTTGACCAAGAAGGGTTGCGTCTATATCCCGTCCAGCAAAGTCGAAACCAAGCAGGCCCTTATTCGCCACGTCGCTTATCACGAATGTGGTCAGTTTTTAGTTGTCCTCTAAATCTCTGAACAATCTTACCAGACTGAAGGTCCTTTAGATAGATAATTTCATCATCATTCAGAATTTCATATGCTCTTCCACCAGGCTCAATTTCATACACCCGGCCCTTTTTGATTCTCATAGCTTGGCAGGCCCGTTAACTATAAACTCTCTATGGACGAGAGCCCAAGACTCATGATTGGGGGACGGGCCAAGCCCCCGTGTCTTGTAAAGTGTTCCTGACTGGATTCGAACCAGCAGCCTACTCCTTAGGAGGGAGTTGTTCATCCGTTGAACTTCAGGAACAGACACAGACTGTTTGTCTGTGCTTATACCTTACATCATGGTGATGCTTGTGTCAAGCCTTCTCATAGTGATTGAATCTAACATTGTTCAGAATCAATCCATCGTACTTACCACCGATAATTTGTGCCTTAATAGCAAAAGCGTTCAGGTTAGCCAAGACCTTAGCCTTATTTCCTGAACGCTGTCCACCGGTGATTTTCACAATCTCGCCTACCTTTACAGTTGGCATTATGCTACCACCTTATAGTTTCCCTTAGTGACTCTAGTCTTTTCACCAGCGTCACTTCCTCTATTAATCTTTGCCCAAACATCCTTTCTACGGTCAATTCTTTCTACCGTAGCCATCTGACCATCATAAGGTCCAGAAAGAATAAGGATTTGAGCCCCGACATACACTTCCTTTGCCATGTACCCCCACCAGGATTCGAACCCGGACTAATGGTTCCGAAGACCATTGTGCATCCCTTACACCATAGAGGCAAGTGGTTGATTGGGCGTGACTCCTTTACATTCAGATAACCCGCCGCGAAAGCGCGTCTACCAGGATATACGAGTTATCCTTTGTGGGCATTCAACCGATGCCGTAAAATTTGAAGTGGTCCCACGCGGGTGCCTAACCAGGATAATAGTCTTGGCGCACCGCTCTTCAGTATCTCCCCTTCATCTTTCACCATCTTTACCTAGGTTATTACATGGCTTCCAAATCCGTTCTTTTCCCAATTCTGTGCGTGTGGCTCCCCCGGCTGGACTCGAACCAACAACCTTAGAGTTAACAGCTCTCTGCTCTGCCATTGAGCTACGAGGGAATGATGCGTAGGTTTAACTAGCCTACGCTCTAGAGTGCTTGCGCGACAGGATGCACTATCCCGGCCATTCTTTAAGGTCTGGGCTTACCGCCCCTAACTTAAATTAGTCGCTCCAGCCTAGATTTACAAGGTGACGACTGGTGAAACACCTCATTGCATAATACCCAGTTGGAGTTGACTAGACTCTTCCCCGGAACCACCACCAATGCTAGCACATCGTAGTCCGTGGTGCCATAGGTCTATACGGGCTATTCCCTATGGTTTCAATCTCCCTGCTAGAGGAGTCCCGTTCCACTTACACAGGCAGTCAGTTAGCTGACTTTTACACTTTCGGTTACCTTCTACATTCAGGTGGGGAATGTATAGAGGCCCTTGTCGGATTCGAACCGACGTATTCGGTTTTGCAGACCGATTGCTAACCACTCGCAACAAAGGACCGGGGTGACTGACGGGACTCGAACCCGCATTGGCTGCGACCACAACGCAGTGCATTAGCCGTTATGCTACAGTCACAGTGGATGGAGAGGGACTTGAACCCCCAGAGCCCTTTCGGACAACGGCTTTACAGGCCGCGACGCTACCAATTACGTGTTATCCATCCATTGCCCTTTCGGGCGTTTTACTTACTTCATTAGATTCAGATAGTTCACTCTAGCAGACGGATTCGACATAATCTCTTCCATGTGCTTTTGGAAACCATCCTTATCTAGGTGGAGACCAGCATTCTTCGCTCGTTCCTTGAACTTTTCGTACTGCTCTCTGTTCATGTATTTACCTTACCACAGTGCGTTGTGTGGATGCAAGCCTTGAATCCGGCCGAATGTGACCTCGTTCAATGTGAACTTGCTTGGACTCTTCCGTGTACATGTCCATGATGGCATCAACCTCCTGGACTGTCAAGCCTAGCTTGACTGCCATTCGCTCAATGACTTCATCATAAACCGTCACTTGCTCTGCTCTTGCCATGTCTTGTCTCGCCTTCCTACTGGACCAAACCTAGCAGATGCGGTAGCAAACTTCAACTTCTGGTCTGCCTTCTCTTCTGGCGTTGAATCATCACCCGTCGAAACAGGCTTTGGACTCTTGCTGAAGATTCCCATTTTTACCCCTTATAGACGTGCCACTCGTTACCCTGACGATGAACAATTAGCTTCTCACCAGGATACTGACTCTTTCCAATACTCGCAATCCATGCATCTGCCTCAATTCTAGACTGAGCCTTGTGCAATGGTTTCTTATTTGTATTAACCATGTGGTCCCTCACGGAATCGAACCGTAGACTATCGGGCTTCAACCGACCGCTTTACCAACTAAGCTAAAGGACCGTGGCGCAGGTGGGATTTGAACCCACGATACGGGATTATGAGCCCCGCGTGATAACCGAACTTCACTACCGCGCAGTAGCGGCAACTGGACTCGAACCAGTGGCCTTTCCCTTATGAGGGGAACGCTCTGACCAACTGAGCTATACCGCCACAGCGTCTCTCGACGCCTTGTTCTTATATACTACATGACAAGCTCAGGCTTGTCAACTGAGAAGACCCACCGCAGTTGCGTCATTCACGTACTTGTCCATGTCATGAATCATAGCAGCATTAAACGCATCGTCGGGCATACCCTTGTAAAGACCATCATCCGGAGCCTCAACATTATCCACAAGACGACCGGTGGTCATGTTGTCAAGGTCCTCAACGAAAGCCTTGGCACCGAGGTCATTGCCAACCCGAAGAATCTTGATGAACACAGGATACTGAGAAAGCTCCTGAATGTACTGCTTCACAAGACCCTGATTCTGAGGCATACCATCCGTCACGATGAAGAGAAGGATGGGGTTCTCCTGCCAAGCATCTCCCATATCCTTAACCATGTCAAGGATAGCCTTGAGAGAGTCAGCGAGATTCGTACCGCCCCACGGGGACCAGTTATTCGTCTGAACGACGTTATTAACGTTCGTCAGGTCAACGTCACCATGCCAAACGTGACTGTTAGCAAACCCGCCAAAGGGCACCAGACCATCAGCATCAACCGAGGCAGACCACGCAAGCACACGGTCAACAATCTCCTGAACAGTACCATCATAGAAGAACGGGTCCATAGAGTAAGACTCATCGAGCAGACCAATTACATTCCACACAACACCGCGAGAAGGACCACTAACATTCTTGTTCAGGTTAACAGCAGACTCAACCTTCTTCTCGAAAGAAACACCAACCTTCTTAATAAGGTCAACAGGTGCAGCGGCGACAGAAGGGTCACGCTTGACAACCTTAACAGTCTTGAGGACACGCTTAGAGTTATCAGCGACGAAAGCCTTGCGACGACCGAACATTTTTTCTCCTTTGTTTTATTAAATGGAAAACCCCCGCCAGAAACTAACGGGGGTGTTTTAATTTTACGTACTCCGAGGGAGACTTGAACTCCCGACACGACGGTTAAGAGCCGCCTGCTCTGCCAACTGAGCTACCGGAGCATTGATGGATTGTTCGACGTAGGTTTGGCTCCGCGTCTCGAACTTCCGGCAATCCATAGCCAACTTCCTGATTACCTTGACCTCCATCGTGGCCGTTTAGCTTTACTCTATCAGAAGCTCACATTATCTGCAAGCCATACGACAAGAGCAATACAGATAAGAACTCCTGCGATTGTCCATACTACGTCGCTACCTCTCATGCCAACCCTCCTTAGAAAATCAGCATCAAGATAACGATGATTACCAAGATTACTAGTAGTGTGTACAGCATAGCTGTCCACCTCCTTGTAGGTCAAATATGACCAGTGGAGACTGCCGGGCTCGAACCGGCCACCTCTTGCTTGCAAGGCAAGTGCTCTACCTACGATGAGCTAAGCCCCCATTGACTCTTCTATCATAGCAAGAGTCTTGGTGTGTGTCAACCTAGACTTTCAACATCAAAATGTGACTGAATTACATCTAGGTGCTGCTGGCAGACTGGGATTGGAATTTGCATTCCATCTTCCATCTCTGCAACAATATCACCTACAGCCTCTCCAGTGCAACCCACATTTTCTTGAATGTCTAGCCCACAGAACTTCTTTACAGTCAGCCCTTGGTTTTCTAGGTCACTTAGGTTCAGCAATCTTCAACACCTCATACTCTACCACATCAACGCCACCCGCGCAACCCTTGCCAAAATTGTCGAGAGCAACGTCTAGTGCGTCTCCTGCGTCAGGTGCCTCAATCTTTACAGTCAACTGCAAAGTTAGTGTATACTCTTCCATGACGCTCACAGACCTTCCATGTACTTATACATTACCAGATTGTGGCGTGCATCGTCAAGCGCGTTGTGCTCTCCATCAGACTGCCTTGGCAGCTCTGGATATCCCTTGTATTCCCAATGCTGTCTCAAATCTCTTGTAAACATCGGGAATCCGGTAGGCAAATCAATCATTTTACCAAAGAGCTGACAGAGCGCTACATGGTCATAATCAGCATACCAGGCCCACAGTTCAGCCTTTGCTTCTCCATGAGGGTCATGGAATTCGTCCTGACTTTCCATAACAAATTCGATAATTTCATCTCGAATTTGTTCACGTGTCTTTACGAAAGGCCCTGTTGGAATGATTGTATATCCACCATGATTAATGTCTTCAACCACTACATGGTCGATAGTATTCATTACATGGTTCATTAGCCATGTATTCTCGAACACCCTGCGATAATCTGCATCAGATGATACCGCATAGTATTCCTTACCGTCTCCACGAACAATGCCAATTGAAATCAAGTCAATCGTCTTACCATCCTCATGGAATTCGGTATCATAAAAAAACTTTCTCTTAGGCAACTCAGTCCTCCTAAATTTTCTTCTTAGGAGTATCCTACCACTCATATTATTCTTAGTCCAATACATTCTGAGCTGTCATGGCATACAGAGGACAGTTGTCCACATCCGGGTCTTCCGGATTTTCACAAAAGAATCGATGAATGTGCTCAAACAGAGCGTCTTCATCGATTTGTGAATTGGATTCGTAATAGATAGTTAGTTTACGTTCCACGCACCCCAGACTGGATTCGAACCAGCATCATCCGTTATGCACCTCTGGTTTAGAAGACCGGGCCATTACTGGGGCATGGTGTTAGCGCACCTTGGAGACCTATTTCCTACTAGTTACTCAGGAGACTGTAGCATGGTCTATCCTTTTCACATTGTGTCTTGCCTATTAATGGCTTATGCTACCCGCCAAAAATAAGCTAGGCTAACACTCGCTAACGCAGTCCCGAGAGGATTCGAACCTCCGACCTTCACATCCGCAGTGTGACGCTCTATCCCCTGAGCTACGGGACTAAGTGGTTCCGTTGACAACGGCCCAACGGTTTCCTTAAGACCTCATGTAGTTATACTAACATGACCACGAGTCAATGTCAATCGACATATCCACGAGACTTGGCACCGATTACAGCAGCGGTGAGAGCACAGGCAGTCTCGCCATCTCCCCAACCATACTCCTGCTCAGAGACCTTTGAGCCATCACGAATAGCATCAGCAAGGGTGTAACTCGTGAGAACACTCATGCCAATTTCATTGATGGTCTCCTGAAGTTCCTTGGCCTTCTCATCAATCTTGTTCATTATCTACCTCTACCTTAAAAGTTAGGTCAATGTCAAGGGTGTCTAGCCAATCAGCAATCTCTTCCCTTGTCCATTTATGCTGGTCATTCAAACTAATAATAACTCTTTCCAGAGTATTTTCTGAACCTGTTACTGGATGCTTTACCTTTTCTCTAACACCCGGCAGCAAATTCACTCTCTCATCCTTACCACTATATACCGGCTGCTTGCTGTGCGCAAGTGGACCGGAGAAATTTACTTCCTTAGTTGGTGGCGGAACAAACCCGCCGCTGTGGTACTTTGCTCCATTCAACATGCCAAGAGTATACCTCATAAATGAGAGGTCAGGACCCATCATTGGCATAACTTCGTACGCCTTTGACCATAGAACATTTTGTGCGTGGTTCATTGCTGTCGAATCATGAATGCATTCTTGTGGGATTGTGATATCAATACAACCCTTATGAACTCCAGAGTAATAATTGAGTCTCATTGTTACATCCCACTGCAAATCTGTCTTGATTAGTTCTAGCGTTGGCTCATGAATCCCGCCGGAATACATGCTTGCCACAATATCAATATTGAATATGGTGCTATCAACATACTGATATTCAATATCCATACCCCCAATAATCTTGGGGGAAATCCAGCTATCTACCTCAAAGCCCATCTGAGATTCAATCCTCTTACAGGCCAGGCTAAAAACGTAGCCATCATCAATATTCTTCAGTGCAGCTAGTAGGCAGGAGATTACAACGGCTGTAGAATATTTGTAGCCTGTCTCCATTCGGACGTTTGCTTCTGTGTCCAGAGTCCTTACGTGCAACTTATGCACAATCTTACTTTCTAGTTTATATTGGAATGGTGCAGAATATTGGTCTGCATACACATCCATATAATCATGGTCAGCACTGACTTCATAATTGACGAAGGCATCATTGTACATGAACATTCGTCTCCTTAAAACAAGCTTGGGGGGTGAAGATTTCTCTTCACCCCCCAGTGTTTCAGATACGACCAGCGCTGAAGTCCGCGAGGGCCTTAGGCGCATTTGCATCGAAACCAACGAAGTCCATCATTCCACGGTCCGTAGGGTCAGCGATGGTGAAGTCCGTAGACGCCACACCGAGAACCGCAAGACGCGCATCAATTCCGGTCTTCTGACGGTACTGCTTAAGTGCCTGGAAAGGCTTCTGGCTTCCGCCCCACGTCTCGTTATCAGTGATAACAACGAAGGTGTCAACCTGAATTCCCTTCTGGTCAGCGTACTTAATTGCAGCAGCCGCATCCGTACCACCGAAGTTCCTGTTACTCACCTTACGCATTGCGTCGGCAAAAGAACTCTTAGCGGTAATGCCCAAGTCAACAATGCTGCTAGAGAAGCCAACAATGTCACTGTAAGGCTCAGTGCGAGCAACCGTCATGGCAACAGCCGCAGAAACCTGAGCGCAAGAAAGGTCAAGTCCGATGGCGCTCTGACTCATGGAGCCAGAAACGTCAGTTGCAACGAGAGTCCTCTTGCCAGAAGGCTCGACAGTCTTGAATGCCATGTGGAATCCCTCATTGAGAGCATCCACAATCTTTCCATTAGACTTCCAATCCTTCTTACGTCCGGCACTCCACATGCTGTAACCGTTACGGTCAATCTGACCGTACTCGTGAACAACAACCGCATTCAGGAAGTTGATTGGGTGAAGACGAGTCTTCTGAATCATTTCCTGGTTAGCAATTGCATTCGCGTAGTCAGTTGCGAAAACCATGTCATCAAACGCACCAATTCGAGCGAGTCGAGTGATGTTACGAATGAGAGCCTGGCCACGAAGCTGACCATTGTAGAAGAGAGTCTTCCACACCTTCACGTCCTTGAGGAACTGAGTAGGAATGGTCTCCCAAGGAAGGTTCCTAAAAGTCTCCAGCGTCCTGATAACATCCTTGACCGAAGTCGCAGACTGCATCTCAGCGAAGCCCTTAAGAATTTCCACCTCAGACTCTACGTCCTTGCCAAGGATGAAGTTGCCAACGCCCTGGTCCACACCCTGAGGATGAGACAGACGGAACAGGTCACGGTGCGTCCAACCATTCCTCTGACGGTACTTGACAGCCTGGTATGCAAGCATATCCAGAGACTTGTTCTCGTACCACTCAGCGACAGAACGACGCTTTGCACGACCCCAACCACCAAGGTCATCGATGTACTGTGCGTACTCGAACAGGTGGGTAGAAGTACGAGCAACCTTCTGAACGGCCTCACGAGCGTAAGCCTTATCCTGACCCTCCGTCATAACCGTAGCCATAGCGAAGAGCGCAGGAGAATTCTTAAGCGCACGACCATTTACAGAGACGTCAACAGCAGTGTCCACGACCAGACGCTCATCCTTACGGACCATCTCCTTCAGGAAGGAAATGTTCTGAGCCGTCAACTTCTGCTCACCAACGTAGTAGGTACCCTTGTCAGTACCAAGAACCAGGAATCGCTCAAGGCGAGACTTGTCGTCTACCTTGAACACAAACCCGCCCGCGTTGTTCTTTACCTCATCCGTGCGACCAGGGGTACGCTTTGTCTGAGGAGTAGAAACACGGTCCTGCTTCTGAGAAGCAGCAAACTTACCAAGTGCATTAGACATTTTCTAATCCTTTCGGCCCATTCTGGGCATATTGTTTATGGAAGCTTGCCGGTATTACCGGCTATTAAATTTTAGACCTGAATGAAATTGTCAATTTCATCGGCTGGAACATTCTGAGCCTTAGCCATCTCCGCACCCTTAATCATGTTCTCTGCTGATGTTAGCAGACCATGAGGAACAACCACAAGAGGACCGACGTCAGGATTTCCCTTTGACTTATCACTCAACTTGTATGGACACTCAAGGTAGTATGACTGTCCTTGTGCTGGACGAATCCACTGGACACCACATTCATACTTCCATGCAACCCGCGCCTTGCGTGTCTTCTCATTGATAGACTCTACCACACCAATCTTGTGACTGGAAGAGTTGCCTTGCCTAGCCCCGCGAAAAACCACAGAGCCTACCTTTACGTCCTGGCCTAGCCAGTTCAGCATTTAATCCACCTCAATGTAATAACTGATGATGTGCGTCTTGGTTTCAACAACCTTGCCTTCCGGCCGCACGTTGCCCTTGAACTTTAGCGCACGCATCTGCACATCGTCAAGTACGCGGTAATACTCCTCATCAAACTTCTTCACAAGGTTTGCGTTAATCTTCGGCTTCTTCTCGTAGCGAGGCATTGTCTCTCCTTTTCTAGACAAAAGCTTAGCCCCTAATGATATGACGGATATATAAGCGTTCCTCGGGTTTACGTTTTGCCAGTTAAACTACAGGCCCAAGAGTGGACCCGCTGGGATTCGAACCCAGAACTCCTCATTCACAGTAAGATAACCAAGAAACATCCGACCCGAAATCATTAGGGGCTAGAAGTTTAGAACGGATATGTTAGAGCAATCGCGTTTATATTCCCATAATAGATAAGCGATTGCATCCGACCCGAACGCTAAATATTCAATTGTTTAAGATGCCCACTTCTCGGTGAGCCACGTCTCAAGAGCCTTCTTAGTCTTGAAGTTTGTCACATCATTCTTGCCAAGGTGAAGTGTGTAGTTGCTACGACCAGTCTTCTCGACCAAACCCCGGAACTTTCCACTAACCTTAGCAGAGAACCACCCGTCCTTGTCAAGCTCAACAAGGTCGAACTTCTTAACTCGTGCCATCAGAACTCCTTTTGTTCATTTACGAAAGCGCGCCGTACGGGAATCGAACCCGCCTGATGTCTGCCTTGACAGGGCAGTGGCCACAACCTAGCAGCCCCACGGCGCATATTCATTTTATGGGGACGGGATGATGAAGAACCCGCGTGCTTCTTGCCTGACCATTGGTCAATCAATTCCCCTGCACTAATAAAACCTTATCACGAGCGACGTGTCGTGTCAAGCCTTCTGTTTACTCTGCGCTGAAGCCGCGCTCGCTTGCTTGCCTTACGTCGTCGTGCAATCTCTTCGTAACTAACTGTATTAGCATAGACATGCTTGCTCTGAAGTGCAAGGATGATTGCTAGCTGATACGAAGTAGGACCGACATTCTCTGTCTCAGTCATACTTTACTCCTTAGGGTAAAGCGGAGGCGGTGAGATTCGAACTCACACGTCCTTTCGAACGTACGGTTTTCAAGACCGTTCCACGCCGCCGATGTTAGCGCCTCCATAATTGGGTATGTTGCAGTAAACCAGTGGGCACCACGCCCCATCCCCATGAGGGGGGATGATAAGAGTTGAACTTATGATAAAGATTTCCATCCGACCCAAAGCTTTTGCGGATATAATATTGAATTCAGAAGTGGGATTCACTAACTGTTCAGGCTAGCTGAGACCTCTCTCATTCACCCCTTCAAGGAGTCGAACCTTGACTTTCTGATTTATGGTAGGAAGATAACTGAATTCATCCGACCCGCAAATTTTAAGTTTTTCATGGATATGTTGTTTCAATAGTGTTTTTAATGACCACTGCTCTGCCACTGAGCTACCCCGACTTGAAAGCCGGGACTAGGATTCGAACCTAGGACACGCGGTTTGGATTTAAGTTAAACTATTGAATCCGACCCATAAAGTTGGGGCGGTGGGATTTGAACCCACGACCGTTCCGTTATCAGCGGAATGCTCTAACCAGACCGAGCTACACCCCAATAGCGCCTAAGCGCTGTAAAACATTTCGGATATGTTGTAGGCGAGGGAGATAGTGTTATAGTCACCACACTCCCTGGAATCCACCAGGAATTACCATTGACTGTTGTATAATTTAGGTTAGATAACCCTCATCCAGCCGACCCGAAAGCTTGCTGCTTACTTTGTTCTTCTAACGTACCATCTACTCAGCAGCTTGTCAACCACCGGGCGGAACTTGAAGAACAATGCCTTCAACTTGTATACCATCGTAGCACCTCCAAGACTTGGAAGTCAAGCACCCCAGGAGAGATTCGAACTCTCACGAGTCGGTTTTGGAGACCGACCGACACAACCTACGCTCTGAGATATGGGACAGTTTTTACGGATTCTCACCGATGGATATGTCCTTAACCCAATTGCTGCCCGCCCAGGATTCGAACCTGGAACCTCTCCGTCCAGAGCGGAGTGCAACTGCCAATTGTGCTAGCGAGCAAGAGCCCGGATGTTTTAACGTCTTCCGAAGGCTTCTGACGTGTTACTACCTTACCACTTGACGACTGGGGTTGTCAAGTCAGTCCCACCAAGCGCCTAGACGCTCGGAAAACTTCTTCATTGCTTCGACAGCCTCTTCATACTTGACTGCCTGTTCGTCAAACTTAAGTCTACTGTATTCCCTGCTAGCGTAAAACTCAAGGGGTTCGTAGATTGTCTTGCAGAACTCCGCAAAATCTTCCATGTTGCTGAAGTCACTATGGTATCCGTGACCATCTGAGAATTCTCTCACAGCCCGGCCAATAACACCAGCAATGTACGTATCAAAATTCCACCAGTCAAATGTGGAAAAGCCTGACTTAGCTCGTTCAGCATAATGCTTCTCAATCTTGTCAGGCTCATCCTTAAATGACTCAAGTGGCCAATCCCACTCAGACATTAATCTCCAATTATTATTGCTTGGATAGCACTTTTACGTGGTATGTGTCCGATAACACACATCCAACAGTGAAACTTACTGTGGTCACATTCCTTTGGTCGCTTCTGAAGCGTCTTAGGGAATGCAGCCGGTTGTGGTCCAGAATTACAATCCGGGCAGAATTCTCCGAGAAGAAGAATTCTGCCATTCATGCAGGTATCACATGACACTGGACGAGGAACCCTGATTGTTCTATCCTTCTTTGGACGCTCAGGAAGCGTTCCATCTGGATTGGGAACAATATCACTCTTTTGAGTATTGCAAGGTCTGTGAGCCTTCCTAAGGTTCGAAAGGTCATTGACCTGCTCATAGGTCCATCCTTCTGCATATGCTACAGACTGTGGGTACCAGTGGTCAATGGTTACCTCATGCCATTCACTGTTTATATCCTTAGAAAATGGCTTCTTACACAAGAAACAGTCTAAACCGTCTCTAGCCTCAATCGCAAGGATTAGGTCCTCGCGCGTCATTATGTCATTCATATCTCTTTCCTCGCATGGCAATTTATTGAGAGTCGGGATAGTCAGATTCGAACTGACGACTTCTGCATCCCAAATGCAGCGCTCTGACCAAGCTGAGCTATATCCCGAGGCAGGCACTTATTTCGCCCGGTGTGCCTATACCGAGGTTCTTCAATGCGCATTGAATAAGCTTGTAGAAGCGACACACTAGTTCGTAGCACGTCTGCCGTCTAGCGTTTTCGTATCCTCAGGTTACGTCCTTCGATACTCCTGGAGAGCTTCTACATTCCCCATCGTGCGGGTAGCCGGAATCGAACCGACGTCAGATGTTCCCAAAACACCCGTTATACCACTTCACTATACCCACAGGTGAGAAGCTGGTGACCGAACCCTATCCGGACCTGGCCTCTCATGTTTTTAGTCTACCATAACCCCCCGATTTGTGCAATCAGAGGTACTGGCCAAGACCCTTACCATCAAAAAGACTCGCAAGCTCAGGACGCTGAGCGAGAATGTCAGTCTTAGCAGCCTCAAGAGACTCCTTGCTGTACTCCCTTGTCTTCTCAGGGTCGAGAACAACCATAGCACGAGTCAGGGTGATAAGCAAGACTGCTGCTGCCTTGTACTCAGGCTCGTCATACACACCGATAGCGTGCATGTCCTTCGTAACCTTGGCAACCGCCTCAACGGCACCCTTAGCAAGCTCGAAACGCTCTTCAACGGTGGACATTTTGTTTCCCTTCGTTCGTTAACTGATGCTTAGAAGCTTAACTCAGCACTGACTCTCATGTCAAGAGCCTGTAAAGGTTGTGCGTGAACTCCGAATAGTGCTTACGAACAGAGCCGGGCGGAAGTCCGCCGTATCTTGTGTACTCTTCTTCAAGAGCTACAAGATTTGCGTAGGCAGTAGGACAAACGTACACCTGACCATCAGCATAGTCAACCCGATAGAGCTTGTTGGGCTTCGGGATGTGCTTGCCCACGCATTCACATACTTCATTAGTATTAACTAGAGTAATCTTCATCTCTTTGCTACTAATTGTTTTAATTAGTTTCTATTCTAACTCCTCTCCTAGGATGCTGTCAAGAGTCAGATTGTGGAGATTCTGGCAAGGTACTCTTCAAGCTCCTTCGGCATCTGCCTCTTTGGAGCACGAATCACGCCATCCTTCTTCATCTGTTCATAGTCTTCAATGCTATTCCGCCTGACCTCTTGCCGTACAGATTCTAGAGTCTTAACCTCAACAACCTCATCTAGATTTCGTGGCGTATGTGCGATAGCATTGTAAATTGCACCACAAACAGCATCCGCCAAGTCCTTTGAGCCCTTTCTTGGGTGGTCAACCTTGTCATTCTTCATAATCCTAAGCTGTAGAAGCTCTTCAATAAGCAATTCAATCTTAGGGCCGACAAGTCTTTCCTCTGCTACTACCATAGCAAAGTCCTCATAGTGCTTCTTTGCTACAGATAGCCGCTCGGAATTCAATCCACGCTCCTTCAAATACTCCATAGTGTCGTGAGACTCCCAGCGGTCAAATGTGACGAGACGAATATTGAACCCACGACGCTTGAGACTCAGGATATATTCACGAATCTCAGTAAAGTCTACGTTCTTCGTCTTGCTCGGAGTCCAGTATCTCACTTGGTCAACAACTACAACCGGTGCTGGTTCTGTCATCTTACCACCAATATTTCTCTGCTCCCACTTTTCTACGTGAGCCAGAGCAACCGCCGCATGGTCGTGGACACGAGCAAGGTCCACGTGGACGTAATAACGCTTCTCCGAGTCCGGAATAAAGTTTGGACGGAAGGTGTTGTCATCGTTTAGCGTGCTCTGAGAATTAAACGCTGTCTCAATCTTGGCCCGGTCCTTGAAGAACGCGTCGATAGCATCAGGTGGCATACATGCGAATCTGGATAGACTATCAATAGGGTCATCAAAGAAATCACGAGTAAAGTCATCGATTGACTTTGTAGGATTAACTTCCCATGTAGGACGCTTAAGGGCATAAACCCTAGGCGTCTTGTATGAGATAATGTTGTCCTCTTCCCATTCGATAGAGAATTCATTTCCTTCTGTATCGTCAGGAAGCTCGGGGTCAAGCTTAAATGTGTGCTTGCGAATAATTGTTTCCTTCTCGGCAATAACAGCCTTGTAACGCTGCTGAATAAAGTCGTCTCGGAAACGAGGGAACGAAAGCAAAACCAGCTTACCAAAGTCAGGGAATCGTGATGAAACTGAAGCCCTATACATCTTATACACAGCCTCAGCCGTCTTTGCCTGTTCATTTCCAGAAGTAGACTCAAGAGCAAAACCGGAAATCTCGTCAAGAACAACGTAAATTACGTTATATCCTTCCCAAGCCTCGCGCTCAGAGTGACCGGAATAAACGTTGACGTTCTTATCAAAGGTTACCTGACCATTCTTGATGTCGTACTTTCCGATGAACCAAGGTGAGCGCTCAATGCGGTTCTTAAAGCCCTTGAAGAAGACGTTCGTGGCCTGCTGAGCGTTAATAGCGATGTTCAAAATATCGATGGTGTCACCGGGAGGCTTGCCATAATACTTGGCCGGGTCCTTTAGACACAGCAGCAGATACACGATGTAGGCACAGGCGATGGTTGACGTATAGTCCTTACCACTTCCCTTGCCTAGCTGGAAGATAACCTCGTTACATGTCTGAGACCATCGCTTCTCCCCCTCTTCGAAACCATACAGGTTGTGCAGCGTTTCGCGCTTGTAAATCTGTGTAGAAGCTTTGATTAGGGTGTACTGATACTTTGACAGTGGTGGTAGCCCGAGGTAATCCTCAGACTGCACAAATTCTTCAATGGTGACTGGACGCTCTTCAAATTCTTCACCGTCCAGAATATTTAGTAGGTCATTAAAATCGAATGACATGAGAAACGCCAATAGCCCCGCCCTCCTTACGGAGGACAGGGTATCAGCTTTCCACCTCCCCAGCAAGTGTCACTGGTTCAGTCTTGCCTGTCACCTTGGACAAGCGTCGTGCAACTTCATACTTACAATGCTCACAATCGCTTGTGACTTCCTTTAGAATATTGATGAGGATAGCCTGCTTTTCTTCCATCTCAGCAAGCTCGTCACCAATTGCAGCGTCATCATAAAGACCCGCCTTTTGAAGCATATCAATCTTCTTGGCTTCAACGTCAGCAATATTCTTCAGAACAGCATTCTTTGTCTTGTAATCCTGGTTGGTATCTGCCTGTTCGACGGTTTCCCAGAAACGCTCAACAATCATGGAATAGTGCTGAATACCAGCCTGCAATGCCTCCGCAGCCTGTTCCTTGATGTCATCATTTTCCCGTGCAATTTCGCGCCATTCGGAAATAAGGTCGAGTGCTTCAGCACGCTTAATGCCCAACTCCTTAGCAATAGTAGTTGGGTTGGTTGTGCCCTTAATATATAGCTGGGCTACCTTATTGATTTGCTCATATCTATCAAGCAATTCAATTTCGTTAGACATTTACCGTATCAATCCATTCAATTACTGTCTTACCGCCATGACCATGAATCTTCTCAAGTTCAACAATGTTATTGTACAGAGCTGTACTTGAAAATTCGGTAAGCCATCGCATCGCACAAGTTCCATCATCAAACTGGACTCCCTGTGCGACGGTACCGGTGCCAGAAACACCGGTCTCATCTTCATTTCTTACGAGATTAAACCGTCTCATACCTTCTTTGTTCGTCGCCTACGCTTAGGCTTTACGACACCCTTGATTGCTTCTGGATAGAACGACCTAAAAGCCGAACCTACTTCCATGCAATCAATCCAGACCTTTCCGGTCTTTGTGTTAGTCGCAAGGCAGCGAAACTTAAACTCTCCTCTGTGGTACTTTACCTTGAATTTTGTTCCAGGAACCATTGTGTCTCCATTATGTTCATACTCAAATGAAGCCTCAATGTCTGGATGGTTCTGATATGCCTGCTGCCACCACGCATCTGCGTTAGCAACATTTTTGGTCCTTGGTGCCATTATACCTTCAAACCCCCACTTGTACTAGTTGGAGCCCAAACGCCACCAGGACGGTCAATAGCGCGAATAAGCCTGTTACCACAAGACTCACACTTCTGGCTATCACGCTCTGCGATGCTTACAATCTTTTCCTGGTCATCGTCACAACACTGACACCAGTATGTATAAATTGGCATATTATCCTTTCTAAAACAATTGTAATCTTAGTCAACCAAAAAGTCAAACACTAAGATTTCCAATAATTGTAGCATACTCCTGAATACTCTTGATGCGCTTCCTGTTGTCTCCAGGAACCATGTTCCACGGTCGATTTACAAGATAGCAGTCAACACCCGCCGCAACAAGGGCATCATAGTTCTCCAACTTGTCCTCAATGAACATGTCAGTCTCTCGACACGTCTTGTCAGCAGAGAAGTCAATCGTATCATACGGAATATCGTTCAGATAGAGCCACTGCTTCGTGGCGAAATGAGAACGCTCTGGGGTGCTGCCAAAACTCCTGTCCGTAATGATATGAACCGAGTGACCCAGGTCCTTCACAAATCTCACAGCGTCAGAAGAATTGTCACGGGTGCCTCCATGAGCGAAAACGAAGCCCGCGTCCACACCCTTGTGACAGTGGTTTACGAACTCACTGTCTGTCATGCCCCAATGACGGTAAAAGTACCATTCGCTAACTTCACCCTCACACATCTTGTACCTCTTGTCATAACCAAAGTACCTCATGTATTGGCGAAGAGATTCAGCGAAATCGTACATTACGCCATCGATATCAAATCCTACCCTCAAGAATCCTTCTCCTTACACTATCATGAAATTCCTCAAGAGAGCCATCATTATGAATGAATCCATCATAATCATAATTATCCAGGGCGGTTTCAGAAACATGGTTGTTCGCAGGACCAACACCCTCTCGAACAATCCTATACATTCTTCCGCCACGCTGTCTAATGCCATTAGCCTCGTTAACGAAGCGAACATCCGTCACTACATAATTCCTATTCATATGCATGGAGTTGAATGTGGCATCCGCCCAAATTTCATTTCCGAGAATACCGCGAACACAGTTAGTACCAACTACCTGCATCCACCTTCTGATATCCTGAGCCCAAATTGTATCTTTGTACCCATTCCATCCGTACCTATCGATTACATCCCGCAAATTTGCAATCATTCCATTACAGTTTAGTGGGGGATTCATCTCATACATGAATTCTCTCAATTTGTCAGCGAAGGCAATACGGCGAAAGCCGATGCTCTCCAGAGCATCGGCTGCCGAATCCTTACCTGACCTAGCGTATCCAGCCAAGCCGATAATCATTTTACATATACCTCAAAATCTTGTATGCCTCTCGAAGGGCCTTTACGTCATTGTATGACGAATGGTCCGGCTGTGTCAAGACATAGCCTCGCTTCTCAAGTTCCTGAACAATCTTGAACATGGAAGGAACTTCATCTAGACCCAATCTTGCCATAGCGTAGGACTCAATGTCAAGCATTCGATAGTGAGCGTTCCAAAGAGCCTCAGACTCAAGGAAAGTCTTATCGAATGCAGGATTAGCGGCAACCATTGTGTTGCCCTCCATTACATCCAAAAACTCCCTGATTTCGTCCATTGTGGCCTCAGGCATCTTATCGACACCACGCTCGTAAAACTTGGTGAGGTTGTCGATAAAGTCCGGTACTTCCTTAACGCCAAAGTACAAAGTCTTGATGTCACCTTCAAGCCTAGCATATGAAAGTTCAACTAGGTAATCAGATGATGCATCAAGGCCCGTAGTCTCAGTGTCAACAAATACAAGTTCTTTCATCGTCCAAAAGTCTCCTGTTCAAAATCATCGATGGAATCCAGAGCGTCATCAATACCCTGTCTCCACCACCGGCCGGAAACATTATTCCACGTCGCCTTTAGACGACCAGGAACAGGAATTCCTCGGTACGTCCAATTATCTCCCTCAGGATAGGGAGCGTATCCTTGGCCCTTATCAGCCATTTCTCAACTTATCCTTAATCTTAGTAGTTGACATTCCTGTTCGCCTGTCTACATAGACAAGCATGATATCTAGACTATCGAGCCAAGCCTTAGTGAACCCCATTTGTCCATAGTAGTCACGACCAGCCCAATCAGAACCAATCGCCACAATATCAATGGACTTCCTTTCGTCCATCATAAACTTCTCAATAGTGATTTTAGAATTCTCTTCGCCTACATTCGGAACGACCTTATCAACATACCGGCAAGAAGTCAATACAACCTCTCGCTCTCGATACGTCTGGACCGGAGGATTAATCTTGAACCTCTTAATAAACTCATCTGTATTAAGAGAGACAACGACAATTCCATCCGGTCCAGCCATTCTTTTGCACGAACGAAGCAACTCTACATGACCCTCGTGGAACAAGTCAAATGTTCCACCGGTGTACACGATGTTACTCATTAAGTGTCAAAATCTCCACATCAAACGCCAGGTCATTCCTGACGTACTCATTATAGGCACGCTCATCATTTTCCCATGTAGGACCTGAGTTGGCTTCTGCATAGGTTTGGTCGTGCTCTGCCTTACCAGCATATGGGTGTAGGTGCTCCATGTCAACCCCTGGCAAATATGTCAGGGTTCCTAGAGCCTCACCGAGAGTCTTCCAGAAATTATCCGCAAACAAGTGGATAAATGTTGGCGGAACCATGTAGCCCAAACCAGTTACGATTCGAGCATCCAAAAATACACCAGTCGGAAGACCCTCTCCCTGGTGACCATCATTACCATAGGCTACCATGTTGGACTTGAAATTGTCACGTAGCACGTTATCCCAACGAGGGGTCTTAGGAAGAACGTCATCCCCAAGGAAGCCGACAATATCATATTCGTCAGCAAACTGAGTGGCAACATCGTTCAATGTGCCAACTAGTCGCTTCCGGGGACCAATAACCAGAGGAATGCCAGTTCTTACATAATCGGCAAGGCTCGGGTCGTCCTCATCAACACAGTACATTACCTCAACATCCACCTTGGTGTCAAGCATCGCCTGGTCCAGCCGGACGATATTTTCTGGCCTACCGCGAGTAGGAACAATAACCAAAATCCTCATCTATAATCCTCCGTCTCCTGAACAATGCTCTTTTCAGTACCAGTGATGTAAACCAAATCATTGTATCTCGGCTTTGAGCAATACCCCTTTAGTTCACCACTCTTAGAGTACATGTACAAAGTGTCATCGTACTGTCCAGTGATTCCATCCCTCTTAAGAAGTTCCTTAATCATATCTGCTCCATGCTGAGTGTACAACATGGAAACCCCGCCGTATCTTTGATAGGTACGGCATGTGAATGTTCCGACAGAGAGGTCTTCTGTGTACATGTGGTCACTGTCACGAGGAAGGAATAGAGAAAAGAAGTCGGTGTCTCCGGGAAGCTCACCAATTCTCCATCCGAATTCAGTCATAAAATTCTCATTCAGAAGAGCGTCATCCTCAAATGTTACCAGCGGAGCATACTCCAAGGAATTAAGAACTGTGTACCAAATACCCAGATGGCCTACCTTGGCATCGTACTTAATTTCATACGGCCACTTTTTCATAGCTGCCCGAAGTTGTTCGGGGTCCCGCCCATCAACTACTTCTGTTTCTACATATTCTTCATTACGTAGTTGATTTTTAATTTCATCAATGTAGTGCTGTCTTGAATTATCAACACTAAAAATTGTATATCGCATTTACCTCTTCTTTACGATTTGAAAAGTGTTTAGCTGCCGATAGATAGTCCTTCTATCCACATTGCATTCTTCAGCAATATCGTCAACATTTCTCCTAAGAACAATATATTGACGATAAAGCCATGCTCTAGACAGATGCTTTTTTACAGCCATCCAACCACCTCATTACTTTCTGGATTAATCTGAAAAACCCTGATACCCTTCTTCTGAGCGTATTCAAGGCAGTGAGAGGTACCGCTTGGCTTTCCATTCCAAACTGCCAGCACAATACCAGTGTCCGGGGTGATTTGGTCAACCATCCATTCGTTACGACGAAAGTATGCCCACGGTCCTGGATAATCAATCTCTCCAGTTACATTGACAACCTCAGAAGCATACTTAATCATCTTGTCATAAACGACAGCATCCTCATTCTTGAATCCAGAAGAGCCACCCATTCTAGCCTTGTGATTCTCCCAAGGCTTGGCCGCAACATACGGAATGTTCATCGCATGAGCAGCATAGGCAAACAGCAAATCCGCACCGGCCGCGCAGCCTTGAATTACCTTCTCGGCTCCAGCAAGCATGTACACATATGTGATTTGCTCCAAAAGCCAATCTCTGTCAGTAATCTTCTCGGGCCGATGGCCTGTTCCTACAACAATCATTCAATACTCTCCAATGAAGTATTCCAGTAAGGTGGCCAATTCTCTTCCACTGCATCAATAAGCTCTTGACCACGCAATTCATCATAATATGCATACGCATCAATTCGGTGACTCTTAACCCGGCAGAAATGGTCAGGACGAACCATTTGCATTCCTACTCCGATGTCAACCCAATCACACGCATCACAATCTATATAATCTGACATGTTCCCTCCTAAGCTTGGGCCGAAGCCCTATTGCTCAATCTACCTTACCACGAGTTGTCAAACTGTAGTAGGCATAGTAAGCAATTCCCGCAGAGTCGCCAACATCATTATCTGTTAGCTCCATGTGAGGCCACTTCTTGTTGAAGTAATCCATAGTTCTTTGCTTCCGAAGTTCTCTAATTTTTGCTGAATACCAGGAAGCTGACTTATCTGGAAATTGAACCTTCAACGCAGCCTTCTCGGCAGGCTTAAAGTTTGGATTACCAATATACGACTGCCACGTCAATGGCTTAACGGTAACTACCTTAACACCCTTCCGCATCAACTCTGCGATACAAGCACCATACACCATCGCCAACTTGATTGTCACGTCGGCATTCTTCGTGCGGGCAAGGATGGCGCTCTCAAAGGCGATGTAGTCAACATCAAACTCGTCCTTGACGGCCCGGAGCTTATTTGCTGCATCCTCCAGCCTGTCAAAAACGTCAGCGCCTTCAAAAATAATCTTGCCCCACTTGATGGGCCTTCTATTGTAGAAGATGGTAAAAGCGAGCGAGTGGGTGGAACAGTCAATCCCCATCACCCTACTCGCCTTGGTCTTCTTCAGGTCTAGCAGTGACATATTAAATTCCTACAAGATTAAACAACTGCTTGCGGCGCTCAGTTTCCTTGGCCGCAGCACAACTCTGACACTCATTGCTGTCATTGTATCTAGACAGTCTTGTGTTACAGTCAGAGTTTTTGCATACACGAATGTGGCCCTGTCTACGAGCCTTCTTTTCGTAGTATTGCTCCATCAATCGAGCATTGGTCGCCTTCCGGCAACATTCGTCTGAACAATAACGCTGATTATGCGTCTTTGCCTCAAACAAACGACCACACTCAGCGTATGCACACGTAATCAAATCTTCGGAACCTCCATTACAGGAATATCAATCGTTCCCTCAGGAGAATCGTCACTCCAGCACCATTCGTAAAATGGGCAGCCCTTACAAATCTTGCTGCGCTTCTGCAATGGTCTGTTCGGAACATTGCCGTCAGTATACGCCTTATAGGTCTCTCTCATCCAATCAAGCGCATTATCGACAATCTTCTCATTAGTTTCATTCATCTCAATTGGAAGAATGAGGAATTCCTGTGAATTCTTGTTTTCATACAAGAGGAAACCCATCTTACGATTTCTTGCCTTCATGTAAATGAGAATCTGGAAAAGGTGATTTGGTGTTGGCTTCATTGTTGCCTGTCGGACAAGGAAAGACTCTTGTCGCGTTGTCTTGATTTCACCAATTACCTCTTCGCCCTTCCAATTGATTTCTACGTCAGCAAATCCGCGCACAGGCGGGTCCGACATAGTAATCTCAATTTCATTTCCTAGGCGAATTCCGGACTCATCAAACAACTTCTCAATACGTTCGTGAGCCTGTGTTCCATTAGACATATTGGCAATTCCCAATGCATCTACTGTCTCTACAAACATCCCGCCAGTAAACGCAAGAAACCAATACCTTGGGCAGGTTCCATGACCGTAACCAATGGTACTGGGTGAAAATGTCTTCTTCTGTGTATGCTTATTAGGGCGTCGCTGCTTCATATAGGCAGCCTCAAGGATTTCGGAAAGCTCATTGGCATCGAAACCCTCGGGCTGCTTACGAAACTTGAGACCCTGGATAATCTCTCGCTTCATTTAATTCCTATCTTGTTTATTGTATAACCATTGTAACACATTAAATCTTGGTTGACTAGTTTACGCTCTAGCAGCGTACTTCAATGCGTCTACCAATCGGTCCAATGCTTCCTTGGTTGAGTAATAAACGTTCTTGCGATGGTTGTTGTCTGTACCCGCCCGGTCCTTCTTAATGGTTGCGTACTCAACGGCCTTCACAGCGAACTTGAAGGAAATTGCCTGAAGCTCAACAATTAGTCGTGGAGCCTTTACAGCCGCAATATCCGGCTGTGCGATACATTTGATTGCCAGTTCAAGAGCACGGTCAAGCTGGTCGTCCTGCATGAACTCAGTCAAATCATTGAACTCTGTTAGAACAGAGACAGTCTCTAGTGGATTCTCGTCTGTCACCTAAACCTCGAACTCTGCTGAATCATTCTACCAATCTCACGATTGATTTGGTCTGCTGTAATTACTCCTCGAACTTCCACGATTACATGAACGTGACCTGTTCCTCTGCAATCCCAACACTTGCCACTCGTTTGCTCATCATATGATGTTCCCTTTCCGTCGCAAGTGTCACAGCAACCATCTTCATATTCACACGTCATACTTTTCCTTCCATGCCTCTAGCATCTCATGGAACATCTTGTCACCGATAACCCAAAGGCGGGTACGAACCTCACCTTCCTTACCAATGACCAACTTTAGGGCAGGCTGTCTACGACCGTTCTTGATTGAATCTGTAGAAACCTTTGCCCACATCTCCTGAGTCACACCAAAGGACTTGCTGTATTCCTTATAGTCTACCAGAAACGGTTCAAGAATGGCATCTCCCTTGTGCAGACCCCGCCCGGAATTTTTCACAGGCGTAGCGCCGTCTCGCTTAATCTCTTCCGCTTCGCTCAATTTTCCTCCATGCTAGATAATTCTTTACATAAACCCAACCATAGGCAAAAGCTGAGACCAGGAATCCATACTGCTCTGTCGTCAGAGCATAGGCTGTCCACAAGGTCTGAGCAAAAATCCCGATGGCCCAACCAATTTTATTGTTCTTGCCTGCAAAATACAGACCTGTCACTCCGACAGCGGTCAAAATCCATGACCACCACATTATTCTTTATCCTTATTCATATAAGCCGTAACGCCAATGAGGGTGGCAATGATTCCCAAAGCCACCCCCAAAAGCATACCGCCGAGAAATAGACTTACGTTCTCTGTAATCTCAGAGAACAAATTCCTCAACATAGGAAATGTGTCCCTCCGAACACTTCCACTTCAAAATCTTTTCTAGACGAAAATATTCCGCCTCATCAACTTGCTCATAGCAGGTCTGACAACTAAATCCGCCATCAATAGCCATACCCTTTGGGGCTTCCGCTTCCTGCTCCTGAGCAACAAATTCACTAAACTTCACTCGTCAATAACACCACCGTTTAGAGCGATGTTGACCTCCTTCTTTAGCTGTGAATATAGTTCATCGTCCTTCTTGATTTCCTCAAGGAACGCTGGTCGTCCCTGAGTGTAAACAGTCTTGTCATTGTAATTAAACCATGCGCCAGACTTGTTTACAATACCGAAATCTACAGCAAGGTCGAATACTTCACCCGCAAGGTCTACGCCTACCTGGGGACCATCGTAATACATATCGTATGCACAGCGGCGATGCTGCGGTCCCAACTTGTTCTTTTCAACGAGTAGGTCAACTCTACGACCGATAGGCTTTTCAACCAATCGGTCTCCTTGCTGAACCATGCCCTTAATTTGCTTGGCGTCGGTATTGCTTGACGTCAACTTTACAATCTGAGAAGAACCAAATAGAACCTTCTGGCCTCCGTGAGGAACCTGCTGTACATAGGTTGACTCAATCTTGGTAGTTGTCTGACTGACAAGAGCAACCGCCGTTTTTTCATTAGCATAGTGAATTGCATTAAGCATTGCTGTAATAGACTTTGCGTGAGCACCAATCTGCTTCATATCCGCGAATTCCTTTACATTTCCATCAGTTCCAACGAAAACCTCAGGAAGCAAATCACTAATACTGTCAATCACCATGAAATCAACTCCCGCCTCAATATACGGGATAATACTGTCAGTCATTGCACCTGTTGACTTCTTTCGTACATAAATCAACTCATCATTGTTGATACCAAGACGCTTACCGAATTCCTTTGTGTAGGTACCTTCCGCGTCTGCATATGCGCATACGAATCCCTGCCTCTGAAGCAAACCAATTGTCTGCATGAGAACGAGAGACTTACCACTACTCTGATTACCGTAGAAGGTAGAAACCCTACCGGTTCCGATTCCTCCATTCAAAGCGTGCGTTAGACCAATGCTTGCAAGAGGGAGCTGTACAGTCTCAATCTCCTGAGCAACCTTAAGACGCTTGGCAGTCTTGGGGTCCAATCTCGACATGAAATCTTCAAAACTCATCTGTTACGATTATTACCTTTTCTTGTATTTTCTCGACTATTCCAGTCGATTTCTAGTTGCTGGGCAAGCGCTCTAATTTGTTTATCGCGGCTGGCGCATAGTCGCTTGATAATTCGCAGAAGTTCCTCAGGGTCATCACTTCTGAAAACCAGAATGTTATCTTCTGTGATTCCCCTGAGGAAGTAGCCGTTCATCATACTATGATTATACCAGTTAGCGGTAGTCTCCACTACCCTGGATAACTCCACGATTTGCTCGGTCGTCCAACTTATCGACATTAGCCTCGGCAATGTCACCAAGACGGGCACCTAGTTCGTGAGCAAGTCGGGCAGCGTACCAAAGCACGTCACCAACCTCGTCAAGAATTGCCTTACGCTTCTCCTCAGTCAGAACGCCGTTGTCATCCCGGAGGATTTTCTTGACCTTGTTAGGAATTTCTCCAGCCTCTCCAGCGAGACCAAGGGTTGTGTAAAGGATGGCCTGAAGGTCACCCTCTCCAGCACCAGGATACATAGCTGTATCAAGCGTAAAGTCCTGGTACTGATTCATTGACATGCTGTAATCACTCATTTGGAATCCCATCTACTACTCGGAGAACTAGCGTTGCTCCGTCATCTTCAATATCAATTGCAAGAGCCTTCTCTCCAACCTGACTTCTAAATACGTCGTAGGGAATTCGGATTTCTCCGCCTGCCTCCTCTACCGCCGCCGCCAGAAATGGAGCAAGGTCAATTTGCGTAGGCTCCTCAGCCATATTCCTCCTTACAAGAAAGCTTGCGGCCCCGAAGGGCCGCTAACTCAACGCGGAATCACTTCATCAAGGAAGTAACTATCTCCGTCCTGAGTCTTCTTTAGTGTTGCTTCGACCGTGGCACCTTCCTTACAGTAGCCATAAGCCTTATGGAACATCTGTGGAAATGCTAGCACCGGGTACAAGTTCTTTTCCGCATCCGCCAGAACTAGGTCAGCCATGTTCTTTCCAGCCTTTGTCTTTCGAGTCTGATTGGAAACAACATAGTAGAATCCGTCCGTTAGCGTATTGAAAGACCTTGTGTATACGAATCTCACAAAGGTGTTCTGCGAACCCCGGACAAAATCACTCGCTTCCACATATCTAGCCAATCTCTTGTTTGCAATCAGCATAGCATACATGTTACCGGGAGCAATTAGCGTATCTTCCTTGTGGAAGAACGACGCCTCTCCAGTTTCGTCCACCACTTCAATTCTAGACCATCCCTTGCCACGCTTCACATTCTTAACCATTCCCATGATAATACTGGTTTCATCTTCACGGAACTCACTCAGTGGAGTGAATTGGTCACGAACACCCGGAGGCATATCTGGCACCTCGAACGCAGGAATGCTCAGATACTCGTAGAAGTAATGCCTCTCATCTCCTCGCTTAGGATTGTCCACAAAAGTGGCCGCTCCAATTGCATTCAGAGACTTGAGAACCCTGATATTGAGCCCGTTACCCTTTTCCATCACCTTTGCCTCTAGGGCAGCGTAATTCTCGTAAGGTCGTGAATCAATCAACTTCTTTCCGAGATTATCTGAAATGAACTTGATGTTTGCCAGTCCGAATCGAATACCATCATCCTCAACGGAAAAGTCAAGCTCGGAATGATTGACGTGAGGCAACTTCACCTTCACACCAATACGCTTGGCTTCAATAAGGTACGTGGTTCGAACGTCCTTGTCGTTCTCGTTCTTCATCATAGCATAAATGAACTCAACTGGGTAGTACGTCTTGAGCCATGCAGTCCAGTAGGAAATCATCGAGTAAGCCACAGCGTGGCTCTTGTTGAAGGAGTATCCAGCGTGAGCCTCAAAGTCATGCCAGAGCTTTTCAGCCACAGCCTTTGAAACCTTCTTAGAAGCGCCCTGGATAAACTCGTCACGATATGCGTCGAATTCACGAGCATCCTTCTTCTTACCGATAATCTTCCTAACCTTATCAGCAGTAGCCATAGACATTCCAGCAAGCTCGGTCATGGTAAGCATAACCTGCTCCTGATAAAGAATCTCACCATACGTCTCTTCGGTAAACCAACGCATGTCTTCATGAGGGAAGGTGACAGCAGATTCACCGTTCTTTCGAGCGATGTACTCAGCACCAATGGTATTCATAGCACCCGGCCGAACAAGAGCGTTAGACGCTGCAAGCTCAGCGAATGAATTCACACCACCCATATTCATGATAAGACCAGTATACGGCGTAGCCTCACACTGGAAGATTCCCTTTGTATGTCCGGCAGAAATCATGCTGTACACCTTAGGGTCTTCAAGAGGGATGTCTGTCAAGACAATCTTCCTGCCGTGTCGCTTCTCAATCATTGCCAAAGCGTCACCCATAACAGAAAGCGTCTTCAATCCAAGAGCATCCAACTTAATAAGGCCAAGGTCAGCAGCCTCATTCATGTCCAAAGCCACAAGAGCACGTCGCGGAGCTGTCTTATCCTTCGGGTCAGCAGCAGTCTCAATCGGAGCGTACTTTGCAATAGGTTCCTTAGAGATTACGATACCGGCCGCGTGCATACCAGTCTGACGAATACGACCACGAAGCTCATTCGCCAACTTCTCTACCTCAGGATACTTCTTTCGATATTCCTCTGTGGCAGAAGAAGTCTGGTACTCTTCAAAGGTTGCAATCGTCTTAAGGGCCTCGTCGGTTTCCTTAGGGTCAATTCGGAAAACTCGTGCAGCGTCACGAACAACACCCTTATCCTTGAAATAACCAACCGTGGCAATAGATGCAACATGAGTGAACTTTCGGGTTAGATAGTCCTTAATCTCGTTACGCCTACGGTCCTCAAAGTCGGTGTCAATGTCAGGGAAGTCATTTCGTTCCGGATTGATGAATCGGAAGAACAGCAAGCCCCACTTAATTGGGTCAACCTCAGTAATTCCAAGCGCGTAATTCACGAGTGAACCAGCACCAGAACCACGGCCAGGACCAACCAAAATTCCCTGGTCCTTTGCCCACTTAATCATGTTGGCAACAACAAGGAAGTAGGTGGAGAAGTCCTTAGACTTGATAATCTCCAATTCCTCTTCTAGACGAGCAACGTACTCAGGGTTCTTATCCAGACCACGATTACGCAGGCCCGCCCGCGCCTTCTTTTCCAGAAGGTCATCAGGATTTCCACTCTTGGGCTTCGGGAGAAGGTCAAGATTCTGATGGAAAGGATACTCCTCAATGCGAGAGGCAATCTCTTCCGTATTCTTTACAATGTCTTCTCGGTCGAATCCATGACTCCTGAAGTCATTAAGCTGCTCTTCGGCAGACTTCAGATAAATCTGAATTTCCTCGAATGTCATCGTGCGGTCAGGATAGAGATAGTTGAACCGCTCAAGCATGTCCATCTTCTGAGACTTGCTGAAGTCGTATTCCTTGCTGAACTTCGGATTTGTAGACAGAATTAGCATTGCCTCTTCAATCCAAAGGTCTTCCTTCCTGGCATAATGACAGTCAGAAGTTACGACAGGCTTAATGCCATTGTCATCAGCAATCTTGAACAGAGCCTCGTTCATCTTGACTGGATTGTGAGCCTGGACCTCAATGTAGAATCGGTCACCAAGAATCCGCTTAAACTCAAGCGCAATCCTTTCAGCCTCTTCGTAATTACCAGCCTCAATCGCCTTACAGAGCATGGAGTTGAGACAGCCAGAAAGAACGATAAGCCCCTCATTGTGCTCCTCAAGCAGTTCCATGTCGATACGTGGCTTGTTGTAAAAGCCCTCCGTCCATGCCTTTTCATTGAGAGTCTGAAGAGTCTTCAGGCCAGTCTCATTCTGAGACACAATGATAAGGTGGTTGTAAACATTCGTTCCGTCAGTACGCTTAGCCTTAGCTCGACGGTCAAACCGGTCGGTAGGCGAAATGTACGCCTCAACGCCAAGGATGGGAACAATTCCGGCGCTATTAGCAGCCTTCTGGAATTCACGGTGGCCAAGAAGGGTACCGTGATTAGTCTGTGCAAGGTGGGTCATTCCCAGTTCCTTGGCACGGACCATGTACTCCTCTGGAGAATTCAGACCATCCAGAGTTGAATAGTAATCGTGCAAATGCAATTCAGTATATGCCAAAGCCTTTTCCTTTCATTTTCATAATCTATAGCGCTTATAGGCTCATGGGCTACAGACGACTCAATCTCTTTTTGTTTACGAAGCTTAGTGTAACAGACCTCAGGCTCTTTCGTCTATCCCGCCGATGAATCGCGTGGATGACCTTATGGCATGACTGACAAACCCCTGTAAGGTCTGACAAACGCTCCCGGCCGAACCTTTCATAGGTATTATGATGTACGTGCAGATTTTTTCTGGACCCACACGCCTGGCACTTCCTGCCGAACGTTGTCCAGTATCTAGCACACACAAGCTTCCATCGGTCACTACCGATATACCTCTTATACTCTTCGCTAAATTCAAACATGCTCTATCATAGCAAAGAACCCCCGCCGAATCAACAGCGGGGGTTCCAGCTAAATCACATCACCACTCGTCGTCAGCAGTGCTGGTAGACGGGGTGTAAGAAGAAGCCTTAGAAGTGGAAGTAGCAGGTGCATCGCTCTCAGAGGCGACCTCACCGTAGTATTCCGGCTGCTTCTCGTACTCTACCTCACGAACAGCAGTCTTGTCAAGGTCCCAGACCTCAACCTTGCTGTCATCGAAAGGCTCATCCTTCATTCGACGGAGAAGCCACTGAGTAGACGTACCCTCACCAGTCTTGGTGATTCGGAAGTTTGCGTTCGTAATGCTTCCCTCAAGAACAGCCTCTTCAATGAGAGACTGAGCAAAGGCAGAGTTTCCATTACGAGTCAGAATGTAGACCTTAGGCCCATCTCCGAGGTCAGCGAGAACATTGATGTAAAGGTTCTGCTTCTGCCTCCAACCAGCCTTGTAGTCCAACTTGTGACGCTCACAAGCGTAACATGCGCCATCGTCAACCGTGCACAGTCCGCGACGCTTCCAGCCATCCGGGCCAGGGGCATTGTGCTCCGTTGCAATGAAGCCAATACCACGGTCCTCACGATAACCCTCCATTCCAGGGTCCAGCTCCTGAAGGAAACGAACAGTCACATTAGACTGACCCTTCGGAAACTTGAACCAATCCGCCTTGGGGCGATTACCTGCCTCAGCGCGCTCCTGCTGCGCCTTCTGGTTTGCCTGAATGGACGCGAGTCCCTTAATAACCTTTGCCATTTGTTTTATAATCTCCTATGTATATTCGAGCCTACTACCGAGGCTACTAATTACTATTGTACCACCTTCGCTCTCGCAAAGGCAAGCTTGGGAGGAATGTTCCTCCCGTCCCTCAGTACAAATTCCATCCCTCGTATACGAAGTTTGGAACCGCATTCTTGAGGCACTGACGAATTTCATCGTCAGTCATATCTCCAGCATCCTTGGCCATTCCAGGATATACCATTCCTTCTTGGTAAGAAGCCCATAGGATATCCTTCCTGTGAAGGCCCGCCGCAATTGTTGCACCCAAGTCTCTTCCAGGATTGTGGCCTACACAGAGATTGTAACCCTTCCTCTTACACTTTCTACAATTCTTGTAGATGTGCTTTTCCTTCTTGTCAAAGTCAGTCATAATAATAACACGACTGAAGTGCCGATTCAACTGCTCAAAGTGATACGGACTGAAGTTTCCTCCAAGACAAGCAACCACATTGGGAAACCCGGCTTGATGAATTCTCATTGCATCAAATGATGCTTCGCACACAATGACCACTTCACCGTGTCGCTTTGCTCTATGAATATTCCATAGCGTCTTGCTCGTTGGCAAACCTTGCGAATTCTTGAAGAACTTATTCTCCTTGTCCGCTGGCCTACCAATAACCCCAACTGGCTTTCCCTTAATGGTGTGCATTGGGACCGCGATGATATCCTTCTTTGCGGAAAAGCCAATACGGAAGAAGTCAAGAACCTCTTCCTCAAACCCGCGCTCTTCTACCATGTATCTAATAGCTTCTGGATTTTGCCAGAAGTCATCGTACATTCTATCTAGAGTGACTTGCGGAAACTCGGGAAACTCCACAACCGGCTCAAGCAACTTTTCAAGCTGTTCTGTAAAAGCCTGTTCGGTTTCGCTTCCCTTCTTAATAATCAGTCGCCTAGCAGAAAACTCATTCCGGAAAGTTCCGTCTCTCTTTGGAACCTTCTTAACAAGTTCAATCAGCGTTCCGGTCATGCCGCAGGAGTGATTGAAACAAATGAATGCACCGCTGGTTTTCGAAACACTGAATGATGGACTGAATCTATTTCCATGAAAAGGGCAGAAGCACAAAAAGTCATTGTGCGTTTCGCCTTCTACATCTACTCCGCAGGCTCGGAGGGTTGCTTCGACTTGGTTGGGGGTGTAGGTCTCCCTATCTCGCTCCCATTCGAAATTCCCTCTACCTCCCATGAACGCCTCCTTCCGACGTAAACTCCATAAACAGACAGAACGAAATCGTAAGCTGTCTCTGCCTGAATATAAGACGTTGACCAATAAGGCCCTAGGTCGAGAACTGGAACATATCCAGACTCTCTCATCTCCTTTACAATCATACTCTCATATTGGGAACGGAGCCGGGCAAAATCGGCATCGTCACCGATTTTGCCCTCTAGCCCGAACCTCTTAATTGTCTTGTGCATGTATCAAAGGTTAAACTTTTCCGTTACGATACCACGGTCAATATCCCAGTCAAGGTAGAAATCGAACATGCTTCCATGTCGATTCTTTCGACAAACAATCTCAACAAGGTTTGACTCTTCCTGGCGATGAACCGCAAAGGCCATGTCAGCATCGTATTCAATTGCCTTGGACCATGCAACCTGACTCATCATCGGAGGAGAATCACGGTCGGAAAGGTCTGACTGAGTTGCAGCCGTAATATCAATCAGCGGGATATTGTTTGTAACCGCAAGCATCTTGAACTCACGAGATACAGCCATACCACGCTCGGTAGGGCTATTAGAACGACTGTTGCACTGGAATAGCTGATGGTAGTCACAGATTACCAAGTCAGGCTTGTGCTGGTCAATCTTGCCCTGAACCGTGTTGGGGGTTACGTCATTAAGTCCCTCATTTGATACTACCACGAATCCACCCTTGTTATCAAACCTACGCTTTCCCCATGCATGGAAGTCGTCAATGTTGACATCTCCCTTAGCAAAGTCGGAGGCTCGAAAAAGGCCAGAACCCATCATGGTATAAATTCGGTCTCGCATATTCTCTGGAGACATTTCCAGAGAAACAATCATAGGCTTAAAGCCCTGCTCCCACGCCTTACACGCGAGATAGGAAGTGAACCAAGTCTTACCCTTACCCGGCCAACCAATAGCCACGATAAGGTGACCAGGGGCCATTCCGGTAGGGTAAACAGAGTCGATAGACTTGAAGGTAGTTGGAATACCAGGGCTACCAGTTGCATTACTGCGTTCACGAACGTTAGCAAAATGCTGCTCTGCCGCCGCGAAATCTGTTACGTCAACGTCTCGAACGTTGTTTGCGAACCGCCCCAACTTTGCGAGAGCGACGTTCGTCTTGTCAATGATGCGACCCGGAGCCTCACCTGCCTGAATAGCAGCACCAGCCTTGGTCACAATCTGCTTAATCCGAGCATTCATATAGTCGGTCTTAAGCTCATCGAGATAGTATTCCGTCTCACCCTTGATACCCAGGTCTTCTAGGTCATCAAAGCGCTCCTGAAGAACACTCAATTCAGGAACAGACTTATACTTTTCATAATGCGACTTAATGCTCTTCCAAACATCACCGTACGCATCGAAAAGTTCATCTACATTGTCTGCGAATAGAACGCCAATGTCCTTGTTCTTGCAGACTGCATTAATTACCTTAAGTTCAGCCGTCATTCTTGGATTCCAGCTCCTTTACTCTCTGCTCAGTCTGCTTTCGCAGTTCTGCTCTCTTACGTTCGTCTTCCTGCTTCTCTTCATAAACCTCAGAAATCTTCTCATAATTCATCAAGAGAAAATCTACGGGGTGACCGAGGCGACCAGTCTTGAAGTAGTATTCAACTACATCTCTACAACGCTGGTAGCCAAGGTCTTCCACCATATCCTGAAAGCCCCACTTGACGCGATAGCGATTGATGTTAGGCTTCCGAGAATACTTTTCGGTGAAACACTGGATATAAAGAGTAATCAGAGCATTAGCATTTTGCGCTACCACATTCTTAGAGGCCAATTTTACTCCTTAATTGCCTTAATCTGCTGCTCTACTTCGTCAACCTTTTCAAGCAGCCTGGATTCTGCCCAACCATATACCTTCTCGAAAGTCGGGTTGGGATTCCCTGCACCATCAAGCTCAAGGCCGATGTCTACGCGCAGAGATTCAAAATTACCCATGTTACGAGTATACCCCAGACTCACCTTCACTCGGTGATTCGCAGGAGTCTTTTCGGTCTCAACTTCATGCATCTTCAGCAACAACCTCCTTAGTAGGTTCGTCAATCTTAGACATATTGGCACCGTTAAACCCGAAGAAAGGCTTGTCCTTTACATCGGAACCATCCTCTTCTTCCAGGTCGATACCCAGACGCTCAGCCAGTCCAATCCACATGGCCACAGCATCCATCAACTTTTCAACATTCTTTGACTCTACAGCAAGAAACACCGCTGCGTCAAGGGCCGCCGCTGCCTGCAAAAGGGCGACGCTACCATTCAACTCGTCATCAATGGGTTCATAGGTGACGGGCTTAACCTTTACCAATCTTGCTCCTTCCAGACGGGAACAAATTCCCCGCCTTCGGTCTTAACATACGTTACAAGGTCATGACGCATCATAGCTCTCAATTCAGCCTTTGATGGAAGAGACTGTCTCGGTCTAATCTTACCATCCTTACGAGGTCTTCCAATATGGACTGTGAGAAGATAGTCATGCAAATCGAACATATTCTCTTCTGAGAACATGTAAAACAATGGTCTTCTTTTCTCATCTAGAGTGTATGTTCTTTGAGGGGCCTTAATATGACCCGCCAAAATGTCACGCTCAATGTTTACTCGATGCCTTCCAATCATAGCACTAACCTGCTTCATCTTGAATGCTTTGCCATGATTCTTTCTTACATCTGACCAAACATAACCGACACGCTTCCCCTTCGGGAAATTCCAGCAAACAACAAAGTCCTCAGGTCGATTAACACTGAGGACTTTGTGCAAATCCCCGTTCAAGTAGAAGTACCTCAGACGGGCCTTGCGTCGCTTGCGGCTGTGGCGTGGCTTTGTTCCGTTTTCCATAGCCATGCAGCAAACCTATTCTTTGTCTTATCTAGCATCCATCGCTTACCGCAGATGATGCAAAACAGTTCTACATGCTTCTTTTCTGAAAACACCCGGTCGAACATTACTCGACCGTTACACTTATTACAGTACACTAGGCTGACCAATCGTGGTCGTAGGCTTGTTAGGAACTGCATATACTCCGAGAGCACCGGCAGCGATAACAAGAACCTGAAGCCACTCAGAAGCCGTGATACCATCAGTAATTACAGTCACGAGGAATGTAAGAACAGCAGTAACAATAGCTAGAACGGCCTTTGTGTAACGAGAACCTGGAACGTTAGGCGCAGCAAAAACAGCAGCAGCACCAGCACCAGCAATGGCGACGTTAATCCATTCTACATTAGTCACAGTGTTGTCAGTAAGAGCAGCAACAACCGCAGAAATAACGGTTACAAGAACTGCTAGCAGAGACTTGGCATAAGCCATATAGGTTATACCTCCTTCACTTTTTATCTAAGCTCATTATAGCAGAGCCGAGATTCAAGGGCAATTCGAGTTGACTAGCCCTTGAAAACCTTTCCATCAACTACGCAAACGTAGTCTGGAGAGATGGGAACAAACTGAAGGAATGGAACATTGTCAATTACGTGACCGATTCCGAAACCAAGTTCCCATGACGGATTGGTTGTATACCTCAATCCGTACGCACTCGGGTCACAGAGGTGGCCGGTGCCTAGACCAACTAGAGTGGTCCCTGTCATCGGGTATGACTTATATACTACACCACCACGGTGGTCATGTCCACGAGCAAGAGAGATGTTGTAATTCTCAATGTCGGACTTTACTGCTAGACCTGTTGTTGTGGTTGTGTTTCCGTGATGTACGTAAATCCCGCCGAAACGCTCAATCGGTGGAAGCTCATACGGCCTCCATGCGATTCCTAGGTCATCTAGACTCCATAGCATGTTTGGCGTCACTTCATCAACATACTCGGGAAACTTCTTATCCATATATCCCTTTGCACGAATGTCGTGATTTCCCAAACTTGCGTGCATGTCGGCATCCTTATGCTGATTTCGGGCGAAGGTATAAAGTTCCCTAGCGCCTTCAGCATTCTTCTTTACGAAGGGAAGTGGAGAAACCCTACCTCGAAATTGTTCGTCGGTTTCCTCTTCAATCTTCTTTTCCTTCTTTAGTTGACTAAAGAATTCGTCTGTAGTTCCATCAGAAAACCTACTGTATTCGAGCTGGTCATCAATATCACCCAGGAAGTCCATTGCATCAGGCTTCCACCACTTCATTGCCTTAAAGAAAAGGTCAACGGCGCGCTTATCGTGATATGGAATCTGTAGGTCACCTACAAAAGCCCACTTCATATATTCTCCTATCAAAACAGTGAGGACCGAGTTTCCCCGGCCCTCCTGGACAATTACTTAACCTTACCTCAAACGAGTTGAGTTGTCAACCGGTCAGCCCGGTCATGTTCCTTCCTTGTGCATACGAACAGATTGTACCACGAGTTATCTGTCTTGTCGCCAGAAATGTGGTGAACTGTTTCCCATGATTTAAGGATTCGTCCCATGCTCCTTTCTGCTGCAAGTCTGTGTTCATAATACCACCCGCCCGAAAAACTCTTCGGATGCTCAGGCACCCAAACCAAAACATAACCGTTAGGATTTAGGCGGCGGTCGCGTCTATGCCACTTCTGTAGTGGAGTATACTTCATAGACACGCCTCCTTCCAAATTTAGTATCCCATCGCAATCCAGTTGATATAGATTTGCTTTGCCAAGTAGTGTGACTTCTCTAGAGTAGCTGTAGCTCCACACACAATAAATCCTCTGTGGTCCGGAACATAGCCTTCTCCCTGAATTCCATAATGAGAAAGAATAATTCTTCTGTTATATGGAGAAGTAACACTCGTAACAATTACCGGCTTAGAGCCAGCAGTAAAGAAGCTTCCAAAATTGATAGTCTTCTTGTAGTAATGTGCCTTGCTAGGCGCAATTGTGGCAGTACCACATGCAATTTTAATTCCAGAATCCTTCTTAATGGAATAAGAATTGTAATACAATTTTGGTGCTCTTTCAAAGAGGTACCGTGTATTCGATACCATCGTATTCAACTTATCAGTTGCTAGATATTCATTTGGAGCCCAATTGACATCCTTGAATGCTGAAACGGCCAATTAACTCAACACCTCCCCATCACTGTGAAAATTAGTTTCTTCATCAGAAACGACAATGATGCTTTCTCTATTGAGACCATACTTCTCGAATACATCCGGAGAAACAATGTGTCTCTTCAAACCGCGCGAAATCAGATAATCCTTTTTGTCCGCCTGATTTCTAATCAGGGTACCATCCCTAAAGCCAATGTAACCCTTCACAGGGATGTGAGCAACTGCTGATTCACTGGACAAAGAGACGTGAGTATGCCACGAAGAAACAACTCTATCAGACTTCACGCCAACACGGTAGCCATCCCTGATGAGGAAATACCCGGCCTCTGTTACGATAAAGAGGCCGTAAGGGTAATCCGTCTTCTCAGTAGGGATGTATGGCTCAGGCGTCTTCCGACGAAACGGCCACATTTTCACTTGTCTCCTCAAGGCGACTCTTCAGCTCAGCATTCTCCTGCTCAAGTTCACCAATGCGCTTGGCATTGTCCTCAAGCAAAAGGGAAGCCTCGGCTCTGATGCTGGCAATCTCCTCTTCAGCATCAGCAATCTTCTTTCCTAGACTCTGCTTTAGAGCAGTAATAGTTAGTTCTAGTCTCTTTGTATTATCCATAATTTCTTTTAACTTCTTTCTCTCTTTGAATATTATATACACAGACCGAGTGGTCTTGTCAACCCTTGTGGTAGATAGTTAGCTTTCCGTAACTAGAACCACTTGACTTACCATATAGCACGGCATAGTCTGATGTTGAGCTACCGTAGACACCGATACCTTCAAGTCTGTCGGTGTTGTTCGGGTCGGCAACAACAAAGTTATTGTACCACGAAGATGGAATGGTTACTGTCGCAGCCTCTCCACGGCTCAGATAAACGATGTTGTCTCCAGAGCTACCCTCGTTTGTCATAGAACCAACTGGGTCTCCAGAAGGCTTTGTCTGGTACTTGTGACCACGAAGGTTGATTCCAACCCCGGCGTTGTTACCGTGAGAGGTGTTTAGTCTCTTTAGGTAAATAGTCATCTTTGTTGGAGTACGAACGACACCACCAGTTGACAACTTGCTGTAAATGTTGGAACCATAGAAGTACAAACCACGATGGTTGTCATTTCCGGTCCAGTCACCCTGGTAAACTTCGTCACCATCGTTTCGCCACATACCTCCGTAACCTAGACGGTAAGAACCGGAGCTAGACGGAGAGATAGTGATAGGGCTTGCCAGAAGATATCTAGAAGCGCTCACATATGACGAGTGGTTACCAGACTTGTCGTAAGAAACCACACGGTAATAAATTGTCTTGTTCACTGGAAGACCTGAGTGTGTGTAGGTCTTTGCCTGTGACGCTGAACCAGTAACCGTAATGACTGTACCATCTGTTGTCAAGGTCTTTGTACCAGAGCTAGCAATGGTAACAGTTGGATAACGGTCAGACCTCCAAATAACCTTGACACCCGCCGTATCAGATGCGCTAGGATTCGTCCAAGCAAGCTTGTAAGAGCCTGTTGACGTACCTGACGATACAGCAGAAATACTGAATCCGGTAGGTGCTGACGGAGCGGTTGTGTCGGTTCCCGGTGTCGTCGTTGTTGGCATGGCTGATAGATTCATCTGACATCCCTCAATCGATAGAGATGTACCTAGACCAGCACCCTCAGGTGGTGACCAAAGAATACATTCACCGTTTGTCTTAACATGGAATGCCACACCAGATGACCAAGCATTACCGTTCCACATAAGAGCACACATGTACTGAGGGCTCGCTGGACGATACCCAGACGGAAGCGTAAAGATAACTGTACCAGAAGAACCGGCTGTACCAGACCAGGAACCAGCCCCACGAAATACCAGCATATTGTTAATCTTGGCAACACCAAGAGCACGTCCGGCATCAAATGGGGTCACAGCGCTTGAAGTTAGCGGAACCCACTGTAGAGGACCATCAACGATAAGCGAGCCATGAACATGAACGTCATATGGATAAGCACCATCAGCCGCAGGCTGAGTTGACAATGCCCAAGAACCGTTAGGGCTGGTAAGAGCCATTCTTCCTGGGAATGCACCATCTGCCATACCATAAATAGCAATTCTAGATTCCTCAACTCCTTCTGAGCTAAAGAAAGATGTTGTAAGTGAAACTCTAGAACCATTGGTGTCAGTGTAATTGATGAGTCTTAGACCACCAGTGCCCGCCTCATTCTGAAGAATGACACCCTTGTATCCTGGAGCATCAGGCTTACCAGTTCCACCAATGACGGCCGCAGGAAGCTGGAAGTCATTGTCTGCAATAATAAGCGGTCCACGACTTCTAACAACTTCAGCATTCAAATCAATCTTACTTGCCGAAGCCGAGCGGAAATCTGTCTTCTTATCATTCGCCTCAAGCTGGACATCCTCAACATAAACAATGTCACCTGTGGCACCATTAAACCAACTGAATGAGAATTCAATTGTGTAACAGGTATCCGGAACAACAATTGGAGTTACAAATGCGTAGTATGTCCAGTCATTATTCGTGACAGCCTTTTCAATGAAGTATCCATTTAGCATTGCACCTGCTTCATCAAGGAACTTAACTACGAGACGAACATTTCGTCCTGTAGCAGTTCCCATCATTGCATATCCGGAAACTGTTACCTTCTGACCAACCAATTCCTGATTACCAAGAACTGATACCTGATACTTACCTAGAAGCTCTGTGGTTGACGGGCTAGAAATTGTTCCAGTAGCCTGAATCTGAAGACATGAGTTGTCTTCACGACCAACAGTCTCATTCCAGGAGAGTGTCGTGTTAGCCATTCCGGTCCAGCCAGAAATTCCTGTCTGGAATGATGCGTCGTAAAGGTAATTAGGATTCTGGTCCCAAATACCAATGTATGGACCTTCATTGTAACCACTCAAGCTGTTAAGCAATGGCGGAACAATTCTTAGATGAGCTGCGTCATTGGTCTCACCATCTGTGATGTGACCAATAAGACCCGGCTTCTTTTCGTCAATCTCTCCAGTGTAGAATCTAAGAGCATGGTCGAATTCTGTACCATCCTGAATGTTCTCAATAGATACAGACTTCATGCTTTCGCTATTACCTGTAGTATCTACCTTGGCTACAGCTCCAGATTCATAAGACTCAATAGAGAACTGGTCAAGCTGAGCAATAGAACCCGCCGCAGTATCGAATTCAACATAAGGAACCATGAATCGGACTTCCTGGTTGAATGATGAAGGGTTATATTCATCAAGGAACATTCCAGACTTACCAAACTTACCGGTCGCACCAGAACCACCACGGCCCTTGATGTATCCAGTAAGAGTAATCCAGTCGGATGTTGTGCTTGAACCACCGGTCGCAATTGGAACCTCTACGTTATCAGCAACAAGCATGTACTGACTTGAAGAGAATCCTGATAGAGTGCTGTAATCTGAAGGCATTGGATGCTTCTTTGTTGGAGTGGTTGCATCATCGATAAAGTCATAATCAATGAAATTATTAGAATTATCCATACCAAATAGACCAAGCTTAATTCTTGGTGGTGTGGTAACAGAAACATCATCAATGTATCCAATTACTGTTCCGGCAGTAACATTATCGTAACGAGCAAGTCTGATGATAAAATTTGCATTCGTAGCATTAGCCGGGGCAGTAAATGTAGCACCAATTGAGAACCAGTCAGTAGGTGCAGTTAGAATTACACCATTAGCATCTACTGGCGGAGTTACAAGCTGAATACTCTCGTCAAGATATCCGGAAGTTCCGAACCATGTAACACGAAGTTCGATATTTCCATAATTCGTGGCATTGTAATATGCCGCCTGAATCATTGCCTTAACCTTGGCATTGATTGTGTAATTATATCCAGGCTTTACGAGAACATTTGTCCATGCACGGTAAGAAGCACCTGTTGAAGCACCAGATGTCATTCTCATTGAGTATGTTCCCGTACTTGCATAGGTATTGCTTGCCGCAATGGTCGCACCGTTTGTTGCGTCAACAGTCCATCCGGTTGTATTGTTGCCCTCAAAGGTACCATTGCTATTCAAGGTAGAAACTGTAAAGGCGCGAACACGGGCTGAAATGCGGTAAAGAATGGTTGGGTCATAAGCAATAGGCTTGACACCAGTACCATTTCTCAATACCAGACCCGGCCCGGTAAACTCAAATAGAGATTCTGCCGAGTACGCACCAGGGTCAGTCTTCTGCTGAACGGAACCGCTCTGAAGCCACAGGTTAGCATCCTGCATGTAATCGAATAGCTTAGCGTTTGCAGTATTCTGGAATGGAGAGTCAAATGCAGTTACCTTGATTGAGTTAACTGCTAGCTGACGGAATTCAGCATAGCCATCATTTCGAATAACCCATCCGGTTGTTCCAGCAGAATAGTTTGCTGACTGAATTTTTGAATTAACACCATCGGCAGATGGGTTGTTGACATCTCCAACAACAAGGCGACCGCGAATATTGGCATCACCAAGCTGGGCATTACCCTGCATGTTAATTGACCATGCTGGCTGCCCTGCAAGACCGCTTGCTGAAGCTGTTGAGCGAATTTCACCTGTACGAATAATTCCACCATCAATTGATGTAGAAGCTGGTGGCTTCCACTGTGATGGACCCGTATCAGCAGTGACCTTCTTTTCAAGCTGTAGACCATCCCAGTACATATCTCCAGCAGTATACTGAGATAGGTAAAGTTCTGCGCTTGTCTGAGTACCTGAATTGAATGTACCCCAAATTCTGGTCCATACTCCTGTTGCCGGGATTGAAGTGTTTCCTACAGGGCCAGGGAATGAAGCATCTGCTAGCTTAATTCCAAGAGCAGCCGTCTTTGCTCCAGCACCAGACTTTACATAAACCCACCCGGAGAAAATGTAATCGGTATTTGCCTCAAGCTGAACGTTGTAGCTGGTGAATGTCGGTCCAAGGTAAGTTCTTGAAAACGTACCCACACCTGTCCATGAAGTCTTGATACACTGAGTGTTGTACTTTCCAGTGACATCCGTTGCATCAGAAATAGCCCACGTTGAAACTCCACCATCATTGAATGTGATGAGATTCGTTGTGTACCATGACTTTACGAACTCAAAATCTGCATAGGCTGGGTGAAGCATGTTGTGACCATTCTGAAGCTGAAGGGCAGATGCTCGAATAGTACCCTGATTAATCTCAAGTGTGTTGTTTGTTAGACGCCATCCCGTAGAACCCACAGAATAATTCGCGCTCTGCATAATTCCACTGGTGCCCATTGTGAAGGTAGAACCAACCGTGAGGTTCTGAGAGAACGTCGAATTGGCCTTGATGGTATTAGCGTCAAGGCTGTTGGCTACTACTCTGTCACCGTTAAGGCTTGCTGCGGTAATCTTGTCACCGTTGATGGTACCAGCCTGAATGTCTGCATTCGCCACATATCTTGGCGTTCCAGAAACAATAGAAGACCATGCACCTGCATTTCCGGTAGCATCAATTGCACGAACTCTTGTGTAGTAAGTCGTGTTTGATGTTAGATTTGCAAATGAAACAATGGTACCAGAATTCTGCTTGGTAACGAGGTTTCCAGTATTGAATGTATTGGCTGTATCGAGCTGAATCTCGTATGTACCGATTCCATTCTTTACGTCATTTTCGGTGTTCTCGGTCCAAGCAACAGTCATGGTTGTAATACCCGCGCCAACTGTTACACCAGAAACGGCAGCCGGGGCAGATGTGTCCTTGGCTGTCTTGATAGGGTATGTACCTGCATTTGTATATGCGCTGGAATTACCAGAATAGTCAACTGCTGCAACTGCAACATTGTAATCCGTATCTGGTCTTAGGCCATTGATTCTCGCGCTTGTAACGCCCTCAGGAACATTGATGTAATCCCAAGATGTTCCGGTGCTGTATCGGACGCTGTAATTCTGAAGGTCCGTATCAGCAACACCAGTCCAAGACACGTCAATGTAAGCCCTACCACCTGACGGGTCAGATGAGTCTAGGGCTGAGCTAACAGTCACTCCGGTAGGTGCGTTTGGCGGATTAACGTCTACGGCAAGGGAAGACTTTGCGGTTGCGCTGGCTGTTGCCGCTGTTGCTGACTCTGTATTAAAGACGTCAACCGCTACAATCTTGAAATACTGCGGATTTGTAGAATTAGTATCAAATACGAATGAAGTAGCTAGTCCTGTGTATACGAGTGTATTCTCAGAACCCGCCGCAGTTCCTTGCCAAACCTTGTAATGCTTTAGGTCTGTGTCGGCATTTGCGTTCCACTTAAGAGCAATAGCATCTGTAATTCCTGTTGCTGTAAAACCTGTTACATTTGCTGGGGGTGGATTTGTCGCTGTTGCCGTAGCTGCTGTTGAAAGATTTCCAGTATTGTCCCTGGCTCGAACCTCAATGCTTACTTGAGCACGAGGTGTCGTAAATGAATTCACATTCATTTCGAATGGGAAATCGAATCTCGGAGCAGTCGTGTAATATGTAACAATTGTAGATGGAGCTGCTGGAGAATAAATCTTAACCTGGAAATCCTTGAAATCCATAAGTGGAGTGCCATCCTGGTTAAGGGTTGGTCCTGTCCAGACAGCCTTAAAAGCCGTACCTTCAACAGTCCATGCTAGACTGGTAGGTGCGGCTGGTGGCATAATGTCACTGGTTGTCTGAAGGTCCCAAAGCTGGGACCACTGGGAAGACTGCTCACCATTCGTGGCTCTCGCCTGAATGTGATACAGTCTTCCTGGCTCTAGGTCTCTTAGAAGAATTCTACTCATGTTACGTTAAAGTCCAATGCGTATTCTACATCCATTGGAGCCACATTCGTCTTCTGGATAGGGCTTCCAAGGATAGCGTGAGAAACGAGAACAAAATCTTGGTTTGGGGTGTCTAGGTCTTCTACTCTAAGACCATCTAGAATTACATAACCCGCCGTTCCTCCTGCGGTTACGTCAAACCCCATTCTGGTAATTGTCTCCCAGCTAAATGTTCCGGAGACAGTGAAATCTCCCTTTCGGAACTGAAGAATGTTATATCCAGAAGGTAGGCTGGATACGGTCTTTGTCAAGGAAGCATTGCCACCACCGACAACATCCTCGAAAATAAGCTTAATGGTGTTGATGTTATTGTTTGGCTTACTAAATGCAAGCAGGAATGTGTCATTCGCTGAGTATCCAGAAAGGTCCATATCAACATCTAGACGAGGCGATGTGGTCGCACTTGAACTAACAGAAACCTTAATAGAATCCGCACTCGTGCGATTAGCAGTGGCATCCGCAGTTACATTAGTCCACTCTTCAAGCTCTAGGTCGAAAGTTGTCAATAGTCGTGAACCGAATTCGCTATTCAGGTTATTTTCAGCGGAAGACCATAGACCCATTTCGTAAATATTCATAACAACATCCTGCTCAATGGTTCCCTTAAAAATAACCATTCCGTTGGTGTAATCTGCATTTCGTAGATTTACACCAACTCTTTCAACCTCAAATCCCAAATAGGTGTCATTAACTGTTGCGGCAACTGAAGAAACTCCAGCTCCGATAGCAGCACCTAGTGATGGGGACTGTCCAGCAAGGTAGCGCAAAATAAGCCTTTGACCCTCAGTTGTAATGAGGTTGGGCTGCTCTGCAATCATCTTGCCATTCTGATAAAAACGGTAAATGCCTCTCATGACTTGGTAATCCTAACGTCGTATTCGGTTGCGCCTGAAACATCTTCAAGCTCAATAACAACATCAACGACAGCCTTACCATCTGGGGCAATTCTAACCTGCTGGTCGATAATGTTCATCCACTGCGGAGTAGGGAGCACTTCTGCTCCCTCCCCATCGTCATCAACAGGAACTTCGGGTCCTGGGTCCGTAGCCAAATCTTCGTCGGTAATAACATCGTCAGCATCAATGACATCATCATATGTAATGCCATCTTCTTCTACCGGCTCTGAGGTATTACCTACGCGCACGTCAATAACATCCGGCGGTAGAAAGAAGGCCGGATTGAGCACCACTTCGGGTGCCTTAATGACATTAGTGCTTTTGATTTGGTCCATATTGATAATTATATCTTTCGGTCAAGTGAAAGTCAAATATCCAATCAAATTCTGGCTCTTCGCAGAGACAGATTGGTTGTCAAACCATTATCCCATGACTGGTCAACGCCGATAACGAAATACTTGTGCGTTGAAGCAGTCATATTCTTTGGTGGATAATTAACTGCAACCACATCGCCAATCTGAATGAGCGGATTACCAAACACTTCCATTTCGACTTCATCACATGGCTGAGACCAGTTTGCGACAATCCAATCACCAAGAGCCTTAGCAGCAGACTCAGACTGAATCCAGTCCGAAGAAAACTCAAGAGAGATTTCTCCCCTAGCTCTAATAGCCTGCTCATTCTTTACCTCGTAGTCCTTTGCCTCTGCCTGCTGAATTGTTCGACCAGTAATCATAATCTTCTGGTCTACTGGATTATCAGCACCGTAGGTCAAAGTGTCTTCTCCGTTTACTACGGAGTTGATTCTAGAAGCATTTGCGATAATGAAATGTGCGCCAAATGGATTATGAACATATTCATCAATCACTACCTGAGAATCGTTACTCACGTACAGGCTGGAATACAACACAGGCTTCTTATCAAAGGTGATATCGTATGGCCTGTACTCGTGAACTTGCTGACCAAATTCATCAAAGTACCGCTGGTCATACCATACTTCTTGCTTTACTGTCTTCTTTCCTCTACGCTTCTGTACCACTCTCGTTCTTGTTACGAAGTCTCGGTAATACTGATTTGAGTAATACCCGCCGCGAATCAGGTCTAGATAAGATGAATTATCCAGGTCGGTTTCCTGAATTCCACCATCAGCCATCATGTAGAAGTATTCAAAATCAGCAACACAGTCTCCTCGAACATAAAGTCCGGCACGTCCTGAGATAGGCAAATCGTCACCATTACCATCAGCGCCATCCATTACATTCAAGACCTTTACTCCGTTGATGTAAACTGTGAATCTGGCTGTACTGGTAACAACCACGTCAATGTCATACCACTTGTTGTAATCAATTGCTACGGTCGCTCCCTTACCACCAATGTTGTACACCTTTCCACCGACACGCTTAATTACCCTTACTTCATTGTGAGTCTTTCGGTCGATATTCTTTGTACACTTGATGTCAATTCCGTACATATTGTTCTGAGCTGTATTTCCCCAGACCCAAATACCGGCTGCGGTGTGCTTTCCCTTCGGATTTGAAGGGAACATCATTCTTGTTCCAATGAACTTTGGAGATTCACCAGTCCAAGCACCACGACGCGCGGTGTACCAATGATTTCCTCCAGCCTTCTTTCCAGTAGACTGAAGACGCAGCTTTGAGTCTGTTGGCATGAACTTAGTTCCACCATTCCATAGCTTTTGCGTTCCACCAGTCAAACCGAAATAAGAACCATTGGTTAGCCAAACATTCTGGACTAGAGGGTGGTCTGTCGGCGCTGTCTTGTCGTAACCTCGCTCCTCAACACGGATGTATCCAGTAAAGTAATTTCTCCAGCCGTGAAATTCGCTTGACAACTCATTGTCGATTTGCAACTTCTCATCGCTGCTGTAAATTACCTTGAATACCGTATCGTTTTCAACGTTTCCGGTGTAAGAACCGCCCTTCGGATAATATCGGTATCCCTTACCCTTGTATCGGATAAGCTCACCACGAATGTTCATCATGCCCTCGTAAGGCCAAGATGTGACATCCTTCTTATCAATCCAGAACCGGGTGTCCGTCTTTGTCATGGCAGTTGTAAGAGCAGAACTACGCAAGGTAATGGTGTCGTCAGGCTGCCAAATGACTTCTGAAATTGGACGGCCCTGGGAATCCTGTGCTAGAGTTGTTGTCTGGTACTTAACAGTGACCTTATTTGCCTCATAGCTACTTCCAACATCAAGGTCTACAATGTCTGGAAGCTTAGTTCCATTCTGGGCGTAGTCAAATGTCCAAGATACCGGGGCGCTCTTATTGAATGCTGAATCTCTGGTCTTGATTTGCAAAATTCCATGCTCGTCAAAGTAGACCGCTGACTGAGTTACCTTACAGAGGTCCTGAATGTTGTCCCAAACAGTCTTTTCATCATCCGTCCAAAAGAACGGAATCTTATTTGAAGCAATTTCTGCTGAGCGGGTGTATTCGTAATCAATGAAGCCGACAGAATCTAGCATTCTCCAGATTGCCATTCCAATGGTTACATCCTGCATTAGCTCTGGCAGAGGCTTTACTTCCTGAAGAAACTTTGAAGCATCCTTTAGAGAAACTTCAATCTGCTCTTCTCCGCCGCCCCAAACCTCGGCATACATAGTGGCAACTCTAATGTACTCAATTCCAGTCCCTCCCCAATTAGACACGTCGATACCGAAATCAATTGTAAACTTTGTGTTGGCATCAATTAGTCCCTTGTATGGGGATGATGAATTGTCATAATTAAAAATTCCATCAATGTTTGAAAGACTGACATTAGCAGTATTGGAACTTACATTTCCAATTGGGGTAATGAAATCAATATCTCCCATTTCATTGTTTACAGAGAAATCAATAACTCGGTCAGACAAATCCTTCTCAAGTCGGGCACCAAGCTCGATGAGATTGAACCATGAATTATTTCTGTTCATGGATTTTACATCTAGCTTAATTCCTCGAATAGACATTCCGTTCTTGAGATTCTTTGTGGTTGTCCATGTGTTGTTATCCTGCAAATAGAGGACCACCTGACCCTTATCATTGGTGACGATATCAGAAGCTACGGTAGTCCATGTGGTTCCATTTGTTGTAATCTGAATATCGTACTTCTGTGGCCGTGCCCAAGAATTCTCAACACAAATGTAAATCTTGTTTGTGACTACAGGGCTAGCATACACAATGTGTGGACGAACCGGCTCGGGCAATGTGTAACCGCCACCCGAATAAGGCGTTGTGTTAGCCTGAGCTGGACCCGTCCAATACTTGTACTTTGCATCGGGGTCTGCTGTATACGTTCTATATCCACGAACTGTATCGGCATATCCCTGAACGACAGCTCCCTCACCAGCACGGGCCTTAAGCAACCCTGCCGTTGGACGAACAGGGTCAATGATGGTTTCAATTGGATACATGTCTAGGTCGTATCCATTGTCCTTTTCCGGGTACTGGTAATTGTCTACCGTCGTAACTGTCGTGTACCTATTATGGTTCCACTCAGCAATTACTCTGACTGATGGACGGAGGTCTTCACCCTGCTTCAAGGCGTTCTGAAGAAATGATGTTGAACTCTGCATATTATACCTCTTCCATACTTACAGAGACTTCCCAGAAATCTACGCTTCCGCGCTTAGAAATCGTCTTAGAGAAGTCTGAAAACATAACGGTGAAGTCATAAACCTCACCATCACCATCAGTCAATTCAAGATTGAATGAACCACTGACTGTATTGTAAAATTGTTCAATTGCGTCAGCTCCCCAAAAACCATCAGCCGTCTGACTTGATAGCTTTGGAAGCATCTGCCAAGAGGTTGAGAAGCTGCGCTTATCGGCAACAATGTACTTTCGCAAAGTACCATTCGCCATTCTCTGCTTCTTCTCAAGCCTCTCGACATCAATGTTTAGTGGCTGACGATTGTGGTCTGTAACCGCATTTCCATTCCAGCGCATTAGGCGCGGGCGAGGAAGGGTCAAAATCATGTGATACTCCTATTTCGTCCTAGCTTACTTTCTCGCTTGTTAATAGCCTTTGTAACGGCACGCTCAATGTCTAGTTCTGAATTGACAGGGCCAGCAAATGTGATACTTACATTGTACTCATTATTTACACCCTGGTCAATATTCTGAATTCCAGACTTAAGCTGCTCTGAAAGTGGAGCTGTAAGAACTGTTTCATTCTTGTGAAGCATCGCCAGACCATCATTCAAAGTGAATCCACCAGTCTTCATTCCCGGAATACCAAAAGCACCCGGAGATACTGTTCTTCCTCCACGCCATGTCTCAAAGTGAAGGTGAGGACCACTTGAATTACCTGTGTTACCAGAGTAACCAATTAGCTGACCCGCACGAACCTGCTGACCCGCTCTTACATTTCGACCAGAAAGGTGAGCATACAGAGTCTTCTCTCCGTTTCCTTCAACCGCAATGTACTTACCATATGAGTAGTATCCTCCTGGTCCACGAAGGTCCTTAGAAACAGTAACCATACCGTTCATTGCAGAACGAACAGGTGTTCCTACAGGAGATGCAAAGTCGGTGGCCCGTGGAAGGTTTGAGTGATTAGCGTATGAACGAGAGATTCCCGAATTTACTGGGCGCTGCTTCTTTCCACCACCAACCCCGCCAAATGGCTGGAATCCAGTAGCAGCAACAACCTGCTGAGCCATTGCTTGCCACTTTGCATAAGCATCTGGATATGCAGAGCGCTGGACTGCCTGTGCCTGCTGAGTTAGACTGAGCTTGTGTCGTCCCTTCATTGCAAGCAAGCCCTCAAAGAACTTGCGTGCTGCATACGAAGGGTTTAGAATCTGCTCAGGAGTACCCCAACCCTGTGATGGACGCTGCTGGAATAGACCAAGAGAGTCACGGTCACCATATCGAAGGTTTCTAAGTGTTGACTCCTGCATAGCAGTCATAATAGAAACGATAAGGTCAGACTGGGTTGCTCCCATTCCCTTACCAACACCGATAATGGTAGCGGCATTCTTCATCTGCTCGGAATTTAGCTTAATTCCGCCATACATTCCGGCCTGACCTGGAATACCCATTCCGTCAATTCCGAATCCCATAGCGTTATTACCAGCAGCCTGAATTGCCATTTCGGCAGCAGCCTCATACATTCCTTCCATACCCGCCGCAAAAACGCCAAGCATACCTAGACCATCAGAGGCACCACCAATACCATATCTTCCACCGCTCTGGTTTAGCTTATCCAAGTTCTTTGTTCCAAGAGCCTTATGAGCCTTTCCATTAAGAACATATTCATCATTCTTTAGAAGCATCATAGACTCATCTCGACGCATTCCTGCACCCCAATGGCGTCCACCACGGTTATCGTACTTTGATGAACCATTTACAGGACCACCAGTGTGACGAGTCTTTGGCTTTCCTGGAGCCTTGTAATTCTTAGGAAGCTCACCAGTGGTAACCCACTTCATGAACTGTGATGTTGAAAGGTTAAATCCACCATCAACCATGCTCTGAGTTACCTTGTTGGCTACAGAACCCCAAGCAATCTTGTTCTGAATGTCTGCCGATGCTGCCTTTACATGCTTAGTAAGGGCATCTCCGACAGTGTTTGCCCACTTGTTACCCTGAGTCTTGAGGTTTACTCCGTACTTCTTGTAAAGCTCTTCAATTGTGGCAATCTGCTTCTGATATTCCTTCTTGTTACGAGGAATAGAAGCACGAACGGCAAGCAATTCTAGCTCAAGAGTCTTCTTTGCCCTCTCAAGCTCCTTACGCTTAGCCTCTGTGTCTCGACGGGTCTGCTCCTGAATAGCCTTCTTCTGAGCCTCAATACCCTTACGGTAGCGCTCTCGCTCAGCTTCTAGAGCCTTCTGGTAACGCTCACGCTCAGCAGCTAGAGCTTCCTGCTCACGCTCACGCTTTGCTTCTAGAGCCTTCTTTTCTGCCTCTTCAATCTTCTTTAGGTCTTCAAGACGCTTGTCACGAGCCTTTTCAAGAGAATCAATCTGACCCTCCATCTTTTCCTTACGAGCGTCTGAAGCTGTCTGACTTGAAGCAGCAGCATCGTCAAGGGACCATCCGGCTTCTGTAGACTGCATGTTGTTTGCAATCTTAGCAGCCTCATCTAGATTACCGGTATTGACAGCAACATTGAAGTCAATCTGAGAATTGGCCATCTGTGCCATTCTTTCGAGACGTGTCTTTTCTGCCTCGAAAATCTTCTGGCGCTTTTCTTCAGCCTTCTCCTCAGCCTCAATAGCCTTCTTAATATTGTCAATCTTCTTGTTGTAAGCGGCTTCTTCCTTCTTTAGGCGGTTTTCCCATCGATTGTCGAAATTCTCCATGATGGTATCCCAGCGCTTATCAAGAGACTTTGCGCGCTTATCAAATCTCTTATCGGCAGACTCCTGTCGATTATCGAAACGCTTTTCCTGTCGCTCTGCTGCGGCATCCAAAGCATCCTCACGACGCTGACCGTTTTCCTCAATCGCATTGATTTCGGCATCAGCACGCTCCTGCCATGCATTATCTGCTTCCTGCAACATGTAATCCTGGGCACCGGAGAAAGCGCTCTGACGAGCGTTATTCCAGTCATCAACAGAAACGGCAGACTCCTGAAGAGCATCAGCATTATCCTTTAGCTTTCCAGTTGTCTCATCGATAACATCACCAAAGCCCTGTTCAACAGTCTTTGCCTTTGACAATCCCGCATTATTTCGGTAAATGTTGAGGATACGTAGCTTCTCCTTCTCAGAAAGCTTGGTTCCTTCACGATTGTAAGTAGCCATTGCCTGAGTGTAAGCCTTCTGAGCCTCAGTCACAGTGTAAAATGACATGTCAAGCTTTCCGTAGAGGTCATCAATTGTATTAATTGTCTTGATTTCTTCTTCGGACATGTTATTCTTCTTAGCAATTTCACGAGCAATTAGCTTTTCCGCATCCATGTGCTTTTCAGCATAACGCCTCGTCTCGCCTCCAAGGCCGTTAAGAGCCTTCTTTACCTTTTCTGCCTGCTCAATATCTCCATCAGCCCATCGATTACGGAACTCAAGAGGGGTCATATCCTGAGCATCCTTGTAAGCCTGGGCAAACGTAGTCCATGAATCAATACCAACCTTTTCAAGGTCGGCACGATTATCATTTCCTAGTCGTCCCCAAGCTACCTTCTGCTCCTTCTGAATTTGAGCAAAGAACTTATCAAAGTAATTCTTACGAGAAGAAAGGTCAGTCTGTGCCTGGAATCCCGTCCAGAATTCATTAGCCATTCCTCTACCACGTTCAGCGGCATTCTGGTTAATGTCTCCACGTCCAGAGAAAGCACGGCCTAGACCTTCCCAAGCTCCCTGACCAAACTTGTTGTTAGCAACCTTGTTGAATGTGTCTCTGAAGTCTTCCATCTGAGCATTCAGAGTGCTCTTTGCATCTTCAAAGTTTACCTTGGCCTTAATTTCAACCATCATTGGCTCAATCTGCTGACTTGTATATCCCGCAGCACGAAGAGAAACCTTAGCTGCGTTTAGAGCATCAGCGCCAGAACCGCCATGATTACGGACCTTAAGACCCTCAGCAATGGCAAGATTTACAGCCTTCTCTTCATCTCCAGCGGCCTTAGCAAGCTGGAGACTCTTCACAAGCTGCTTGTTCTTTTCCTTTAGCTTAGTTACCTGTGCATCAAGGGTGGAAACAGTCTTGCCTTCCTGAGTGGTAACATTTCCGGCCTCGTGGTAAACGAATCCAAGAACGTCCGCCCAATCCTTTGCAGACTCATTGATTCTCTTCTGAGTTTCAATACCCTTCTTCATGTTTCCATAAAGCTTAAATGCTAGATAGGCTCCCGTTGCCAAAAGACCGGCTGGTCCAGCAAATCTAGCAATGAGCATTCCTAGTCTTCCGGCTGCTGGAAGAGCGGCACTGAGTCCAGAAGCCAATCTTCCGACTCCTCCACGACCAGCAATTGAACCAGCTCTTCTACCAGTACCAAACATTGTGGCAACATTAGAAGCAGCAGCGGCGATTCCGGCATTACGGAATGCCTTAACAAGCATTGGACCAAGCAATGAAGCTGATAGCAATGCCATGCTAAGGTAATTCATAATCTTTCCGGAATCATCGGCAGCCGCCGCGAATAGAGCAACACCAGCTCCAGCCACACCAACTGAAGTAGCAATCTTACCCCAGTTTCTCTGAGTAACCGTTGTGTTAGCTGCTGTCTGTGCAGATGACCTAGCAGCCGCAGCCTGAGCCTGAGCATAAGCATTTGCCTCAGCAGCAGAAACAAATCTTCCAGTCGTTACATCCTGATAACGACCATTAGAGGTCTGTCGGTATCGCTGAGTTGTTGGTGGTGCCGTTGGACCAATTCCACCAATTACATTTGTTGATGGAGTTGTAGGACCGAATCCCGTTACTCCACGACCAGTGGCAAGGTTGGTCTGAGCAATTGCTGTGCGCTCAAGCTGGGTCTGCAAAATGCCTAGCTGAACAGAAAGTGCCTGTGCTGCACGAGCCTGATTATTCCAAGCCATTGATGACTGATTGGCTAGCAACTGCTGTGCACGCTGCTCCATAGTCAACGGGCGGAATCTTGAAAGAAGAATTCCAACGCTTCCGGCAAGCTTGAAGATGTTACCAATCAAGTTGGCGAACAGACCGACGAGCATAATGATAGGACCAACAATTGCTCCGAACAGAACCATGTATGAGAAGAACTTCTTTAGCGGTCCTGGCATTGCATTGAAGAAATCAACAAGCTTAGAAATGAATCCGATGATTTCCGAAGCAGCCTCAAGGAAAGGCTCTCCCAGCTCAGCCATCTGAGCCTTTAGACCTTCAAGCGCTCTCTTGAACTTACCAGATGCAGACTCAGCCATCTTGTCAAGCTCGTTCTGAGCTGTCATAGCATTGTCGCTAGCATCCTTACCCATAACCTCAAATGCAGTTGCAACCTGACCAGTCTTATTTGTAAGACCATCGAGAACAGCTAGCATCTTGTTGTTCTGGTAAACATTGAATACCTTAGTTAGAATCTGCTGACGCTGGTAAGGCTTGAGACCTTCCATTGCATCCGCCATCTTCTGAAGAGTAGGAATAAACTGACCCTCGGTTGAATCAACAAGGCTCTGTAGCTTACCCTTATCCGGAAGGTACTTACTCCACATATCTTCTGCCTGTGGAGTAATGAGAAGAAGTCTCTGTGCGGATGAACGCAGACCATTCATGCCTTCAGCCGCAGAAATACCCTGCTGCTTTAGGGCAACAAGAAGGGGACCCATTTCCTTGAGTCCAACACCGAGTCCCTTAAGAACTCCAGCACCTCTTGGAATTGCGTCTACAAAGTCCTGCATGGAAAGACTGGTAGCATTTTCCATTGCGTTCATGTAATCAAAAGCTTCGGCTGTATTCTTTGCAATACCGCCCGTCTTCTGCCACTCTTCATTGTAAACTGACTGAAGAGAAATAGTTGCCTTAATGGCTTCCTGTCGGTCAAGCTCACCGAGGGTTGCGGCACGAGTAACGGCTACAGTAGACTGCTGTAGCTCCTGACCACGCAATCCAGTAGCTGCTAGCTGAGCTTCAATGTCTAGTGTATCCTTGACTGCCTGGCCATACTTCTTAGCAACCTGAGTTGCCATACTCATAGACTCAGAGCGAAGCATATCAAGCTCACGCTGCTTTCCTGCCACTGAAGTAGCAGTTGTATCGTAAACCTTCTGGATACGAGTCATAGCAGAATCTACGTCATAGGCAGCCTTTCCAGCAACCGCACCAAAAGCCATAAGTGGAACAGTGAAACCAACCATAAGCTGACGACCAGCCCACTGGGTGTTCTTACCCCACTTAATCATTGCCTCTGATGAAGCCACCATTGCTGCTGACGCAAGTCCCACTCGCATCTGCATAACCCGCGCGGCTGCTGCCCATTCTGCCATATTACCAATATTGGTAATCAAAGCACGCGAATTAGCCGCAATGGAACCTGTGTAGGCATTCATTGCGGCTGTAGCTGTGCGAGGAACAACAAGGTCAGCCGTCATGCGGCCTGAAGTCGTCTGAGTCCACTGAACAGCGGTAGCTCTCTGGAGCTGATACTGTTCTCTCAGAATGTTATTGAATTGCGAACGCACTCGCATAGACTGTCTGAAACTGAGGTCCTGCTTAGTAATTGCCTCAGTAAGCATTGACATTTCTGTGCGAGCGCGTACCGCCTGAGTTGCTAGCTGTCCTGTGTCATTGACAGCACGTGAAAAACCGGCCCTTGCAGTATTGACATCCGCCATAGACAAAGCGCCCGCTGCCATGCTACGCTGCATAATCTGCAACTGCTGGTTCAGACGGGTTACTTCTCCGTAAACTTCTCTAAAGTTCGCGGAACCACTAAAGCGAATCTGGATATTTTCTATTTCAATCAGTCCTTATTCTTCAATTACTGCAATGCCGATGTCAGCAAACTCCAACTCCTCTTCGGATACCCCGTGCAATTTCGCCTCTGCTCGGCGCTTCACATCATCAAATGAGGTATCTGTCTTACCAACCTTTTCATCAAGGTCAATACCCTTTAGAGCTGCTGCAAATTTTTGTCCTCTATATTCTTTCTCTCTTGCGGCTTCAAGAATGGCTTGAAGCTCTTCTAGACTGAGGGAGTCCTCAATCTCATCGAAGTTTTTCCAGTGACCTAGAAGAAAAGCCTCTGCCTCTAGTTGGGCGAGGTTCAGTTCCTCCCAAGAGCCTCCGCTGCCGCCGCTAGAAGATTTGGGTCATTCAACTTAATACCTCCGCAGACATCGAGAACCTTGTAAATTGTTGGAATATCAATTGCATCCTCGAAATCCTCAGCGTGCTTGTTTGTCTTCTCGTCCCAGAACTCTGGACGCTGAGACTTCAAACAAAGAGCGGCTGAATCAAGCATAACCTCAAGGCCATCCTCTTCTGTCTCTGCCTCAGCAAAAGCCTCCATAGTCTTCATAAACTTTCGGAGATTCTTAATTGTGAGTGGCTTAAGTGTAACCGTTGTGCCGTCCTGAAGCTCGACCTCTTCGGTTGTATATACTGTAGTTGCCATTTATTGGTAAACCTTTCCTTCCATTAGTGATTCTAGTTTACCATGAATCTTGAAGAACACAAAATGAAAGACCCCGCATTTCTGCGGGGTACCTTCATAAAATCAAAATCAGACGTTACGGTCTCGAATTACACCGTACTCAGAACCACTGAAGTTAGGGTCTGGTAGAAGACGGAATGCAACTGGGAATACCGTAGCCTCATTACGACGAACGCTGTGAGCTGAAGACTCAACAGAAAGAACGCGACGTGCGTGGTATAGACGCTCTCGCTTATTTCCTGTAGCGGACTTTGGTCCTGGACCAACGGCTACAAGAGCGCGCTCTACAGGCTCATCACCTAGAGCACCCGCCGCAATTCCAAGCTCAGTCGTGCTTGAAGTTGAAGTAAGGGTTGCAGACTGCTGGCCCCAAGCAACTAGAAGATTCTCTAGGGCTGCCTCGGCAAGAGTCGTGTTGATTGTCACTCGCATAGACTGCTTGAAGAGCTTAGCTGAGTCAAGAAGCTGGTCAACCTCAACGTCTCCGTAGTCTGGCTCGTAAGAAACCTCAAGACCTTCCGTTGTAAAACCAGCGTGACGCCAATCAGCGGAACCGTCTAGAGCAGTTGTGAATGAACTTCCTGCTCCTGGTGCTGCTGGTAGCGCTGGACCGCTGCCCCAACCTGCATCAGTGCTGTCCTTTGCTGAAATGTAAAGGGCCGCTGCACCAATGATAATATTACGTACCTGATATGCCATCTTTGAATGTCACCTCCATTTAGGTTAAAAAGTTTGTGTGCTGGCTAGGCACTTCCTCTAAAAGTATATTATCGTGATTTGGGTTCTAAAGCCAAATTCTCGAATTATACTCTAAGCCCACTACCTTCAAGAGTGTCCATATCAACTGTGTATTCGTAGTTGATGACTACCATAACGCCACGCAAGCTTTTATCTTCCGTTAGCTGAAAATCATCCGGTCCAGATGCACTAGTTAGCTGAACAAACTTGATATCAAAGCGAGGGTCTGTGAGACCGCTGTAATTGATGTTCTTTGCAGTCCAATCCATTCGCTTCAAAAGGTCGGTCATGTAATGGAGAATGGAGACCAATCTTTGGTCGGCATCCTCCCCATTATCATAAATTACATACACACATTGCTCTCGACAAATCCACCACTCTGAATTATATCCGCTAGTAATGTAATTATAGACTAGGAAAGGTGCCTTTCCCTGAGTCATATTGTAAAATGGCACCGACTGAGCACCAGGAATAATCGGAATCGCTGGATATCCAGATGTGTTCCCGGAACCCTGATAGGCACCAAATGCCTTAACCCCCGGCTTATACTCAAAATCCTTGAGCTTAGACCAGAGCCACTTGTTAATTTGATGTGCACCAACAAGCTTGTAATCTGTCATCCGTAAATAATCCTTTCTCGGGCTCTTGCTGCCTCAATGTATTTGTTAGACCTAGCTCCTAGATACTTTCTTGCCGCAGCAGAACCATAAGCTTCTGCCTGGGAGGCAGAGCCTAGAGTCTGTAGCTTGAAAGTCTTTGTAGTTGGTCTACGAAACTTTCTTGTCGCAGTTTCAATAGGCATTTTTCCAAGGTCTTCCTCTAGAACCTTTCTTAGTCTAGATTCAAATACAGCTTGAGAGCCTGAGCCACCCCACCAAGAAACGTACTCTCTGGTAAATGCTCCAGTCGTTGCCTTACCGCCCGGATTAGTTACTGTGATAGGCTTTTGTGTAAACTGCATCTTGTACTTGCCCTCTGGCGTTGTTGGTCCAGTGAAGTACGCAAGAAACTTGCCTCTCTTTGGAGCAATTGTCAGGGCGGTATTATATTCCATAATTGGAGCCTTCCAGACAAAGACATGGATTTGCTTTACGCCACCAGCCTTGAAGTCATCCCTAACCGGAACAAGCTGCTTGGAAGCCTTCCATCTAAATGTGGCGGTCCTATTATTTCCACCACCGATAAGGACATCCTCCCAAAGACGGGCTCCAGGATTTCCAGCCTCACCCCATTCGTAGACATGGTGAAATCTTGAAGGGGCTGATGCGGCAAGAACGGACATGTACTCAGTGAACTCCTGAGACATGATTGAATGGACGTACTTCAACACTGGGCCAATATGCCTGGTTGTCTTAATCTCTGTCGAAAGGGTCTTCAAAAACCCTGAGAGGGCAGCAGCTTCAGCAAAGTCTACATTGAATCCAACGTATTGTCTTGCCATTACTGAACCACCGCCCTCTTGATTAGAGCAATCTTTCCGATTAGATTTCCAAATCCGTCGATTTCTGGCGAGACTCTGAATACTTCAAATGTAGTTGGTGGATTTCCACTGGACTCTTCTTCAGACCAAAGTGTCTTACCGTCCAATGTACGAATGTTCGTGATTCTATCTCTCAATGTGACATCTGCATTGTACGGAATATCCAGCTTCACCCACTCATCATTCAAATACTGTGCACCAAATTGCTCAGCAGCACGAATACTTCCTGTCATAGCTGCCTTTGCTCGACACTTAATTGTTCGTGTGTCTCCTTCAACAGGTGTTGTGTCTGGGTCATCAGTTACCCAAACCTCAGAAAAAGCTCCTGTATCAGGGTCCTGAACCCATGTCCAATGACCATCGGATGATGACGAATCTGCGGGAGCACCAGCAGGCTTGATAACATCAGCAAGCATACTGAACTTTGCGCTTGAAAGACATTTCATCATATCAAATCACCGTCATTGTATTATATCTGAATGGCGCTAGAATCTGGTCAGCGATAACGCTACCAGTTCCGTAATAAGCGCTTGGATTGTATTCGTATCTCCAACCATCTCCAGAAATACTCTTCAAATATCTGTCTCGGTATTCTGCCTGAGGACATAGCTCATCTTCAATGAGAATCAAAGCTGCTTCCTTCACCTGAGAAGGAACGTCATCCCATCCCCATACTCCAGTGATGTTGTAAACGAAATTGTCCCTGAAACCCCGCGTATAAACAGAATCGGGGTCTCTAATAACATTTTCAAATACGTAATCTCCTGATGGAGTTGGAGCTGAGAATCCTACATACCAGCCATCTCCTCTGACCGAGTACAATCCCGGAGAAGCAACGTCAACATCTGAATAGATGATGTTTGGTCCAGTAATGTTATCTAGTCTAACTAGTCTCTCCTGAACCTTAAGCTCCTTATCTCCAGAACCGATACTTTGCTTAGTTCCTACATATCTGCCGAAAGACTGACCAGTGTAATTGTCAATAACGCCGCGAATCCTTCTTTCCACCCTGATAAGCTCTGAATCAGAGACCGCCTCTGTATCAAGTCCCGTAGCGCTCCTAATTTCATCAATTGTCGCATATGGAGTGACAACGGAAATTGCTGTGCTACTTTGATAAGTTTCAGTCTGAGAGCCTTCTAGATAATTAAACTTCCACTTAATAACAAAGCTTCCGTCATTATCTACTAGGCTGAAAGGCAGGGTCACACGATACCCGCCAGAAATTGTAGTCGGAGTTGGAAATGTGTACAGCACTGTATCCCCGTCGTAGGCTTTCACCTCGAAGGTTCCATTGATTGCGGTGACTGGCACCTTCAAATCAACATTAGCTAGTTCATTTCTGTAAATTTCCATGTTTTAATTATATACTCCAGTACGTTATTTTCATAACCAGCTTGCCCCGTTTCCGGGGCTGCAAATCATCCGTAGAAAGCCTGTGCTTCCTTTGGCGTTGCATAACGGAATCCCTCAGGGTCATTCTCTACGATAAACTCTGCATCATCCTCAGCAACAAGTGCGAATGGGTGCTCGCGCTTGAAAACATATCCGCGAATCTCAAAAGTGCCGTTTGCACGAAGCATCTTCAAAAGGGCCTTAGGCTGCTTAGCCTTATCAGCAGCATCCTGCTCAGCCTTCTCTTCCTTAAGCTCTGCATCAATATCGGCAACCGTCTTATCGACCTTGGCTACGTCCTCCCAATTAACGCCATCCTCAGCGAAAGCAGCAATAATTACAGCCTTCGTGTCACTTGGCTTTACATCTACGCCGTAATCGTCGGCAATCTTAAGAAGGTCTTCCTTCTTTAGTGTATCAAAACTCATAGTATTTGGTATTCCTCCTATTGTGTTTTCATTATAGCAGACTGTTCGTTCAACGACAAAACCCCCGCTCGAAAGCGGGGGCTGTCAAACAGAATTATCAGCTAGAAACCTTGATGTTCTTTACAACAACAAAAGCGTCAGCGTTCTCAATCTGCGTACCAACACGGCAATACATTGTGTACTCGATGGTGTCCTTCTTTGGCTTGAACTCGCGGTAAACCTGAATCTCACGCTTTACACCCCAGAGCATGTTCTGAGGGAATGTGAGCCAGAGGTCACCGTGGTCACCTGTAGCACCTGAATAGTCACCGTCCACTGTCTCAAGGAATAGTGGAACCTCCTGAGTTGGGATACCGAACATTGGGGTGCTGGTAAATCCAGCAGGTCCCTCGGTGCGTACACCATTACGTGTAACTCCCTCTGCGACGTTCTCAAGTGAGATTAGACCTGAAGCGGTCTGGGTTAGACCGTATAGGTAATCCTGAATTAGGTTTGAACCTGTGAAGAACTTAAGACCGTTACGGCGCTGCATGTACTTACGTGGCATCGCCTTAAGAGCCTTGTTCGCAGCAGCACGGTTAAGTGGCTGTCCCGCGTGGTCAACAACGTGTCCACCGGCAAGGGCTAGCTTGCGCCAACCATCAAATGCCTTCATTAGCGGGTCGGAAGTAAGTGCGGTGTTACCGTTAATAGCAACATCCTCAATGTCGTTACCAGCCTGCGTTGCCATAAGGCGCGCAATGTGGTCCTCAAGAGCCTCACCCTCAAGGTTGTCCTCAAGGGACTCGGTTGAAAGCTCCCAGTCGAGACGCAACTTCTTTGTGGTAAGAGAAATCTTTGTGAAGACTGCTCCAGCGTTGACACCATCGTCAACAGCCTCGGTAGCCACACGCATTAGACGCTCACCAACACCAACCTTGTCAATATCCACCTCAGTTGAACGCATACGGATTGTACGGACCTGTGAACCAAGTACCGTAGCATCCCACATGTAATCAATAAAGCGGTCTGCCTGCTCAGCGTTTAGAAGACCACCGCCACCAGCACCAACTTCGGTGGTACGGATAACCTTCTCTAGCAATTCATTACTCATTCTGTTTGTGTCACCTCCATATTTCCTAGGAATAAATTAGTGTAGGTCGGAAAGGCCGAGGAAGCGCCCGCCCCACGTAGAACCCTTACTCTTCTGTAGGGTTTCCTCCGTTGACCCGCCTAGGTCGCCGGACTTCTTAATAGCAGTCTCAGACTCTACAACACCGAGACGCTTTTCAACGCCACCAATGTCAGTCTTTAGAGACTCAAACTTAGTTACAAGCTCGTCGTGCTTCTTTACAAGCTCTTCTACCTTGTTCTCAAATGCCTCAGTTGCCTTAGCAATTGCTTCGTCAGCCTGCTTAGCATTCTTCTCAAGGCCGGACTCGATAGCTGTCTGTAGGTCACCAAACATCTTTGCAATGTCTGGGTCCTCCTCAGAAGCATTCTCAGTCTCAGTAGCCTTTTCCTCGTCAGACTTATCCTCGTTCTCAGTCTGCTCTTCCTTGGCTACCTCCTCTGTGCTTGACTCAACCTCAGTCTCAGCCTTACCCTCTTCAGCAACCTCGTCAACGACTGTTGCAGTAGAACCGGCATCAACCTCAGTCTCAGGAGTCTTGTTCTCTTCTGCCACGATTACACCTCCTTCGTTATGTGCAGTTTCCTGCTTAGCGATTGGTTCCTCTGAACCGCTCGTAGTAGAAGAATTACGATTAGCGATAAGTGTGGACACCTTTTCAGTCTTCTCTTCATCGCTTTCGTACTCAAACCATCCGATGTTCTGCATCGCGGAACCACAGTTTCCACAAGAAACAGATTCCTCGGTGGAAGTCTTGGCAATACCATCTGCCTCACAGTAGAAAACATTCTCTGAACGAGTGTCAGCTACCATTCCCTTCATTACCTGACTACCATCGGCAGCCTTAGTAATTGAGAATACATTAGCAAGCTGGTTTGCTGGAGAATCTACCAAGCTTAGCTCTACCAATTCATAATCCTTAACAAAGCGGATTGCACGACCTGCGTCCTTTACCCACTGTGTTTCAGCATCAATGATAGCGCCACCGATAGAAAATCCCTGGAGCGTTCCATCAAGAACCTTCTCCCAAGTATCCTGTGCACCCTTAGAGACATAGACTGTAACGAAAATTCCGTTATAGAACTTCTGTGTCTCCTGGTCGAAGTAGGAGTCTTCCTTGAAATCAACCATTCGACCAACAGCAATTGGCTGATGCATCTCACGGATGTTTCCACGGAAACGGCTGAAAGCGCGCTGATTAGCTTCCTTGAGAACAACGTCCCCCTGGGAATCAGCGTTGTCTAGAGAAGCCCAACCTGAAACCAGGCGGTTCTCCTTATCAACCTTAGAAAGTGGCATCATAAGACGAACATTATCGCCGTCTGAAGCCCATTGAGCCTTCTTAATCTCCATAGCTAAATAATATCAGAGTCCTTTTCAAAAGCCAAATCATTCTGTCTAAAATGCAGGAATCGCATGTTTAGGTAGATAGCTGCACAGAAAATAGCCATAGCAGAAGATGTTAGACCTCCTGTGTTACGCCAATCCCCGGCAAAATATCCCATTCCAATGACAAGCCAATGAAGAAATCCGACGAATGCTCCAATCGTTAGTGAATTTTCTGAGCCCTTGACAAGGCCGTAAGTCATAGCTGCTCCTACGGCCATTGCCAAAATACCCCAAAATGGCTCGGACGCTACTGAGTCCAACCAAGAGTAGACACGCGCTCCGCCAAACACTTCCCAGAAGGGGCTTGCTAGCCACAACCCCCAAAGAAATGTATATACTGACAGCGTTGCTGCGGCTACTTTATTTACGGGCCTAGACAATGCAATTGCTAGACCCTCCCAAGCTCTTCTTAGGAAATTAACCATTTAGATTAGGCGGACTGTCTCCCCTCTCCTTGAGGATTTCGTGAATTTGTTGAAGAGGCCGAGTCAGTTGAATTTGCTTCACGCTCCTGGTCTCTCCTTCTATTACCTGAAGCCTGAGTCTTTTGCTCTGCCGCCTGCTGAGGCTTAAGTTCCACAGGCTTGTCTCCACCCTTAATTCCAGGAAGACCCTGACGTGCACGGACTTCATTTGGAAGGTAGGTTCCAAGACGTAGGTAACGCTCATCAATCTTTGACTGAGTATCTTCATCGGTCAATGAAAGCTCATTCAACTTAAGAATAAATACATCCGTCAATTCCTTGACAATCTTATTCAACTTCTTTTCAAGCACTCTCTGGTCTGGACGACATACCTGCTCCTTGAATGTCTTATCAGCATCACGAGCCGCCGCCAAAGAAATTCCCTCACCTAGAGAAATCTTTGAAATAGGAACTCCATGAGCCATAAGAATTTCATTCAAATTGCCCTTGCGGTAATTGTTGAAGCTGGAATCCTGAGTGCCAGTCTCGACTGGCTTCATCTCAAATGATACCTTCTTTCCATCTTCATCCGCAGGAAGAGGAACATATAGGGTTCTGTGATTCTTGCCCTTGAGTGACGCCTGGAAAAATTCTAGAATCTGCTGCTCAGAACGTGCTGAAAGATTTCCACCCTTGATAACGATAACATAACGGGGAACCGCCTTGTTCTCAAAATAATCAAGGTTAAATCGAGCAGAGAATTCATTACCAGTAACAGCATTCATTGCGGCAACAATGTCTGGAACACCATAGTATCCGTGTGTTGGAGAATACTTCTTGAAATGAATAATCTCGTTGGGACGTGGGTCATGACCGATGGGGTCAGGAGTCTCATCGTCCCCAAAGTTTCTGAAGAAAACAGCTCTGTTGGAAATAATCTGAATAAATCCATCTCTCTGCTTTCTAATACGAATAGTGGTTGACGGAATATGTCCGATATAACCAATCTCGCCTGTGGTCTTACGACCAATTTCTAGATATGCATTTCCGGTTGTTTCGTAATCAGTCCAGAGCTTAGAAAGTGTCTCATCGAACTCATCCTCTTCATTACAAGAGTCGAGCCAATCATTTAGCTCTCGACGGCCCTTGGAAAGCTTCCTTCTAATTCGGGAAAGCTTCTCCTCATCACCATCTGCTGAATCTAGCTTCTCCTTCGTAAGCTCTGATTCTACAAACTGATATCCCAAACCGGCGATATTCTTTACCTTAGCCTTTACCGCTGCTGCGTGTGGACTAGACTTCTCAAATAGAGCAGCCAAGTAGTCGAGATTGTATGGTGGCATAACCACCTCAAACAGGTTGTATCCGGTGATTTCATCGCGCTCTTCACGCTTTGTCTTTGCGCCACCAGTTCCCCGCTGGAACTTCTGAATCTCCCTTGTAGTCTTACGCTTTAGGGCAGCAGTAATTCCGTCCATCTTTCGGACTTCATCGGCTGGCTTTGAGAAAACATCAATCTCTCTTGAAGATGCAGCATACTCAACAATTGAGCCAACCTTTACCTCAATTTCCTGAGGCTCATCTTCGGCTGATACAACCTTATGTGCCATTACTTAGCCTGACCCTCTCTGAAAGCCGCCACATCAAGTTCATCTGGAACTAGACCAAATGCCATGCGGCGCTTCTGGTTTTCAAATTCTTCATCATCAACCTGCCTGTGTCCAGACAGAAAGAACGGCTTACCTTCGGTAATGCCGTAAGAGCGAACAGCATCCTTAAGCTGCTGGAGTCGCTTTCGGTCACCCTTCATGGAGGCGATATTCAAGAAATTACCTTCATCGTCGCCAATCCAGCGACCATCAGGCATTTCCCAGACATATACGCCCCAGGGGACCTCTTCTACGATTTGCTTTCTTGTAGTCTTCATGATTAGAATTATACCTTTACCTTTACTTAAGGGCAAATTGTGGTTCGAAATGCGTCAAAAATCAAAGTTAGCATCGATTTCTGTCATCATCCTGCACCAGTGATTGACCAATCAAAGGAATATCCTCTATATCCATTTTCTGTAACGTTTGCAATAGCCGATTCAGTTACTCGAATAGCTGCTGTACCAACCCAAGTATCAAAGATTGCATCTGCCATCGCTGCTGTGATAGGGTCTGCGTAAAGAGCTAGGTACCCAAGTCTCATGGGATACCCGGCAGAACCTCCGGAATTATTTCCTACATAAACCTGAGAAGTTGTAGCCGGAAATACCGCAAGCACGTGATGCCACAATCCTGGCGCAAGGGTGGCTGGTGAGGTTACCGCAACACCATCTACATAAAGCGCTGTCAGTCCAGAAAATACCCACTGGCCACTTCCGTTGGTTGTAATAGAAGCAGAGCCTACAGAAAGAACCGCCTTGCTTGCAGCACTAGACTCAAACCTCACTGTCATTTCAACGGCTGTATATGGGTCGAAGTCGGTGTCTGCTGGAATTGACAATCCGTTATTTGCTGGTAGCAAAACTCCGATGTTGTCATTAAAGCTTGCTGGGTCAAATGACTCATCAGATAGCGTCACTGTAAGAGGGTCCACAAAAGTAGCCGGAAGGGATTCATCACTGCCGATAACTGACTTGTTTGTGTAAAATACAATCTTAAGGTTATCAACATAGGTTTGTTCTGTAGTTGTTGGTACAGTAACCCGGACAGAAATTGCATATCCATCCGACAAGTTTTCCGTGCCCACAATTGATGAGCCATTGGTGACTGGAGTCCATGTTACATCATCCAGTGATGTTTCTACTGTGATGGTGTCTAGAGATTCCCATGTGATTCTAGAACCATTTAGTGTAATTCCCGCTCCCGTATCAGAATCAACAGAATACTGATATGTCCACACGCCCCCAATGTACGAATCCGAAGTTTCGTCATATAGGTTTACCAATCTGTTATCAACCTCTGCCAAAGAAGGGTCCAAAAGGCCAACGGTCCAAGAGTCAGTCTCTCCGAAAGAGACCTTGCCGTAAACAGAAACGTGCTGGTCTGAAAACTCGTAATACTTACCTCCGTTATTCAGCGAAAGGTTAATTACTTCAGGATAGTCAATTCCCTTGTAGTAATGCCTATTAATTGCAGATGAATCTAGTGCGTAATTATATACGCCGGGGGTATCAATAACGATTGAGGACGTGGCTGTCGTCTTAAGATTTGCCGTTGTATCGGAAAAGCCAGTATTAATAACAGAAGTATCAATCTCTGAACTGGCAACAATTTGACCATTCACATAAAGTGAAATCGATGCTCCATCATAAGCTCCGACAACATGATATACATTACCGGGGCTCAAATGCTTGTACTCTGCATCAATGGTCGTGCCAAAAGCTAGGGAGAATCTAAGGTTCATCCCTTCCAAGAAAAGACCACTGTCGTCTCGTGCCAAAATAGCTACGTTCCCTGCCTGAGGCTTAATCCAGGCTTCAAGGGAGAATGCTCTGGTCTCTCTACCAGCAATCATTACCGAGCCGATTGGATAATTCACTGTGTCATCTGAAGTGATTGACTGCGCAGCAACACCACCCGCGACAATTGGGCGGGTTGTTGTTGGCGTTCCAGAATACGTAGCATTGTTGCCATATCCAGAATCATCAGTCAGAGGAAGCGAGTCAAAGGACCATAGTCCGATGGGACCTTCACTTTTTACGTGGTAAATATAAGTCATTGTATTTGAATTATACCGGAATACATCAGAAAACGCCAATGGCCCCATCCGAAGACGGGGCCGATGACGGTAATTATATTTCCATCCTAAGATAACGCTGCACGCAGCGCCCTAGACAACCCGGACTCATTTCCATAGGCTGTACTTAGATTGTATCACTTAGACTGGAGTGCGTCAATCTTCTTGGAAAGCTCGTCAACCTTCTTTGTCAATGCATCAAGGTTTTCGTAAATTCCACGAAGAATGCTGGCTGGTGCCCAAGTTGGGTTTTCCTTGGTCTCGCGTCCCTTTGGTGGGGTTGCTACATCAAGGTCCCAAACGGACTTGTAAGTTGCGTCCTTCTTTGCCACTGTAGATGTTCCTCCTCCGGAAGAAGCTGGAGCCTTTACCTTGAGCTTCTGTCCGACAGATAGCTCATCTGACTTAAGGCTATTCCACTTCTTTAGGTTATCAACACTTACCTTATACTTGTTAGCAATAGCCCAAAGGGTTTCTCCCTTAACAACTGTATGTGTACCTGCTGAATCTGCTGGCTTAGATGGAACTGGGTCAGGCTCCTTACTTCCACCAAGTGTTGCCTTGATGTCTGCACGAACTTCTGCCATATTCATCATCTTTCCAGATGAAATACCTGGGTCCCACTTTCCTGGGCTTCCCCATTCACCGTGACCGATAACGCTCTTTTCTGACCATCCGTGGAAATCACAAATAGCAGCAGCAAGCTTACGAAGCGTTGCATACTGTGCATCTGTCATCTTGTGACTACCAGAATACCAAATTTCTACTCCATAGAAACGTGCATTTCCATCAACGGTAGACTGATTGTCTACTGGTGGATTTGCTCCGTAACTTTCATTAATCACTGCATTGAGAACGTCTGGGTCACCCGAACCAGCGTGATTTGCACGTCCCCATCCAATTAGATGGACAGTTCCGTCCTGTGCAAGACCGAAGTGGCACAATGGGCCTGGTAGTCCACTGATACCGTCATAAAGTAGTGCTCTCTGGTCCTTTGAATCGCTACCCGTGTGGTGAACCATGAATCCGTGAACAGGACCCCAAGCTCCCATATGGTTACGATTATGTGTCTTCCAGCTCTTATACTCTGCGTACTTGATTCCCCACTTCTTTAGCTGAGCTACAATCTGTGAGGATGTCATAGGTGTTGCCATATTTGTCTTTCACCTCCTTCGTATAGTATAAGGGGTATAGCCCATAAACGCAAAGAAACCCCGCCGATTTGGCGGGGTTCTAAGCTAATTCTTACTTTGAGATATCTACGACATCACAGTTTCCTGCTGAACAAGCAAGTTCCTGCGTTCCCGTAGTGGTATCCTCAAGTTCATATGAAGAAAGCATATCCCAATCAACATCCTGAGGAATTCTAGTTACCCATTCGTTATATTCATCAACAGTAATGTCCTGGTATGGAGCCTGCTGGTATGTGTGCTCTGAAAGAGGAAGGAAGGAAATTCCAGAAACCTCATCAAAGTTCTCATATACCCAATCTCCAACCTCAGCCCACTCTTCTGGACGAACATAAATCGTAACCGAAGGCTTGTGCTCACACCATGCTCGCTGATACAAAAGCCACAAATCAAGGTGGCGCTTTGCGTCAAGCTCACGACGAACGATTGCACCCTCCGGAGCCTTAATTGGGAATGAGAATACAACAGTGTTCTCAGGATTCATCACATCTGGCTCGTATGGGAATCCAGAATCGATAAGGAACTGACTTAGTGGGTCCTTACGGTCACCGCGAACAGTTCTAATGTAGTGCTCATTGTGCCATGCATGAAGACCAGACGATGTTAGTGTAAGCTGAGAAGTTGTTCCTTCAGGCTTAACACAGGTAATCGCAGCCGCGCGAGGAATTCCAATCTCGTCAGCAACAATCTCATTCATTCTGATAGCCTCATAACGAAGCGAAACAAGAATGTCCTCAGTCTTCTGGAATGAAATGGTGCCATTAAGCAACTTGTTGCCAAACGGTCCAGTCATTGAAACTCCGAGAAGCCTTTCCTCTTCTGTGTTCTGCTTCCAAAGTGGGCGCAGGTACTTAAAGTTAGTCATTGTAGACTGCCAAGTACCAAGAATCGTAGCAGCTCGAACCTTTGCAGCAAGCATGATGTACGTGTCATCAGCGTCAACTACGACAGTTGATAGATTACAGAACTGATTTGGACGAAGAATGATTTCTGAACATGGATTTGTTCCATACTCAATATCATGAGAACGACGACCAAACTTTGCTGCCTGCTTACGAGAAGCCTCACGGTTGAAGATGCCTCGCTCACCAGAACCAGAATCAATTAGAGCCTGCCACTCATTGTCAAACACCTCTCGGCTAGGCTTTGAATCAAAGACCGCTGAGTTATTTGCTAGAGCGCGCTGACCGTTCTTCTCCCACCAAGCTCCGGACTTTGCGGAACGATGTCCCTCGGAACCAAGGTCTCCGAGAGAAATGAGAGCGGAACGTCGAACTCCACCAACAACAACGACGCTTGCAATTTCGCAAACAATGTCGTGAGCCTCTAGGTCAGTCAACTTGCGTCCCTGTGCCTTAAGGAATGTTGAAACGGTGAATTCGAATAGCTCAACAAGCGGGTCTGGTCCAGACGCACGACCACCAAAAGTCTTAAGGCGTGCTCCAGCAGGGCGAACCTTGCTCACATCCCACTTCTGAATTACACCATTGTACAATCCATGAACTAGGTCGTGATAAGCATGTGCCCAACCCTCCTTTGAATCTTCAACGACAATAACATTGTCTGACTCATGAAGCTGAGGAATTACAGGGAGCTGAGAAACGTACTGCTCTTCACAAGAGAATCCGACTCCGGTTCCATTCATGAGGATGTAAAGAATCTCGTCAAATGCGACGGGATTGTCAACAACGACATAAGAACAGTTGTATCCAGCAATGTTGTTACGCTCAAGGGCTGGTCCTGCGGTCATCAAAGCACGCATAGACGGTAGTGCTCGATGCTCCAGAATAAAGTTCCGAACAAGCAGAACATGCTCATCCGGAGGAATGTATCCATTATTCTTCTTTAGGTGGTCAAGCATAAAGTCAATGTATCTATCGACCGTCTCAACCCAAGTCTCTCGGCGTCCCTTGTCTTCTAGCCACCTTGAGTAGCGAGACAAGTGAATAAAGTTACGGTAAGGGTCAGTAATACGACCCTCGGCGTCAATGAAATCCATAAAAAGCAAAACTCCTTCTGACCCCTATCCGGGTCTGTATACGATATGTTGTGGTTCTTCTATAGTAACACCCCCGCAGTTAGTGTGCGGGGGTTTTCACTAAGTTTTTTGTCACAGTTATGTAAACTTGAGTGTGAGATGTCTGAATGCCTTTTCAGTCTTTCTCACCCAATCATAGTCGTCATGAATGAACGGAGCAGCCTCAAATGCATCCTTTTGGTACTGCTCTTTATAAGTCATGAATCTATCCATAAGCATCTTAAGCTCATCATAGTTTGGATAAAGAACGTCTCCGGGATGCAAAGCCCAAATGCTCCTATTCCACTTACCATTCAACTTCAAAGACTCTGGCAACCTGTCCTTGTATGGAGCCCATTCCCACGTTGAGATAACCGGCATTCCAGTTCCCATAGCCTGAAGAGGAATGAATCCAAAGCCTTCACCATACGAAGGATAAACTAGAACGTCGTGGTCATAGTACAGATTCAAAAGCTCACCAAAGTGCATCTGCTCTGTGATTACAGTGACATTGTTGTATGCCTTATCTGGAGTTGTAATCTCACCATCCTTCCAGACCCTCAAAAAGTGCTGGTGATAAGCCTTAATCGTAAGGTGAACGTCTTCTCTGTCTCCGAAAACCGCCCGGAACGCCTCTACAGTCATCTGACCGCCCTTACGAAGAGCTGGTTCTCCCATGTGAAGGAACTTGGTCACTTCTCCGGACTGCCTCTTCCTGGGCTCCCATCTTTTGTCTAGGCCATGCTCATATACATAGACGGGTCTCTTGACCCCAGCCATTTCATAGACGTTTGCAACCCATTCTGAAGTTGCCCAAACCTCGTCACAGTTGTTCATAGCCTTAAGCCAGCCATCAGGAAGCTCAGTTGACTCCCAAGGTGTGTATCCGATACGGTACTGTCCTTCGTGGAACTTGTACCAATGCGGCGGGTTCCAAGAAATCTGTACAGGTGCACTAGCATCGTCAAATGGAACCTCATGTCCAAGTTCTTGAAGAGAGGTAACCATCTTAAATCCCGCAGCGCCATATCCACGCGTTGTATCCAAGTTTTCCTTAATCGTATGAAAGGAAATCTTCATCTATTCTCCAAATGTTCAAAAGCATTCTTTGTAAGAGTGTCCCAATTGTATTCAGAATGCACTCTTTCGGAATTATTGTAGAATGTATTAGACAATTCTGAATAATTCTCGTAAATATTCCTGTAAAGCTCAACTAGATGGTCAAGGCTAGGTTCATACATCTTTCCGGGATGGATTCCTGACCACTTACTATCTGCCAATCGAGAATCCAGGCTCAAATCCCCCAAAAATCTCTGATATGGTGCCCATGCGCCCGTGCACACCGTTGGCATTCCTGTCGCAAGGCCCTGTAGCGGAATCAGCCCAAATCCCTCTCCCCAGGATGGGTAGACAAGGGCGTGATGGCTATGATAGAGTCCTACAAGTTCCTCAAGAGACAGAGATTCTGTCATGACAGTAACGTTTTGATAAACTTGGTGGGGCAATCCGAGAATGCTTCGTGGTCCGCCACGATGGAAAGATGAAGCATAGACGCGAACGGAGCTTTCTCCATTACTCTTGATAGTCAAATGTACATCATCTTGGTTACCGAATGCAAGACGGAATGCCTCTAGAGCCATTTGTCCACCCTTTCTGGGTGCAGGCTCACCAATATGAAGAAACTTCAGTTTGTTATGAACATTTCTCTTCTTTGGAGACCAAATTCCTTCAATTCCATGCTCAAATACATGAATTGGCTTAGAAACCCCGGCGTCTACATACCATTCTTTACACTTTTGTGATGTAGTCCATACTTCATCAACAGAAGAAAAGCCCTCAAGCCATCCCTCAGGCAAAGAGGTAGACTCCCAGGGCGTGTAACCAATCTTGTATTGACGTGGAAAGTGTGCATATAGCGGGGGCTGACAGAAATCAAGCTGTACATCAGCCTGTTCATCGTGAAAATTAACAGTATGTCCAAGCTTCTCCAGACTGTTCCTGATATTATGGCCTGCATATCCGTAGCCATTGTCAGTCTTCAAGTTACTTCTAACTGTATAGAAACTTACTCTCAATTGTTTACTCTTCTTCCTTTTGTTTCTAGTGTAATTAATACCCTAACATCTGTCTCTCCTTGCTGTCAAGTGCTAACTTCAAAGTTTTTTCGCAACATCATAGTTGCACAGTTGTGACACTTCTGGTACATTAGATGAATCGTTGCTGACAAAGGAGGTCTCATGAAGAGAACATTCGCAACACTAGCCACAATCCTTGCTGTAGCAGGAACTACATCGTTTGTAGTAGTGGAGAGTAATACAGAAAGACCTGTCGTAGCAGCCGACAGCCAGTCGGACCGTGGTGAGGAAGACCATAGGGCTTCCAGAAGCGAAACGCGGCAGCCATTGATTTCTCCAGAAGAAGAAATGGCGCAAATGAAGCGGGTTATGCAGAAAGCTCACGCTGAAAGGCTTGAGCGAGAACGCATTGAGGCAGAAAAGAGAGCTAAGGAAGAAGCGGCTCGAAAGGAAGCAGCCCGTAAGGCGGAGGAACAGCGAAGAGCTGAGCTAGCCGCTGCTGCTGAAAGGGCCAGAAAGCAGCGTGAGGCAAATTCTAAGCCTCGCGTATATAAGCCGAAGGTCCAGCAGCCAAGAGCAAATACAAACAACAGTAATAACCATGTAGCGCCCGGAGGGATTGCTGCATGTATCCGGAAGTATGAGTCAGGTGGAAACTACCGAGCGCTAAATCCTAGCTCGGGAGCGTCAGGAGCATATCAGTTCATGGACGGAACTTGGCAGAGTGTGACCGGACTTCCAGGTAAGGCGATGAACTATTCGCCAGCACAGCAAGATGCAGCATTCTGGAAGTTGTGGAATAATGGTAGAGGCGCATCTCATTGGGTTACCGCCCCGAAGTGCGGCTACTAACCATTAGGAGGCAAGCATATGAATGCAAACCTTGAAGAGATTCTGGGCGGGCTAATCACAGCTCAGCTACAGACAAAGGATTTCCATTGGAATCTTCGAGGACGTGAATTTCTCTACCCGCATCCGATGCTAGATGAGCTATACTCTGACCTTAATGAGTATTCAGACACACTAGCTGAACGAGCGCGGGCTATTGGACAACACGTCACGGGTAGTGTAGAGTACAGTTATACGCCTGAACCTATCCGTTTCGATGATGCCGTGGACGAACTATCCAGTCATTTGAATACTATCTCAGTTCACATCAAGAACGCTCTAGGTAGTTATGATGGTGACCTTGCTACGCAGGATGTTCTTATTGAAATCCAGCGCGGTTTGGACAAGTGGGTCTGGATGTTCAACGAATCACTTTCTTGACAAGCACATCAAGCGCGTGCTAAGATGATTCTATCGCCTTGGGATGGGGCTATAAATACTATCCTAAGCTTGGCCAAGGTTGTTCCCTCTATTCTTTCCTTGGCCATCATGCACCCTAGTACAACGTAGTACGCCACTCTGATTTAGTGGTAATCTGAGGTTCAAGTCCTTGGGGGTGCACTGCCGGTTTAGCTCAGTTGGCCAGAGCAATCGCCTTGTAAGCGATAGGTCATCGGTTCGAATCCGATAACCGGCTCAATTGGAAGTACGTGCGGTGAGAATGCGACCGACCCGTACCTCTGCCTCCGAGGAAATGTCCTTCGGGGCTTGTCTGTAGTACCTAGTTGCAGGGGAGGCAGACTATATGCCAGATTAGTTGTAGTGGTAACACAAGTCTTTCGTAATGACTTATCGTCGGTTCGATTCCGACATCTGGCTCTCAGGTGGTTCTGTTTTCCTTCTCCTTTTTCAGAACCACCAAGCTCGCGGGCGACTTATACTAGTTCAACGGTTGTCTGCATTGCGCCCTTCGGGGCTGCGCCTAGTTAGTGACAGTGGTAGAACATTTCCTTGGTACGGAAAAGGTCGTGGGTTCGATTCCCACACTAGGCTCTTATACAAATAGAAAAGGAGACCCGCCGCTGCTATTTGTCAGCGGCTTTTTCATTATGGAATGGCACTATTTTCATGAATACCGCCGACTCGCGGAAGAGGGAAAGACTAAGCATCTTTCATGCCCTGATTGTAACAATAGACTAACGACTGTACTCGGAACCGGTGATGAGCCGGTACTTTGGTGCGCCGTTTGTGATACGCTTATTAAGCCCGGTCTTGATGTATATGACCAAATCAGGGCGGTAGTAAAGGAGCACAATGTCTAACGATAAGAAGTATTATCAGGAAAGGCGTCTCTGGTTCCGAAGATATCAAGATGCAAAGGAGAGCGGAGACGAAGTGGGTCGGAAGAGAGCTTTTAAGAAGCTTTTGCAACTAACCGATAACAAGTTTGATGGGACTGACCCTAACAGATGAAAATGCATAAGCCAAAGATTCTAACTGATGGCCTATTTGCACAACATGACCATGCCTGTCCAGTTTGTCAGATTAGAAAGTCTGTTCTGGACATGCAAAACTACGTATTTCAGCCATGCTGGCAATGTCAGGAAAGTGGCTGGATTGTTACAAGAAGGAGAGATAATGGGAAATTTCTACATTGGAAGCGACGGGGTTCCAATCGAGCAAAGCGACGATGGGGCCTTCTACGTAACTCAGGAAAAGGCTGATACCTCCGAGAAGTTTGAGGAGATTGTCAATGGACCTGGCGAAGAGGACTGAGAGGATTAACGCCGGAATCAAAGCACAGGAAATTATCAAGTCGCAGTGCAAGAAGGATGGCGACTCTCTAGGCGCAAAGCGGGCGCAAAAGAAGATTGACGAATATAAAAGGGAGTTGAACAATCTTGGCAGACAAATTTGATACAAGTACAACTGATGCTCAGGTTTGGGCAGAAGAGTTTATTAGTCGTATCAAGGATAATCCAGAAATTGCGACTGACGAAGGTACGATGCTTGGCTGGTTTGCCAACGCAATTATGGCGGGCTATGATGAGGCTCGTAGGAAATACGAAATGACAAATGCCCATGAGGCAACGATGAGACACGTTTTGGGAGATGCGTATGACAATTCCTGATGCCACAGGATATACGGACCACAAGTATCTATGGTCCGAATTGAACGATGAAGTTGCCCTCCCCAAGATTCAGTATTGGGAAAGGCTTGGTGGACGCTTGCTTGGTGTTTATCAAGATGATGTGGGCGACTGGTATGGATGGTTTCACTTCACGGATTAAAAGTTGCCTGCTCTAGTATGTTGTGGTATGCTGATACCATGATTAATGATGAGATGGACCTAGCATACGCAGCAGGGCTTTTCGATGGGGAGGGATGTGTCTCTATTAATAAGGTAAAGGCACATCGAAACCCAAGCTTGAAGCCGGGATTTCAACTACGCTGTAGTATCTCAATTACAAATGAGTGGATTGCCAATTGGTTTCAGGAGTGTTTCGGCGGTTACGTAATGCTTAGAAAGCGTGCTAGAGCACAAGACTATTGGCAATGGGTTGTGACTTCAAATAATGCTTATGAATTCCTCAAGGCCCTTAAGGGATATTTGAAGATTAAGCATGAACAGGCAATCATTGGAATTGCATTTACGGAATATAGAAAGACAATGTCTCATATTAACAAAACTGAGACATATTGGAATCAAAACTTTAAGTATTACGAAGAAATTAGGAGATTGAATGCCCGCTGGGGAACAGAATACTATGAAGGTACTTGATAAGGGTTATGTCAAGTATGTGAAGCATATGGGTGACGATTTGGACCCAATCAACTCTGCAAAGGTATCCTTTGTGAAGGAGTCAAAGGAATTTGGTGAGCGTGAGGCAAGGCTGCTCGCTTTCTTGCAGAGAGAAGAGCACAGTTCGGTGTTTAGGCATTCTGCGTTGACTTTTGAAATTCACGCCCCACTATTTGTTGCCCGTCAATGGTTCAAGTACGCAGTGGCAAGTACACACCTTGAAGACCAGAATGGATGGAATGAATCTTCAAGGCGATATGTTACTGAAACTCCAGAATTTTACGTTCCTCAGGATGGCCAATGGCGCTCTGCTCCAGAAAATAAGAAGCAGGGTTCTGGAGAGCCGGTTGAAGATGAAATTGGTTCAGAATTTACTTGGGCTCTAGAGTCGTATATCGCCAAGGGTGAGAACCTATACAATGACGCGATGAATGCAGGAATCTGTGCTGAGCAAGCACGCCTCTTCTTGCCTGCATACGGAATGTATGTGAGGTGGAGATGGACCGCTTCTCTTGGAGCTGTTATGCATTTCCTACATCAGCGCCTTGCACATGATTCACAGAAGGAGATGCAAGAATACGCAAAGGCAGTTAGGGAGCTAACTGCTGAACATTTCCCTGTATGCATGGAAACTATTTCCTGATACAATAGGTCTGTGAGAATACTAGACCTATTTTGTGGAGCGGGTGGTGCCTCAATGGGGTACCACCAAGCTGGATTTGAAGTTGTCGGTGTAGACAACAAGGTGCAGACGCGTTATCCTTTCAATTTCGTATTGGGTGACGCGCTTTCTGTAGGTTGGCGTATGATGATGAGCGGACGGTTTGACTTTGTGCACGCGAGTCCGCCATGTCAAAAGTACAGCGACCTGCAAAAGAGAACGGGTAAAGAGTACCCAGACCTAATTGGGCCGGTTAGAGAAATGCTTCAGGACTCTGGATTGCCATACGTAATTGAGAACGTTGACACGGCCCCTCTGGACGGTGTTATGCTATGCGGTAGCATGTTCGACGGTTTGAGGGTATATAGACATCGGCTCTTCGAGCCGGGCGGATGGGAATTGAAAGCACCGCAACATCCAAAGCACAAAGCGCTTGTTTATACGTATGACAAGAGGAAGCATCATTTCGGCCGGAAGCTGACAGAAGACATGTTTGTACAAGTGACCGGTGGAGGGAATGCCCCGATTGCAGAAAAGCGCAAGGCGATGGGTATTGACTGGATGATTCATAAAGAAATCAATGAGTCGATTCCACCAGCCTATACAAAGTATGTAGGAGAACAATGGAAAAGTCAGATTTGATTAGAGAGCTTCAGAAGATTTTCGACGTTCTTGACAGCGTGGTTGATTATCTGGAGACTCAGAGTGAAGCAAACGCAAAGCTTCACATGTCAGAGAAGGTAATGTATCCGCCTCTGACTTCTGCGGCGGGTTTGGCTAACACAAACCTAAGCAATCTTATTATGAGACTATACGACGAATACGAAAAGGAGATTGATAATGGCTAAGCAGAAGGACCTTTTGAAGTGTAAGACCAAGGCCCAGGTTCGCGCCTTTGCGGCAAAGAACGACCTTCCGGTTCGTGAGCGCGGAAACGAGATTGTTGTGGGTGGATGGACTTGCGTCTTCAATGGTGACAAGTTCAGCTATATCAAGTAAAATGTAAGTATGGCAACACAAAAGGATGTACTGGAAAGACTAGGCACAAGAGAAGAGCTTGTGTATTGGGCAAAGAAGAATAGCATTTCGATTGAGGAAATCGACGGCGGGTATTTGGTGGAAGAGTGGAAAGTAACCCTAGAAGAAGACAGAATCACTTCTGTAGAAAGAAGACTAGATGAACCACAATCCCTCTGACAATAAGTCAACCGACGCATTTGCCCCAGAGAATTTCAATGTCGTTATGCTGATTCAGATGATGCGAGTATACGATGTGCTTCTCGCTTTGCTCTCTGTAGAAAATCCACAGAAGGCAGCCCAACTTGCAGAAATGCATGAGCAAGGATTGACATTCACTCCCGCTCCAGCATTCTCTGTAGAAGAATAAGAATCTACCCTACCTCATTAGAGGTAGGGTTTTTTCGTGTTTAGGGGGCATTACTCTCCGTTAGCTACAATCATCTTAGAGTAACCTATTTTCCAGATTCAAAATGTCACAAATTTTTTGTGATGTATGATATAGGCCGGCAATTCGAATTTGCATTCGCAATTAGTGCGCCCATAAACAATTGCATTCGCAATTGAAAAAGAATTCCGGGGGACCCATTGAATTTATCGCCGGGTCCCCTAAAAGAATTCCTCTCTAGAATGCCGAGAAAGCTTGGAACACAATTCCCAGGATGAAAAGCAATCCAGCAATGATGATAGCTATTGCCGAAATTGCAGCGATTCCCATTGTGCCAACGAAAAGCACACCCCTACCCGCAAAGGATGCAACCTCCCCATAATGCTGAATCTTTTCTGCCCGGATTTCTCGCGGGTTTTCTTCAGACTCATTACCCTTTGAATGACCTAGTCTTACTGTCATCCATAGAGGCAACAAGGGTATTGTATTGGGCTGCATTCAAGAGAACATCCGGCATGATGAATGCCGATTCCCTATATACAGCCATACCCTTTAGGTCATCCCCCTTACCTAGATATAGATAAAGCGGGCGGGTATTCCCCTTAGACCGGGTATCCACAAAGACAATGTGAGTACCGTCATTGACTACATATCCCCCATAGATAACACCCCCATTCCCCTTCCTTGATACCCACTGAATAGCACACCCCATATATCTACCCTCCTGTAATTACCGTATATGCACCCCTGATATACAGGATGCACAGAGAAACCCCGAGAATTGCGAGAAATGCAGCCGTTTTCATGCCTTTTCCCTTGCATTTGCAGGCTTTTTAGCCGAATTACCTATTAAATGCGGCCTTTTGAATTGCCGCAC